CCAGTCCAGCAAGATACGCGAGGCCCATTTTGGAAGCCGCCACTGGACCCACACCCGGAAGTGCAGAAATCAAAGCGGATGCCGGCATCCCGGCTACCACATCTCCGGCAACACCGACACCTTCCGCGCGCTTCACGGATGAACACTTCTCCATTGCCATGGTTAGCTTTTCCTTATACATGCCTTATCCTTTCATCAGTCCTGCTGGACCGTCTTCTCCTTGAGCTGTAGCGTGAGGTCGCCCAGCGACTTGAACACGTTGCGGAGCCTGTCCTCCATCTGGACGACGTCGTCGCTCCCGTACCTCTGGTTGAAGTCCTCGTGCTTCCAGTAGAACAGGAACAGGATGCGTCCGAGCCGGTCGATCGTGTCCATGAACTCAGGGACGTACGAGTCTACGACGTTGCCAACGTCGTAGACCTTGACGAGCCCGCCGATGGCGGCCTGGTCGAACACGTGGCGCTGACCGGCGGCCGCCGCATCCGCGGCGAGGGCCTTCGCCTCCTCGTCAAGCGGGAGGGCGCCCTCGAGCGAGTCCGTGTGCCCGTCGGGGATCTCCTCGCCCCCCATGTTGCGCTCCATCTCTCCGCCGATGTTGATGCCGCGAGTCATGCCGCCCTCGGGCGGGAGCCCCGGGACGCCGGTGAACTGGCCGTGGACCATCTCGACGTACGGCGACGCGTATACGGGAACTCCGGAGTAGGGGTCCGTCGCGGGGATCTGGTCCATCGGGGCAGGCATCGCGACGTTCACGAGGCTTCCGACCTGCGCCGACTTCCCAATCCGGCCTTTCCGGACAGGGACGGTACCATTACGAGAATCCTTACGCCGTCCGAGGAAGCAGCCGCCTTTGAGAGGTAAGAGAACGCCCGCCTTGGCCTCATACCGAACCTTGTGACGAGGTCTACGGCCGCCTGCTTGTATCCCATGGGGCCGTGCGGGCGTTTGGCGCCGTCGACGCTGAAGTAGAAGTCGGATCCGTCTGAGGCGATCTTGATCCTCTCGACTCCCTCGCTCTTCATCTGGTCGAGGATGTCCCCGGGATGTCCGAACGTGTACCTGCTGATCAGGGCCTTCCGTTCCTCGCCGGCCCTGGCAATGCTCATTTCCCGATCCGCATCGCTCTCGTCCGGATTGTATGCGTGTTCCGGCAGCGTCCTGACCTTTAGCGCCTTCCAGTCTGCAGGGATGATGACTCCGGACGATGTCTTCTTCGGCATGCCGCCCTCCGAGCCGACGCTGAGGAAGTCCGAGGACCCGCAGATTTCGCACTCGCAGCAATTGTCTGCGTCGTACCACGTCTTCCTTCTCCCGTCGAAGTCGTGGTAGCGGTCGGACATATCCCAGTCCATGAAACCGTAATGCGGCTCAAGGGAACCGGACGGCTCTGTCTCGATGACGCAGTTCCCCCATCCGGTTGAGAACCTAGTGTGGTCCCCGTCCTTGAAGACGTGCTTGATGAAGAACGGACCGGCCGCATTCCCCTTGTCGTCGATGAACATGTACGGCGTTCCCCTGTCCCTTCCGTCAGTCCCGACCTCGATTCCGCCGATGTCGGAAGCCTTCCCGTAAAGAGCCTTGAGATCGTCACCCTTGTCATCCTTCGCGGAATCCTCCTTGAACTCAGTCGTGAGGACTGACATCGGGGATGCCTCCGCGATCACGAACCCGTTGTCCTCGAAGCAGAAAAGCGTGCAGTCCTTGCCGCAGGTCGGAGAGACGACTGCGTTCAGCATAAAGCCCTCGCGGGTCATACCGTCCCCCATTACGAAATTGTACATCCCGGGACCGTCCGGAGGATTGAACCTGCGCTCGAAGCTGACGAGGGCGTCGTCGTCCGTAACCTTGGCCGTCTCCTCGTCAGGGCGGAGATCCTCGATGGTGAAGTCGCGCTCGACGATCTGCCTGGCGTTCTCCTCGACCGTGAGAGGGCTATCCTCCTTACCGACGTCGGATGCAGGGGTGTCCTGGGCGGACTTAGACAGGTCACCGATGTCACCGACGACCCTTACCTTAGGCGATGAAGCGGCGATCTTGCGCATCCTGTCGACGTGGATGGATGCGTTCGCGAGCCTGTCGGTCCAGAACGCTCCTGCGTCCTTGTAGAGCGTGAGGGCCGCGTTGGCGAACCCTGCGTCGTGCATTGCCCCGAGGAACATGACCATGCACTCCGGTCCTCCCACCTTCTCCATGAAGGACCGGATGTATCCGGACTCGGCGCGCTTCTCAACCTTTCCAACCACCGACGACGCGAGGCCTGCCAACATTTCCGCGGTGTCCGGATCGGAGAGGGCTTTCGCGGTAGCCTCCTTGATGTGTTCCCACGCGTCGGAGAACGTCCACAACTCGTCTTTTTCAGCCGATCCCATCTTCCCGAGCATCACCTGCGGGCGCTGGACAAACGTGAGGTCAGGATTCCGCATGGTCTCCCTGACGCGGTCGTCGGCAGCCTCGCCGATGCTGACGGAATGCCGGCTGATGATGAAGTCGATCCATTTCTCCTCAAGCGGGATGAACTGGTTCGTCTTCTTGTTGAGGATCATGTCGATCCCGCGAACCTGATTGTTCAGGAAGAACGCGGGGACATAGTAGAAGTCGTCGCCGATCTTGTATCCGAAGATGCCGACGGCCTTCGAGCCGTCCTCGCTCCTGTCGACGACCTCGAACCCGATGAGGTACTTGATGAGGGCCGGCGCCCTGTCCTGGACGAACTGGAACGCGAGCGACCCGAAATCGTCCTCGTACTGGCGCTGGTTCGCCGACTCCGGGGCCTGCATCTCGTCCGGGTTACCAGTCACGGGGGACTGTCCCGGGTCTGGCGGGATCCCCTCAGGGCCTCCCGGCGCAGCCATCTGCGCCTCCTTGAAAATGAGCGTTCCCAGCCCGATTTTCGGGCTTATCCTGAGAGAGTCGAAAGTGGGTCTAGAGCTTGCCATTGCTTCTCCTTTGATTCGTCCCTATTATACCAACAAATGCCCGAAACATCTTTTGCTGAGGGCCAGCGGCCTACGCCCACCCCCATCCGAGATTGGCGTTCAGCTCGCGCTTTTTCTTCCTCACCGCGGTAAGGAACTCGTCCCTGAGCCGCATGGACGCCTGGTCATACTCTGCAGCCTTCGCCTGGTCGTTGACCGACGTTCCACCCGCGCTGATCTGGAGGCTGTTCCTCCTGTACCGGTGGGCCGCCATGGCGAGAAGGTTGGACGCGACGCCGAGGAGGAGAATCGATCGGTAGGGGAACTTGTCCCAGTCCGTCCTGTAGATCTCCGGCGGAGTGTCGTTCCACCTGTCCACCGTGATGTTCATAGCCGTCCGGATCTCCTCCGGAGTGAACTCGAAATCGTCGAGAAGGATGTTCGCCGCCGGGTTTTTGTCCCTGAGGAAGACGCGGACCTCCATGTCCGTCATCGGGGCGTCGTTTCCCTTTGGATCGATCGGCCTACCGTCTCTGTCCGTCACACCAGCCATTCGGACCTCCCGGAATTCTTCTTTTCACCGTCCGTCCCTCCGGACCCTCCAGTGCCGTTGAGCCTGAGCAGGGGCGATTTCTTAGGGTCGACCGGGCTCACGTATCCAGGCGTGTCCGTGAAGGCGCTCTCAATGGCGCTCCTGTTAAGCCCTAACAGCTCCCTTACCCTGTCCACGACCCTTCCCCACGCGTTCGAGAGGTGTCCCCTGTCTGCCCTGCCGTGCCTCTCGCCGTCCGCTCCCAGATAGAACGCGGCGCTTCCGACCAGCGCGGGGATCAGCCAGGACTTGTTCCTGTCCCAGAACGTCTCCTCGACATACCCTCCGTGTCCGCCGTGCCCGCCGTATGCGACCTTTCCGATGGACGCCTCCTTGCACAGCCTCTCCGCGACGGAGATCGCGTCGTCCGCCGGAAGCCCAGCCTCCGAGGCCGCCATCATTGCGCCTGCGGCGAACATAGGCGCCATGTTGTCCCTCAGGAACCTGTCTCTGATATCCATGAATGTCCCCCACAGAAGAGAGGCGGGACCGGAAACTAATCCGGCCCCGCCTGGCCGTTAAGACCGTTGGACGGCTTGCTGGCTATGTCTCGATTCGCTCCATACGGCTAGCTGCCGCTGCCAGAGTCAGAGCCCGAGGTTTCGGTGTCCCAGCTTCCCTGGAACTGCGACCCGAACCGGGCCACCGCCATGCCGGCGATGTTGCCGAACGAGAAGCCGCCCAGCCAGTAGCTGAACCACTTGATGAAGTACGCCTCCTTGTTGAGGTACATCGTCCAGTCGGTCAGCGTGTAGTTGTGGCCGAGGAACGACGGCTCCGCGAAGAAGTAGATGTACCCCTCCGGGACCAGGCTGCGCTTGATCGTGGAGATCGCCTTGATGCCCATGATCGTGGTCTCGGTGAGGCCGTTCTTCCAGTGCTCCTGGGCAAGGTCGCCACCGATTTCCTGACGGTTGAGCTTCAGCACGTCGCGCAGCGTGTTCTCGTGCGCAAGCATGACGTAGTTGCGGGCGATGAACTTGTCGTTGGCGTTTCCGGCCGGCAGCATCTTCGTTGCATCCGTGAACGTGTCGCGGTTGAGGCCTTCCTCGAAGTCCCTCCACTGAACCTTGCCGGTGACGGGATGGACGTTGCCGGCCACTCCGCCGCCAACAGTGTTGCTGACGATCGAGTTGACGGTGTCGATGAACTTCCGGTCGTGCGTAGCCATGCCGTCCTTGATGCTGTTGTCGGTGAGCATCTTGCGGATCGGGTAGTTGTACGTCCGGAGCTGGTCGATGTCCTTCGTGAACGCCGGGGTGACGATCCGGGCGAGCGGGGTGATGTACTTGGACCCCGTGATGATCTCGCCCTCGGGGACCATCTCGAACGGGACGTACTTCGCTCCCGGGGAATCGGGCTCGAGGTCGTCGATGACGATCAGGTCCTCGGTCATGGTCTTCGCCAGCTTCTCGTTGCCGATCTTCTCGGGCGGGAGGATCTTGTTGGCGAAAGAACCCTCACGGATGTTGATGCGCGTCACGTCGCTCGCGGCCTGCGCCACCTTCTCGATGTCGGCGGACGCGCCCTTCTCGAGCATGGCGCGGAGGTTGCGGTCAAGAATCTGCTCCTGTGCTTCCTTAGTCATCTGTCTCTCCTTTCCCTAGATGGCGGTTTTGAAGCGGATGACCGAAACGTTGGCGCCGGTGCGGACAGCCAGCCTGCGGTCGTTGGGGCTGCCGGGGACGGCGACCGCGTCATTCACCCAGCGCTCGAACGGGGCCGCGGTGACATATCCGACGAGGGGGTTAGTCCCGTCGCTTCCGGTCGTGGTGAGCAGTCCGTCGGCGACATACAGCTTAGCCCCGACCGTGTAGTTAGTCTTGGACTTGTCGTACACGCTCGTCTCGTACTCGCCGTCCTGGGTGAGGTCGATGGCGCCGATCGCGGGCTTGCCGCCATTCGGGTCGAACGCCGTACCGACAAACCCGGCCGTCGGGTCGGAGCTGTCATGGAGCGCGACGTAGAGAATATTGTCCGTGTTTCCGGCGATCTTGAACTCGGCGTTGGCGCCGGTTGCGTCGGAGGTAACCGCGACGATCATGCCGCGCTCGAACGTCGTAACGCTGTCCGCTGCCGGAAGCGTCTTGTCGACCTGGGCGAGGCTCGGGTAGGGTCCCTTAACAGGAGAAAACCATCCCATGTTTTTTGCCTTTCCTTTGGTTTTGGCTTGTTGGTTGTGAACCGGCTGGCCCACATGGGTCAGTCGACGTAACCCGCCCCGCGGCGGCAGCCGAGGAGCAGGGCAGACCACGGATCATCGACGCTCCGGGAGGAATCGAAGTCTGATGCCCTGCCGAGCGTGGGCGCGGAAATGCTTTCCGCCATCTTCTCGACAAGATCCCAGACCCCTGACGGATCCTCCGCGACCTTGTTGACGAAGTCGTCAACCTTGTCGTTCCCGATCGCGCCGCATCCGGCCAGAACCCTAGCGGCGTGCGCGGCCTTCTTGTTGAAGCTCTCGCGGGCCTCAACGAAATTATTCAGCGTTTTCTTCGTCTCGCCAATCTCGACCTCGGCGGAAGCGAGCTTCTCGGTGAGGCGCCTCCCGAAGTCGCAAAGGTCGAGGATGCGGGCTGTCCTCCGGAGCTCTTCAGCCTCGGGGACCAGAACCTGCCTTTTCTGAATCTCTGCGCTCATCGGAGAACACCTCCCGTCAGTTCGACTTGCGGCACGCGAGGGCGTACCGGGCGAGGGCGGCGGGGTCTACACCCATCTCGGCGGCCTTCTTGCAGAACCCCTCGATGTACTTGGCCTCGTCGCCAGTCGGACTGGCGGATGCCGTCTTCTCGCGGATCTTGGCCTCGATGGCGTCCTTGCGGCGCTGCAGGCATGCGGCGACCTTTCCGAGAAGCCCGCCCTTCGCTGACGCGGCGCTGGCCCTGTTGGCGACGACCGCGGAGGCGACCTTGCTGATGGCGTTTTTCCTGATCGCAGCGGCGGCGGTCTTCATGGCCTCCTCGGCGGCGGCGGCACCGGCCGCCTCGTCCTGGGCGTCCTGGATCGCCTGCGCGGCGTCGGCCTCTCCGGCCGCTGCGGCATCATCGGCGGCGGCGGCTTCAGCGCCGGCCCCGGAACCACCCTCGATCTCGCCTACGATGGCCTTGGCCTGCTCCGGTGTGATCTCCCCGCTCTCGAGCCCCTGCGCGATGATCTCGGCGGCCTCGTCCTCCGTGATGTCTCCGTTCTCACCGGCGGCCGGCTCGGATCCTTCGTCCCCGGCGAGCTCATCGACGAGGGCCTTGGCCGTGTCGACGTCGAGCTCTCCTGTGCGGACGAGGTCCACGATCGCGGCTCCGAGCTCTTCCTCCGTCACGTCCTCGGGGATCTGGACATCCCCAACGCCGGTGGCTGCATCGGCGGCGGCTGCATCGGCGGAACCTGCGTCAGCGGCGGCCTCGGCGGCCGCGGCGTCCTCGCCGGAGATTCCGGCCATGGCCATGGCGTTGTTCGCGGCTGCCTCGGCGGCGGCGGGATCAAGCCCGTCGGCCTGTGCGGCCTTCACGCAGGCGGCCTTGATCAGGGAGATGACGGACTCCCTGTCGGAGGCCTTCTTCTCCTGGGCCTTCTGGATAGCGTTCTCGGCGGCCCCGCGACCGGCCATGAACGCGGCACTCGCGGCGGCGATCTTGGAGATCGTTTCGTCGTCCAGGGCGATAGTCGTCTTGGAGGGGTTCTGAGGCACGTCCGTCTGGGCCTGCTTCTGGGCGGACGGTGCGGGCTGTGCCTGCTTCTGGGAGGCCTGCTTCTGTGTTTCCTGCTTCTGGGCGGCCTGCTTCTGCCCGCTGTCGATGTCGGACAAAAGGTCGTTGATGAGGCTGGCCATGCGGTCGGACGCCTCCTTGGCGCTGAGGGCGTCGTCCGTCACGAGGGGCTTCTCGTCCGGGTTCAGAAGCGGCTGGTCGACCTCAAGCTTGCCCTCGTTGAGAGGCTTTGCGTCGCCACCGTTCACGGCCCCCTCGGAGGATGTCGCTCCGGCGGGTAGGCCCTGCGTGACCTCCGGATCGGGTTTCTCAGCGTCCTTGGGGACTTTCTCGTCATGCTCGGAACCCGGAAGGGAGTCGACGCCGACAAGAGCCCCCGGTTCTGCAGCGAGCGTCTCGTTCGCAAGCTTCTCGAGCCTGTTGAACTGTTGGATGAGCTGGTTCAGCGGAAGTGCCATTTTTACTCCTTTAGTTTGTCTTGTTCCGTCTTTCCTGCCTGCGCCGTCGGTCGCCGGCTAGTACGCGGAGTACTTCCCAAGCAACTTGGCTGACACAGTAAATCATACATAATCCTCTGTGGCGTGTCAACTCGCGGACGGCGACACCATGTCCTGCGCCGCTGCGATCGCGATCACGTCGTCCTCACGTATGCCGGCGCATGCCGGCCCTGACAGCGCCGCGGCCAGCGCGGCCACCTTGTACATCGCGTAGCGCCTGGCCAGCCTGTCCGCGACAGCGGAAACCTCGCCGTCCGCATCCGCGTCCGCGCTTTTCTCCATACGGACGAACTGCGGGCACTCCCCGGACGCCATGGCAGACAGAATTCCAGTCACGGCGTCCCATGCGGAGAACCCGCCGGCGGACGCGGACTTCGACAGGGCCTCGCGGATCGGACCGGGGACCGGACTAGAGAGCGCGAGCGGGCAGGACGGGTCGTAAGACGCGCAGTTGCAGAACCCGGCGCACGACGCCGTCTTGACGGCCTCCGTTATGATCCCGGGAACCCTGCGGGCGACATGGCCAGCGTATCGCACGACCTTCCCGTATTCGGGGCCGAACGCGTACTTCAGGAACGATTCGGCGTCGAGGATGACGCCGGCGTTCCCGAGCGCGGCGAAGGCGTCGGAAGGGTCAAGGGCCCTGAGCGACGACAGAGTCTCCCCGTCCAGCCTGGCGCCTGCGAGCTTCCTGAGCTCGAACTCGTATGCCTCCCTAGCCCCCGACGGCTTCGCGCCGCCGAAAATCCACGAGTCCATCCTGGAATAGGCGCCGGCCAGCTTTTTCATGATCCCGAGCTTCCTGACCGCCAGGTCCGACTCGATGACCAGATCGTCAGGGAGTACGTATCCCTCGATCTCTGCCCGCTTGACGGAACTGCAGATGGGGATGTCCTCCGGCATGCCAGAAGCGACCTTCAGGCTCCACGCGATGCGGTCCGCTGGCCGGCCGACGAAGGAGATGTCGAACCACGTCGGCTCGTCATTGTAGGTCCCGATCTGACTGCCGTCCTCCGCGATCTTCCCGAGGCTGTATTTGACGTGGTCGCACTCGTTCTCGTCGCCCGCCTGCTTCCGTATGGCCCCGCAGCATGAGCAGCGGTCAAAAGGCACCTTGGCCGCCATGCTGAAGCTGACCTCGCCGGTCTTCTCGAGGCGGTCAAGATGGTCGCGGGCCTTCTCGTTGTCCGCCCAGATGTACAGCTCGATCCTGTGCATGTCCGGGTTGTATGCCGCGGCCTTGATCTGACCGATTGCCTTTTCGGGGTCCTTGTTCCTGTGGTGCTGGAAGACGTGGCCGTACTTCACGAACGTGTCGTGGTACTTGACGCACGCCTCCTTAGGGAACAGATCCCCGTTCCTGTTCATCGGGTACGCCTCTGAGTCCCCGAGGGCGACCAGGTGGATCCCCGTCATGCCATCCGGAGGCTTGAGCTGGTCGTACCCGCACCTGAAGATCGTGGAGGCCTGCTTTCTCATCTCGGACGCGGACTTCACGATCTCCCCGCCAACCCCGACGGACTGGCTGATGTCGGAAGAGTATGTGACCTTGATCATCGACATGAATCACCCCTCTTTGAATAAACAAACTACTCCAGAAGATCTATTGATCCCCCAGAAGTTCTATTGCTCTATTGAGGTTATCCACACCGCCGCTGTTCATGTTAGCCAATACGGACAGTAACCCGCCGGCGAGTGCCGACGCTCCTCCTGCAGCAGCGGGCGTCCTGCTTGCCCTGTACCTATGATCGGATCCTTTTATCTTTACTACTCCTTTTGGCTGAGCTCCCGGTTCTTTGCTAGCAGTCAATGCTTTGTAATTACTGGCTGCTTCTGCAGCATTGACACCTCTACGAGCATCTGAAACAGCTTTGTTTTTACCTCCTGGATTTGTGAAGGTATTTGCTTTCGCATTGCTCACTTCACCCAAACCAACCTTCGAATTCGCAAATGCCAAATTAGCGTCAGTAACGTTTTTAGCATCTCTCAGAAAATCTGACCATTTCGCATTATAATCCCTTGCGCTAAGCAAGTTACCAATGTATTTTCCGAGCCCCCAAGCTCCTCCTGCATAAAACGGAATACTAGCCAAATTTTCGACTGTACCAGCGAGGTTCCCCTCCGAAGCCAACCCTTCTAACGTTCCTTTCGGATCCGCTCCCGTGGCCGCCCTTCTCGCCTCTGCGTAATTAGTATCACGGCCTTTGCGAATACCGCTGATAAGATCGAGCACTTCGCTGGTATCCGCGGCTTTCTTCTTAAGCATGTCACCGAGGGCATAACCACCGTAAATTCCAAGTCCAGCCGCGCCTAGTGGAAGGATCTTGGAAAGTGCGCGCCTCCACGCCGGCTTCCTTTTCCCGTTTTCGTCATTATCTCCACCGGCGAGCTCAGAGGCAACCGAATGAGACAGAAGCCCACCACCAGCCATAAGGGCCAGCGTTGTCCAGTCGAGATCTTTCACGGACGGGGCGGGACTCTCCGCCTCCCCATCTAGACCATTGGCCGCGGCGTTACTGATCTGCTCTTTAACTTTCTCCAGTTTCCTCTCGGCCCTCCTGCTGTCCACGGGAACGAGAAAATCGTACCATGACCTAGGAAGAACGGACTTCACAACATTCATATCATCACCATTCTTTCTCTGACTTCTATCAGTAGAGTGTTCCAGCATCAAATCTCAACAACCTCTTCCGTCGGGATCTGCGCCGTGAAGCTGGCGCGGAGATCATCAACGGCGCCCTCGATCCGTCCAATGACGATCTCCTTCCACTCGTTCCCGACGGCCCTCGCCTCTCCTACGGAAGAGTAGTCCCTAGAGTCGAAGCTACGCATGTACGGGAAGCCATGCAGGACCCTGACATACTCGTCGCCGAAAGTGACCGTCTTCTCCGGATCCACGGAGGCCGACCTTGCCGACGCGCCCTGTGACTTAATCGTGGTGTCCGAGTACGTGTAGGTGACGTCTCCACCGACGTTGATCTCCGGCTCGCCGTACTGGACCATCAGCTCAAGGTCTCTCTCGCTCCAGTCCTCTGTGTTGATCAGAACCCTGAAGACCGAATCGTCCATTGAAAGAAAAACGCGAATCTTCACGGAACCTCCTAGAGATAGTTGGAATCCTTGATCGAGCTGTCCAGCCTCGTAAGGTCCTCGACGTTCGACATCCTTATCCCCTTGTCCACGTCAGTCATGACCTTCATGTCCGCAGGAGACACGGCGACCGAGTTCACCGCGGACCTGAGGACGGACCTCACCATGGCCTTGTCAAGGGATATGCGGGGGGACGACATGACGATCGACTTGTACACCTCCGCTACGACGTTCGGATCGGCGTCACGGATGATGGGGTCGTTTGCCATCAGGTCGTCAAGCAGCATCGACCTCCTGACGTTGAGAAGCATCTCGTCCTCACCCGACAGCTTGCCGTTGTCCGAAAGCGCCTTAAGCGCCGGGCTGAAGCTCACGGTCGGCAATATGTTCGCTATCGGGGCGGCGTCCTTCTCGATTTCCGTACCGGTCCCGTCTGAGGTGAGGGAACCATCCGCCATCTCACTGATGACAGACGCCAGTTTATCGCTCAGACGGCTGTCCGCGATGGTGTCCCATCCCGTACCGTTTGACGATCCTGAAACGTCTCCTTCAGGCTTGCCGTCAGGGGCATCCATGCCAGACGCTACCGGTTCGGCAGGGTCGAAAAAATCCGAAAGCGAAGACCCTCCTGCGTTATCATCCGGAAGTCCTGTGACGGAGGACTCAGCCTCCTCCGCTTTCTTGATGTAGAACGCCTCCTTGCCCCTGAACTCGGATGCCATGCCGAGAATGGTGTCGACCTCCTCGGCCATCTTGAGCAGGTCTTCCACGGGGGACGCGTCAAACACGGCGGACGACGCGAACGCACCTCCGTCGGACGACGCGACGGACCCGCATACAGAGGAAACGAGTGAAAGGGCTTTGCCCGCCGTACAGGCCGATTTGAACATGGCGGCCGTTGTTTCCGGATCTTTGGACATCTCGATCGCCTCGGCGATCTTAACGGCCCGTTCGCGCGCGGCGATGTCCATCTCCCTGGAGAGACTTCCCGCCATCTCGCCGGCGGACTTCAGGAGATCGATGTCCCCGAAAATCATCTTCAGCACGCTCGCGCTCGACATTCCGGACGTTCCGTCATCATCCTCCCTTGACGAGGCCTCCTTCACGGCGGAACTGAATCCGGCATCCATGGCCTCCATCGTGGCGTTCGTTTTCGAAGGCGGATTCGCGTAGAAAGAGTAATCGCATACGTTTCCGGTTTCTGACGAAGCGGCCTTTTTGAGCCCGCCGTCCGACGCGCCGTCAAGGAGGATCTTGGCTACAGCCTCCTTGCTCGCCAGCTCGCAGGCCCCTGTCGGGTCGTTCTTGTCGCGCTCCTTGCTGATCGCGGCGAGCGTGTTGAACATCTCGACCAGACGGTCGGTCTGGTTACCGTTGAAATCGGCAGCCGACGCGGCCTTGGCAACCGCGTCGTTCGCGCCCATCCCGCCGTTGTAGTCCGCGGCAGCGGATTTCACGGCCTCCATCAGCTTTTCTTTAATCATGGGACAAAAGTCTCCTTAGTCATGTCATGATTATACCGAATAAAACGTGTAGAGTCTAACCGCCAATCTCGAGCCGGGACAGGTAATCGTCCAGCGCTTTCATTTTCTCTTTTCTTATGCCATCTGCCTTCGGAAAATCCTTGTGGATTGACTTAACCATCTCAGACGCCATTTCGCGGCTCCACGGCTTTCCAAGGATCTCGTCGTACATCCTGTTCTTCGCATACGTGTCCCATATCACCTTGTCTTCATCGTTAAGCACGCCTTTCATTCTCTTGAGTAACTCCATACCCTCGTATTCCTTGGGCCTGATTTCCTCGCCTTCCATTATTTTCCCAAGAACCCTGTCTATCTTGTACCTTAACTCTGCCCTTTTTCTGTCGACCCTGTTTCCCTGAGCCCCGATTTCCGCGGCTGCGGTCTGGAGAGGGGCAACCATATACAACGGGAACTTAGCCGCTTCGGTCACAGCGGACCGGACACCTTTCCTTATACCATTCTCCAAGCCTTCGGATCTCGCCGACTTCCCTCCTTCTGACAGTCCAATTCCGGCAACGAAAGCTGGCAACGCGTACTTCCCTCCGAGGAAGAAGCTCGGGAACGCGTATCCGTTAAGAGCGGATCCCGCTATCTCTCCCGAGTTTCCTCCCTTGAGGTACGTTCCTATACCCTCCTTCGCGCCCATGGAAACGCCTATAGGTGTCTTGAGCTTACTGAGGGCGCCGAACGCCTTACCAAATCCTGACGCCACAGCGCTGCCTCCGGGAATCTTTGATGCGACACTTCTCATGGCGCCAGACACACCCCTCGCCATGGGAACAATGCCGAGCCTTTTGAGGAGGACGGCCGCTGAGTTTGCCCCGACCATACCTGCTGTCGCCTCAGGGAGATAGGATCCGGCCGCCATTACCTTCTCAAGCGGGGTCCCCTTCTCGAATGCGTATTCCCTTCCAGCATCCAAGGCCGACTGAAGGCTAGGGTTTCCGAGCGCCCCGTACCATCCCCTGTATGCCATGTCAGGGTTTGCGCCGTTGACAGACCCGGAACCTCCGTTCCATTTGCCCTTTCCGGATGTCATGACGGACTTCTGTTCTCCGCCAGGAGCGACATTTTTCCACGCCCTTATCTGCGGTACCGGTCTTCCTGAACTATCAAGCATGTGTCCGGAAGGCGATCTCGCGTCCCTGTTGTAGCCATGGTATCCCTCAAGCCACTCCGCCGGCCTCATCTGCGCTGTCTTCAACATGTCTACCCACGACGTCTTTCCTTCCATCGCCATACTGAACCCTCCTGACATTTATGTTCATCAATGAATCAGTTCTTTCTCCTTGCCCTGTCAGCCTGTCCTCCTGCGTCTTTTGCAGCTTGGCTAATCATCCCGCCGGAAAGATCATCAAGCCGAGACACAATGTCTGGATGTTTCTCAATAAACGGGACGAAGTCTCTCCACCCCTTTTCAATCGACGGGAAAAGTCCGATTGTCTTACTGTTGAACCCTATGTCCCCAAGAGCTGTTTTAGGCATAAAAACGTATGGCCCGACGTTGTCAAAAAACCTTAGAAGCTCGTCGTAATGTCTCTTCATGGACTCTTCTGTATGGTATGCGCCGGTTCTCCTTATGTCTGCGACAACCTTCTTGAGAGCATTAGACCCCTCCAGAGTGGGCGCTGACGCCGAGTAGTCCCAGAAAGGCCTCTTGATCCCGTACCCTTTCATGTCTGACACGTCTCCGAAACCACCGTTTATGTACGCCGACAGGACATTCCTTGAGGCAGGATACCTTGCGGATGTCCACTTTATCGCATCCATGACAGCGCGGTCGAGACCGTTTGTCTCTACAGCATCTTTCTGTTCGGCAGACCATCCTTTTCGTTTCGCGTACAAACCCATGACTCCCGGCATGGCGTATGCGAGATTTCCAATGTAAGCCGATTCTCCTTCCGGCCGCCGATATCCGCTGTCTGGCAACATCCCGGCGGCAAGATATGTCAGTGGGGCAACCCTTACGTCCTCCTTAATGCCGTAGACCCCGGGGTTTTCCCCATTAGACGGAACGACTTGAGGCTCTATGGCCGAGACTGCACGCTCGATTGGTCCGACCCTAGGCTTATAAATAAAAAGCTCCTCGTCATCAGGGTCCGCGAACGCATTCTCCCAAAGGTACACGTTTTTTGGCCTAGGGATATAACCTGTTCCTACTCCTTTTTCCTGGTTCTTCCGTACGAGCTCCCTAAATGATTCATTGAACGCACGATAATCATTTTTCGTTTTAGCCGTTGCTGCCCTATCGAACAGCGCGACCTCGGGGATTGCGGCCCTTGCGAGACGAGGATGAAGCGCATCAGGAGTTAAGGTTTCCGCAATCCACTTTCCGAAATCAGCTTTTTTGAGCATCCTCCTTTTCTTCTTCTTCTCCCTGAGAGCCCTTACCTTTTCCGCTATAACAAACGAGAGCGCTATGGCGCCAGCGACAGATCCTGCTATCTGCGCACCATTACGGACAAGATCCATCCATCGCGGAACCTGATTTTCTCCTGGAACTTTTGATAATGTCCTATTCCTCCGTCTCCTTCCTCTTCGACTTTTAGATGATCTGGATTTTTCACGTAAAGATTTTTCGATTTCCGATCCAGAACCGGGAGAAGGGTCAGAAGTGGGAGAAGGGTCAGAACTGGATGATGTCCCAGAAGGGGCTAGAGTGGCAGAAGAGTCTTCTGTCCCTACGTAAGTGGCCCACCTACCCATTTCTTTAATATCCTTATCCGAGTATACGTCCTGTTTTCGCGAATTGAACGATCTTTCAGCAAAAGATCTCACTATTGGAGCGCCCCATTCGTCCCAATCATTTATCCTTTTTCTATCATAAGGCGTACTTCCTGCTATTAACACTTTTAGAGGATCGGGAAGTCGGCTGAAATCGATTCGTCCTTCTCTCAATGCATTTTCAAGCGTTTTATCCATACAAACCCACCTTCACTTCATTTTCGATCTATCGGGTATAGAACCGTGTCGGCAACCGCCTCCAGGCACGTGTCCGCAGCCGGTATAACGGAGACAGGCACCGACAATACATTATACCATGAAAACCTGAATACGCCGTCCGTCGCCATCATCTGCGGGAACGCCGTAACGGCCGTCCACGACGCCATCTCCCTCGTGGACTGGTAGGGCCTCTCTATCCTCGCGTCCGTCCACGGGCATCGGTTGTAGACGTTCATGCAGCCGGACGATATCGCAAGGACGGCCGCCAAAAGCGCCGGTATTACGATGCGGGCAGGGATAAGAACACATTTTGTCGCATAGTCCATCAAGCTCGCCACAACTACACCCCCTTTATCTCGACAGGGTCGTTCGGGCCGATCTCGCCGCCCCTGTACGCCCTGATCGCGTCCGCCTTCGTCTCGAACACCCTGACCGGACGCTTCGTCCTGCCCCTCGTAAGCGCCCACAGCCCGGATATCTGCTCCTTCTCGGGCTTGTACCTGACGGACTTCATGTCCGTAAGGCTGATGAGGTTCTCGGACGGGAGCATCTTCTCAAGGGACTGCTTTGCGGCCTTGTCGCTCGCCGGCACGTGGATGTTCACCGTGTTGCTGAGAACGACGCCGTCGTCTGAAATGAACGTGTCGGGGCCTGGCACAGTAAGATCATACCCGATTTCCTCCTTGCCCGTCTTCTCGACGGACTTGATCTTGAGCCACGAAACCTTATATGACGCCGTCTCCGAAAGGGCCTTCATCTCGGCGCAATCCCTGAGTTCGGTGTCCGGGCTTCCGTACAGGGAAAACAGAGCCTTTATGTCCCCCAATTGTGACCATGTAAGGAATCCCTTCTTCCTCGCGATGTATATGTCGTTAACCGATTTCCTCACATCGGAGGACCATGTCGGAGCGATCCTTGGCTTCGAGGCGTTCCACCCGTCCGAGAGGGCTTTCAGCTCGTCGCCGCTCACGCTGACCTTCCACGACCTCCTGCTTCCGCCCGCGTCCTTCTCGAGCATCCCGGAGAACCTCGACTCGATATCAGCAAGCACGGACAATCCATTATCCCTTGCGATTGTGTTCTTTTCGGCCATCTCGTTCCCAATGGCCTCGATATCGCGGACGGTATTCCTGGTTATCGTTCCGATACACGCGCGATTCCTCACGTTCATGGCGACACTATTCACTTTTCTTCTCATCGCCATCTCGTCTTCTCCTGCGGATCCCTCGTCAGAACCCGAAACCTCGAAAGTCGGTATCAGACGCGATATCTTTTCCGCTATTCCGCGAGGGAACGGGATCACATCGTTCCTGACGTAGGTTGAGCGCGTGTCAACATGGGAAGAGACGAAAATGTCCCTCTTTCTCGAATGGCAGCACATCGAGAGGAGATCCACGCGCTTCGCGTCAACTGTGCTTACTGAGCATATCCAAGAGTCGTTCCCTCCGGACGTGCGCTTGCTGTAGGAAATAGAAGACCCGACCCCGAGGAGCTGGCAGCACCTCCTGAACTCCCTGACGAGACGGATGGATGTGCTTGAGAACGATATCAGGAGCTGGGGCTTCTCTTTGCTGTGGCTCAGGCATACCGTCCCGTCCGTAGCGATAAGCCCGTTAACGAGACCAAGGATAAACTCCCTTCCAGCGAACTGGAACCAGACCGGAAGCCTCTTATTGGCTGACCCGGACGTTTTCTCGTCCCCATGCCCGTCGATGAGCTCCTTGATCCGTCCTCCGAGAATACTTCGTCTACCGGAGTTCAGCCTGTAAGCGGTCGTGTCCCCGTACCTACCGGACTCATCGCAGAACCTGTGCTCGATCTTCGATATCGTGAAGTCCGGGAAAACGGTCTTCAGGAAGTCTGATACGAAGGCGATGTTATATCCATCGTTGTCCGAGAGATATGGGTTTAGGCACCTGTCCGCCCATCCGTCTCCAGCCATGATTCCGACGAACTGTCCGAAACCGAACCCGATTTCAGTACACAGCCCTGACTTTTCCAGCTTGATCATCCCATCCTGAAAATCAAACGACAGGCCATCAACAGAGGAGGCTAGAGGACAGTCCGATACGGGGACGAGAACATTCTTGTCCATCGCATCGGACGGCGTGAACCTCCCCGGAGTCATTGAGTCTCCGTTGGCCGCGATGCCGTAGACTGCCCTCGGGTCGTTGTCCGTGATGATCTGCCTTCCGTCCTCAAGGTTTACGATCTCAACCTTCTTCCCCCGATGCACGGACCAGAATTTGACATCCCTGAACTCGGGGAGACCGGTCTTCTCGTTGTATGAGGAAACCCTCACGCCTTCCGGGACATCGTAGAACTCAATGTCGTATCCGGAATCCTTCCTCACTGACGAGAGCCCGCCATGGGGGAAGTCCTCGAGATCAACGACAACCGGGACACCTTCCATCTCAGCCACCACGCTCTTTTTGATCTGCATCTCCTAAACTCCTTTTCTGATTGGATGCGTGATAATTTATCAAAAACTTAAGATTGATGCAACCAATATCTTTGCTACTCAAAAAGTCGTCAAGAGCCTTGCCAGTAAGGCTGACGCGAACGCTTCCAATCTGCTGGTCGCCGTCGAAGTCGGCGTTGAACGCGCCACAGACTAGAGGGCAGACGTTGATTGAGCGCCCTTTCACGATGTGAGGCTTGAAGGCCATGATGTTGAACTTGTGCCACGTCGGGGCCCTGTCCATGAGAACGGGCCGCTCCTCCATGACGTCGTCCAGTATGTGCCTCGCAGTGGCGTTTCTCTCGTCGATCATCTCCTTTGAGGCGACCGGGGAATAGCCGCGCTGGACGAGCTTGCGCTCTACGAAGGGTCTGAATATTGTCCAGGCCATGTCCTCAGGGATCCCGATCTGGTCCATGCTGAGGTTGCCGTTCGGGGTGATGACGGAGCGTCCGACGAGGTCCTGGGTCTTCGAGACGGTCTTTGCCTGGAACATCCCCATCTTCGGGACTGTCCCTATCACCTGCCTGACGGCGCCCTTGAGGTTCTTCGCGCGGCCCTCCTGCGTTACGGGGTCACCGAGCCCGTAGGCGGCCTTCACGGCCCCGTAGACGGCAAGGCGCTCGTCCGCGAGGGCGGAGGCGGGGAGCTCCCTGGAGAGGTCCTCGTAGTTGCGCTTCATCTCGATGAGCTCCTTGTAGAGCTCGTTCATGTCGGGCACGAGGGCTACGTCGCCCATCTTGGAGACCGGGCGGAACATGGGCGGGAGAACGGGAACCCGCGAGATCATCCAGTCTGACGGAGAGATGCCCATCTTATTGGCGGACTTCAGGTATCCGAGGACCTTAACGGCGTTGTCCCGCTGCGCCCCGCGCCTGGTTAGAACCTCCGAGCGGGCCTTCTCGATGGCGCCGTCCACGTCGACCTTCGACAGGGCTTCCCTGAGGGCTTCCCCGCCCGTCTTGCCGTTCAGCTCCTCGCGTCCGGAGAGGACGGCCTCCATTTTCTTCGCCGTCAGTCCGAGGACGCGGCGTACGGGCTCCTCCATCATCGGGTTTGGGACGGGATCCGGGAGCGTGATCATGCTCCAGCGGTTTCCGCCCATCCCGCCCGTCTTTCCGAGGTCGAAGAGTCCTCCCCTTACGGGGTTCATGTCGGGGTCGACCATCTGCGAGGAGTCGATCACTCGGCCCTGGGCGAGCTCGTCGATGTCCTTGTCGGTCTGCGGCATGATGGATGTGACGTCTCCCTTCTCCACGACGTTCACGCCGCCGGCGCGGAGTGTGTTCAGGAACTTCTGGTAGATGAACGGCACTCCGGGCTCCTCGACGGGGAGCCCGAGGCGGTAGCGGCGCCAGTACTCGTCGTTGCGCGAGCCGCGCAGGGTTATGGAGTCCTTCAGGACGTCGGTCGCGCCGTGAGAGAGCAGGGCCGTCGCGTCAAAACCAGAATTTGAAACCAGGCAGTCAGAAGCACAGTATTTGTGCGATTTCGCAACTGTAATGTCATACAGGCATATTTCGTCGTCTGGACCATGCTTGCCATCGCTGTACGGCCTCACAGATGTGACAAGCGCCGGGACGCTTCCAAGTGCGTAAGCAGTGTCTACACCTACGTACGTTTCATACAGCCTTGAAACTTCATTTATCAGCCACTTCTTAGAGGCTGGTATGTCTTCAGGCCTGATGTATTTGGCTACAATACGAGCCATACTGCGGCAGGCATCAGCAGACAACCCCAAGTAATAATACTCTTTTTTTACACCTTTGTAGGTTTTATGCGTCGTCCTGACAGTCACGCCAGCGCCAAGCCTCCCGCAAAGCCATTCGGCAAGCCTACAGTTCTCTTCATACGTAAAGTTCAATGTTGATATTGCCCCAAATGGGCTACCGGTCGGCACTCCATTCTTCGTGTGCTCAGATGCGCAGCCATCGTCAAGGAACCATGCGGCTATGCCGACATCATTTATGTTAGACAGGTCGACGTTGACAAGGCTCTTACGACCGAGAGACCCGTCTGGCTGTCTATAGAACATGTTCTTGAGCCGTTCTGCTATGTCATGGCGGTGAATCTGAAAATACACAATATGCGAGTCGTCTCCATCAGCACGCCTAAATCCAGTCTTGCTCTTCCTCTGGGTGTTCTTTCTGCTTGACACCAGCGCTCCTAGGCAGTGTATCTTCCAGTTGACGTAGGCGTACTGATGGTGGCTGTGCTGCTCTTGGTAGAACGGTATACATCCGACGTCTAAGCTATTCGTCCTGTCAGACTTGCATAGATTGTCGTTTATATTGCATATGCATCCATCGCCAAGCATAGAACCCATTAGAATGGACATCTGGTCCTCTGTAGGCACATACCCGTATGTCGTCAGCCAGTCACCAGGCCTTAAATCACCAGCAAGAACTTCACCTTTGTTGAAGGAGTACATGTGATGCTGACGTGTGACATGCATCGTCTTGCCTGTGTATACTACTCGCTTACGGCTACAATTATCTGACCCTGGCAGATAGTTAATTGATATGGACAGAACCTCTGACATCTTCCCCTTGCGGCAGAACCAGTTCGTTATGAGAGAATAACCCCATGACCCGTTGTCGAAGCGGGTCCACACGTATTCGGGAATTTTCTTGTCTACGATATGACCTATGGATTCCTCTCCATGCAATACCCTGATCGGCTGATCTGCGGTGAAACACATACGCTTAGCACCGTCATCGCCCCCCTTGGCCGGCTGCTCGTCCATCGTGTAGGCGCTGTCCACGCCGCGTGCCGAGAACTTCTTTTCGGCCAGGTGGTGGAACGCCTTGACGTACGCGTACCCGTCTCCGACGTTCTTGATGATCCTTCCCGTCTGCGGGTCGAACACGTCTGACGACTCCTTGACGCCGTTCTCGTCCATCTGCCGTTTGACCCATGCGGTCCACCCCTCTTGCGGCGGCAGCTGAGGGATGCGGATCTGCTTCCCTGTCTTCTTGGCCACCTTGGCGAGGTTCATCAGGGCTATCTGGCCCGGGGCGACGCGGGAGAGGAAACCCATGGGGTTCATCAGCATGTCGTACGGCTCGTTCGTGGCCGCGTCGCGCGGCATCTTATCGTCCGGGATGACGTCCGAGACGACCCCCTTTAGAGAGAAATCGGGGCACAGCTTGTCGCCGGGCTTCACAGGAGGGTCGCTGTTGACGATCACCTTCGCGCCGTGCGGTCCCGACACGATGTCCGTGACGACTCCAGGCCAGTCGTGCTCCCACTTCTGTGATCTGTCCGTGATGGCGTTCCTCAGGACGCCGGAGAGCTTTCCGAGCTGTGCGTTCTCCGGTGACAGCATCTTGGGCCCGATGGCGAGGATCATGGGGTCGTCCCTGTGGAGCACGGTACCGACCTTTACGACGCCGTCGTCCCCGATCGTGTCGGCCTGCGCCTTCGTGTAGGCCGACGGGAACGCCGCGAGGAACTTCGACCTGGCGATCTGCACGCCGTTCTTAGTGTCCTGCTCGAAGTTGTACGTGCGCGACGTGGCGAGCTTCTTCGCCGCGGATTCCGAGATCACGATGGCGTCCTCGAACGACGACGTGCCCTGCGGGGCGGGAAGCACGGCGACCTTCAGGTTCCGTCCCATGGTGACCGTTCCGGTCTTCGGGTCGGTGAAGTTGGAGTTGGCGAGGATTCCGCCCTCCTCCACCTCGTCTCCCTTTTTCACCTGGGCGGTGAACGAGAGGGAGGACAGGCGGTTGAACGGGAGGCCCTTGACGAGCGACGCGGTGTGCTCGCGGCCGTCCTTCCCGCGGAGGACGATCTCATTGTCGCTCACCTTCACTACGGTACCGGCGAACGGGGCCGTCAGGCATCCGACCCTCCGCCCGTAGTACTCGCCGTACGTCGTTTTCCCGTCGTCGGTCAGGCTCTCGACAAGAGGAACCTCTCCCTCTTTCTGGGGGAGGAACTGCTCCCAGAACTTCGACATGTAGAACTGGCGGGCGCCCATGACGGCCGTTGGCATCGGGTTCATGTTGATGCCGGCAGACACGGTGTTGCCGAACCCAGGCACCATGAAGTCCACCTCGTCCCTGGGGACCATCGTAGGCACGCCCTTGCGCATGACGTAGAGGTTGGGTGACTTCGGGTCCTGGCCCGGGAAGGCCACGGTGTGGGACGACGCGTCGTTCAGGGAGACGTAGCGGGTTTTACCGGTCCGCATGTCGATCATCTTGTTGTAGATCCGGTTGTCGCTCCCCTTCATCGTCCCGAGCGCCGCCCTGACGTCGATCCCGATGCCGAACGACTCAGGACCGCTGATGAAGTCCACGTAGCCCAGGTAGTCACCCTGGACGTTGCGGGCCTCGTTGGTCACGAGGTCGGGCGAGGAGATGCCGCCCTCCCCAAGGCGGGTGATGCGGGACTGCTGGGTGAGGAGCGACATCGGGTTCGCCTCCTCTCCTGGCATCGCGAGTCCGGACCCCGAGAGAAAGGTGTCGAGATAGGGCCCGAGCGCGTTCCTGGCTATGCGGGCCAGCGAGCGGTCCCGCTTCGCCCTGAACAGGAGGGACTTCGTGAGGCGTCCAGAGTCGCGGTCGATGCGCTCGCGCATCATGTCCTCCACCCCGTAGAACCGGCTGAAGCGGGGGTTGTCGCGCTCGTCCGGCTCCTCAGCGCCCCTGTTGATGTTCAGGAGCTTCTGCGCGGCCCTGAGCATGACCTTCCCGGTCACTCCAGAGGCGTTCTCAAGCCCGAGCGTCCGGACGACGACGTCTGGGTCGAGCCCGCTGGAGGCAAGCGACTCGGAGATGAACGAGGCCTTCTCGGACGGGGTCAGGCTCATGTCGGCCCGGCGGCCGGCGTAGCGCGCGTAGACCTTGTCGACGGCCCTAGGGTCGAACTTGGCGATGTTCACGTTCGCAACGGCGTCTCCCCAGGACTTCCGCATGTCGTCATCCGACACGCCGAGGGCGCTCAAAATGGGGTAAAGGGGGACATGGCCCTGTCCGACGCTCATGTTCAGTGCGCCGGTCGACCTGTCCAGTCCGATCCGGAAGCCGAGCCCGTTCGCCACGTTGAACTGGGACTCGAGCTCGCCGTTCTGCTTGCGGCGCACGTAGACCCCGGGGGACAGGCGGGCCTGAGAGATGACGGTGTACTCGCTCCCGTTATTGATGATCGTTCCCCTGTCGGTGTAGTAAGGTACCCTGATGACGCCGTCCCTTCGCTCGTCCAGGACTTTCCCGGTGCGCTTGTCCGTCAGGCGCCACGTCCCGGCGACAGAGCATCCGAGGCGCCTGTTGTTCAGGATGGCCCTCTTCTGCTGCTCAAGCGTGTAGGAGGTAGGACCCTCGTATTTAACGTCCAGAAGCTCGAGGCGCACGTCGTCGTTCTCGATCGGGAAGCGGTTCTTGACGGCTTCAAGGACGTTGTCCATGATGGCCTGCCGAGTGGCCGGCGCGTCCGTGAACCCGCGTAGCCTCACGCCCGGAGGCACGCCCTCCATGGGATCGTCGGCGTCGTCCGCCTGGGAAGTCTTGACTATGCTCTTCTCTTTCTTATATCCGGAAGCAGTCTCCTCGTCGTCAAGATTCTTCTGAGCCTCTTCCCGAGTGTTGAACACCTTCCCGGGATGGTCTCCGAACCCGCCGTACATGGCGAGTCCGGTGGTCTTAAACCTTCCCCCTTCTTCGATGTCTGGGGAATCTAGCCAGCAGCAGTAGTAATCCTTTCCGTTGGACCGCTTCCCGCCGTAATAGTATCCTACGATCTTACGTACCTTTCCACTCATCCTCGCGTGAGGGAAGGTTACCCATTTCCCGATAGGAAATTTTTCCTTCATTTCCGCGGGGATATCATCCTCCTCATGACGATCTTGCGATGTCTTGACGATGCTCTTTTTTTCGGCTGGATCTGATTTGGCGGCAGGGGCCTTGTCCGCGGGAGCCTGTTTTTCGGTCTTGGCTGGATTCGAGGCCTCCTGGTTCAGGACCCAGACGTCACCGTTCCTCCTGAGCCTCTTCATGAAGTCGCTGTGGAGCTTCGCCGACTTCGCGACGGCCGCCTCGCTGTAGCTCCTGTTCCCGGGTATCGTGTGGGCAGGAGTAAACACCTTTCTCAGAAGCCAGTCGGCGTACTTGTCAGCGGTGAACTCCGCCCCGGCGGCCATGTGGGCCTTGTAACCGGACCTGGACGGCATGTAGACCTTCGTGAAATAGTCGATCTGGCTGTCGGACGAGTCTTGAAGCCCGTTCTTCGCGAGCCACGCCTTATAAGCATCAAGAGAGGGGCCCGTGTACTGGAAGAGCCCGCGTCCACCTCCCCCTCCCATCTGCTTAGTGGCGTAGTCGAATCTACCTCCTGTCTCCCTGTCTATGTTCGCCAGCACAGCGGCCTCTAGAATCGGGTTGTTCAGATTCTCGTGGAGCCTCTTTGCAACGTTATTGAACCTTTCGTAGACATCCACCGGACCGGCGGCTTGCTTTGGCGGGGGGATAACAATTTTCTGCCCGATAGAGAGAACGTTCGGGTTCTTGAGGCTGTTCGCGGCGATCAGCTCTTTCAAAGGAACCTTTAGCTTTTGGGCGATACCGTAAAGCGAGTCGCCCTTCTGGACGACGTATTCGGACGGGCGATTGACAGGATTGACCTGGGCCGCCTTCTCGTTGACCTTTATCGGATCGACGATCGGAGCGACGGACCTGTACTCGTGGAACGGCTTGGTCTTGCGGTCAGACGAGTCGATCCACTTCCTGAACTCGGCCTTGGAGACAGGCGTGATCCATCCTAGGCCATTCCACCCCTTCTGGTAGCAGGCTAGGTAGGTCTTCTTGGCGTCCTCGACGCTGTCGAAACCGTACATGACCTTGTGCTCGTCGAACTTTCCGGTCTTGGGGTCCACCTGGTCGATGACGAAGACGCACCCCTTCTCCGGATGGTCGGACAGGTAGATGTCCACCGGGTCGCCGTCCGTGTCTGTCGTGCCCCTGATGTCTCCGTAGTCGCATGCGAGAGCATTGCTCCACCTCGTCCCGTCCGGAGAGACCCCGGATCGGATTGACCCCTTCGGGTTCTCTATGGACACGCGGAACCCGTCGATGGACAGGTGGACCTTTCTGTAGTTCCCCGCCCTTCTCTGCCCTTCTGTGGGGTTCTCGGCTGCGTCAGGGGCTCCTGCGTTCACGGCGCGCTGCGCCGGCGAGGAGGCCTTTTTCGAGAAGATCGAGTCGATGGTTTCAAGTAGCGTCATTTCTTCACCTGTGAGTTCTCAGCGCCGGTCACCGCGTTTCCTCTCGAATAGACCGGAACGGGCCATTTTTCGTTGAGCCGGCCATCTTTGATCGGGTAGTGTATTAAGCGGTCTTCTAGGTTTTGGCATTCGAGACGGTGGAAGGCTGCGGAGCCATACCTGAAAGAGCCTTGTTCACATAGTTTCTAGTGAACATCCTCCTCAATCCCAGACCGTTCATAAGCCAGCTCAGGAATCTAAACCACAGGCTCCCTCCCCTAGCCCACCCGTTATTTACGATCATTCTGTTCGTCCTGTCCTCCACCAATTGGTTCCACCCGGGGTGACTCCCATCGTTTAGGTAGCTCGTGAACAGGTCCCCTACCCTCTTGTCGGTGGTAACCCTTCTCTGAAGCTCATTCGGATCAAGTTTGGCGAACATGCCAAGCCTGTCCTTCGGAATCATCTCAAGCATTTTTTCCCTAGCGAGACGGGTATTCGGGTTTTCAGGGTCATACGCTTTCGCTATATCCAAAAGCTTATCCTTGTTCTTCTCATCGCTTATGATACCGTATATTTCGTTTACGGCGTTACCGTATCCTGTGTCATTAGCTTCATACGCATCCTTTGGGACGAATTCCTCCTTAATTTTGTCCACGGCCCTACTGAATAAGTTCACCGAGTCTTCCGCCTTTTTCTCCATTACAAAGTCCATGAACATGGCCTGCTTGATGGACGCGGCTGCGAGTGCGGCCTCAGGCCGGATCCTCATGTCCTTACCGTCAACTGTCCTGTATAGGACGAACCGGTCGTCCGGTATCGAGCTGGACCTGTCCTTCGCCTCCTCCTTCTCCCTCTTGCGCATCTCCATGATCTTGTTCGTGACCATCCACATGGCGACGGCCGGGATAATGAACGACGATCCTATCACGGCTCCGGTAAGCGAGTTGATGTTCTCTCTGGGACCGTATCCCTCCTCCTGGGCCGTTTTCTCGCCTCCGCCCTGCAGGATGTTGACGTAGCGATTCCTTGCCCGCTCGGCGTTCTTCATTGAATTCTGCGCCCTCATCTTGTTTACCCTGTCGACAATCATGGCGGACAGGTAGATGGCGCCGACCCCTCCAGCCGATATGGCAGTAGGGACGAAGGCCCCGGACTGGATGAACGCCTTCATCGTCTTGCCAGGATGGGCTATGGCCTTCCACGTCGAGTCAGCCCAATCAAGGTTCCAGCCGTCGTCCTTGGCCGTTTTCTCGTTTGATCCGGAATCTTGCCCGTTTCCTCCATCCCCGTTATCGCGCTTCTCTCGCTCCTCCTCGGCCTTCATAACGCCGATCGGGGATGTCGGGGACACGAACCTTCCGGCGTCGTCCCTGGGGAGATCCGTCTTTTTGTCACCGCCTTTCTCCGGAACGTCATCCTTGCCGCCCTCAGGCTTCGCCTTATCGGGCTCTGGAGAGCCTGACCCGTCCACGGCAGCCTTCGTGCCGAAAAAGTCGAACCGCCTCTCGCTCTTTCTCGATATCTCCCTCTTGAGACTGTCGATATCCTTTTTATCCATCCCCGAGATGTCCGTCTTCGCCACAGCGTCCGTTTCCCCTCCGAACATCCTCCTGTGCTCCTCCGGCGTCGGCAGGCCCTTTGTGAAGTTGGACTTATCGATGTCGACTATGATCGCACTCTTGGACTTGTGAGGGTCAATGGCCTTCCGGCGCTTATCGTCCGACTTGACCCCGCTCGCGTACGTCCCGATCCCGGCCGACAGGACGCCGGCACCGAGAGCCCACCTCAGGTATTTCGCGAGTTCCTTACGCTGCCTTTCATCAAGTTGCAACTTAGCGCTCTTAATCATCTCCATCTCCTTCATCGCATTCATCGCCTTCATCGAATTCGCAGCCTTCGTCTGTCTCATCACCTTTTGACGGACTATCTCCTTCCCCGGCGAACTCCACATACTCGACATACTTCATCCAGTATGACGTCCCGTCTGGACGCCTAACAAGGTCCTTGCTCGTCTCGACAACGGCCTCAAGCCTTCCCACCTTCACGAGCAGACGCTTCCAAAGACTCTCGTACGCCTTCCTCTGATCAATGTCGGAAAGGTCGAATATCTCGACCTTCACCTTCTTGACCCTGAACTCGCTCCCGAATCCAGGAACCGGCGTCCCCCCATCACCGCCTTCCGAAGCCCTGAATAGGGAATCAGGATTTATCGGGGCTCCAGTACAAAATGTCGGCACCCCCCTGCGGGCTGGACTTGACGAAACGAACGAGAATCCAGACATCACGCGAGCCTCTCGTCAAGCGCGTCCATGAGCTCTCCGTACCGCTTCTCGTACTCATCGGACGGCATTTTCTTGTAGTTCCTGGCGAGGTCGTCCCTCATCCCACGGACGCGGTCCATCCACTTCGCGTCCTCGAGCTCCCTCGCCCTTCCAGCGTACATGGCCTCCACCTTCCTGTTGAACTCGGTCTCAGGGGACTCCCTTTGCATCCTGTCCTTGATGAGGTTCCACGCTACCGATCCGACCGTGCCTGCCCCAGCGCCGTAGACCGAGAGAGCCTTCAGGAGATTCACCGTCTCCTTCGTGAGCCCCCAGGCGGCCGGAACTGGGGAAACGAGCACGCCTCCTGCGTTCTTCAGGACTTTGAGGAACTCGCTGAACGATTTCAGGTCCACTTTCGCCGTCTTCTCCATCAAGGCGTCCCGAACGCCAGCCCTGAAAAGCAGGCCACGCTCGCTTTCGCTGATATACCCTGTCATCAAAACCTCCGGATCTAGTATTTCCTGATGGCCGAGACGGCGCCTATGCCGGTCCCTAGCCCCTTGAGAAAGCCGTTGTTCGTGAATGCTCCCGTTATGACCCTTCCGAGGATGCCTCCTCCGATCATTCTGAGCGCGTTTTCCGCCGGCGACGTGCTCCTGAGTCCGGAGTCGATAATGCGTCCGAACGCGTCCCTGCGCTCCTCTGGAGTCCCGATTCCCCTCGCCTGGGCGACGCCTATTGCGTTGAGGACGTCTGCGACCGACGGCTCGGGGTTTTCCCGTCCTACGGTGGGGGACCAAGCCTGGCCGTAGAACGCCAGCTTCTGAAGGGTTGATGCGTGTCTGTCAGTGATCATAACTGACTGATTATACCACAAACGGGATGAAAGTGGCGGACGGGGCGGGGGTCGAACCCGCATGCCTGGATGTCGGATGGTCCTGCGCCGTTCCGCGGCGTGTCCGATTCCGGTCGAAAGGAACAAAGCCCGGCATCGGACGGCTCCCGTCCTCACGGATAATTTACCCAATCTGAACGGTCAGCGCATCCGGGGCCCACAGGCTCCTGTTCCTCTCGAGCCATGAGTCCGCCATATTTTTTTTCCTTCTGGAGAACGACGCGCTTCCCAGATGCTCGATATACGGGTCGAGCGACTTTATGCGATGGCCCTTTAGCCCGCGCTCCTCGCAGTCCCTGTAGAACCACGCCCCTGTGTCGTAGTGCTTGTTCGGGAGATTATTTGAAAGCATCTCCATGAACTCGCCGTTGTAGTACCTTACTCCGGAGTCCCGGACTAACGGAACGTTTATGAATGACAGGAACGGCAGAACCCTGTACGGGCAAAGTCCCATCTCATCGTTAAATGCGGAGAAGACCTGGCCCGACCATACGGCATCGTCAACGACAAAATCACGGATATCCCCCTTCATCAGCACATCGCTGTCAACCAGCATGAACGGCTCGTCGGTGTTGTCGATAAACCATTGGACAGACCTGCAATGCTTGGCCGACCCGTAGTTCGAGATGCGTGCATCCCTTGCGACCTTGTCCGGAAAACCCCGGAGCATCTCATCGAAGTCTATGACCTTACCGGACGTATTGTCGACAACATCTATCCCGACACTTACGGTTTCCGGAGCTACGAAAGGGTCTCTGTCGCTGCTGTCGAATATGACGACACGGTCTATGCCCTTAGCGTTTTTATCGATCGACCTTACGGCGGCCGATGTCACGTTGGGGGTATTATAGTGCGCGATGAAAGCTGTCATTCCCACAGTCTCCTGTTCATCTCGATCCATGCGTGGAAACTCATCCTCTTCCTATATGACGCGGATCCATAATGAACGATGTATTGGTCTAGAGACTCCAGCCTTTTGCCGTCCAGACCGCGCTCCTCGCAGTCCCTGTAGAACCACGCCCCAGTGTCGCAATTACTTCCATACTCATCTTCTGAGAATCTCCACATGAAATCCTCATTGAAATAACGCGCTCCCGCATTCTTTACCATCGGAACGTTTATGTAACACGCGAACGGCAATATCCTTGTCGGCTTTAAACCATAATCCTCTGAGTATTCCGAAGAACATTCACCAACCCATGCGTGGGATTCCGAAACCATTACGGACATGTCACTCTTGCAGAGAACATCGCTGTCAAGGAGTACAAACGGGTCGTCCGAGTTGTCTATGAGCCATTGAACTGACCTGCAGTGCCTGGCTGACCCGTAGTTAGCCGTCCCCCTCTCAGGGCGTTTCCCCTTTCTCTCGCTCACCATCCTGTCCAGATCAACAAGGTTTCCACCGGTGTTGTCCAAAACGCGGACGAGGTTTCCTAACCCTTCAGGTATGACGAATGGAAGATGGTCGCTGTTGTCGAAAACCGTTATCCTTGAGACGGAAGGCGTGCTTTTGACAACCGATTTTACGCAAGCGGACGTGAGGTCTGGGGTGTTGAAATGTACGATGCAGACGCCGATCATGCCATTTCCGTGATCGCAGGAGCCTCTCATTCCCGTGTAGCGCAAATATCCTCCTGACATCACATGAACCCAGGATATCCAGGGAAATCATTAAGGTTCTGGGGGTCGGCTATCCACGTCGGGTACTGAAGCCTGTCCTTGACTTGGATGAAGAAGCTCCTCTCCGTCGCGTAGCATTTTCCGGTAAGCGTGTTGTAGAAGTCCGCGTGGATGAGCGGCCTGTGGCTGATGAAATTCTCTATCCACTGGTCGTATCCGCTTCTGAACACAGTCGCGGCGTGCGTTCCCCACAGGTCGCCCTTTATCCGGCCGAACCTGCCGTCAGTGTCGAACAGACCGTGTTTCCCGGCGAGGTCGTGCCTCCTGACGAAATGGAGATTTCCGAACGTGATCTCTGTCGCGTCGTCCGGTATTCCGCCATCCAGGAACCTGCCCAGCTCGTCGCGGCAATTTGTGGCAGGGTAGGCGTCCGACTCGAATATGGTGATCTGGGGGAAATTCAGCGATTTCGCCGCCTTGATGAGCTCCAGATGGCTCAGGGCGCACGCGTCCATTCCGTTCGGGACGGAGCATGCCGGGAACCTACCGTCATACATGGGAGGTATTTTGCCGAATCCTGCGCTCTCCATCCTTTCGGCGAACCTTCCGTACTCTTCCCCGCTCACGGCGAGGGCGAACGAGTGCTCCATCATCTCATCCACGGAGAAGCTCCTGAAAGTACGGACCCTCTTTACCCACGATCCGTCTTTGAAAGTCTCCGAAGGCCCTCCGATGTCGTAAACAGCCTTGCTAACGCCTTCGAACGGGAAGTCGTGCCCGGCCACGAATTTCGGGCCCATAGACATGGACACGGCGATGTCTGATTTCACGTGCTCGTAGAGGTGGCAGGCGTCGATATACACGAGGTCGGGACGGACGTTCGGATATTCGTCATGGAAATCCTCCAGAACTCCCTTGAACTTCCTGATTTTGTCAGGATGTTTTGCCGCCACCTCGTCGAACGCTAGCTCGACCTCGCTCATGTCGGAGTGGGACGCCTTGTCGCTGTCGTCGTACCCAGGCTTCCACGGGTCAACGCACCAGATCTCGCGGACCTGCGGCATGTTTGCGAAGACCTCGGCGCTCTGTCCGGCGTAGCTTCCGACCTCAACCATGGAGATGCCGCTCAGGCCCGTATACTCGATGAGCTGGCGGAGGCCCTCGCGCCCTCCACTGTACCCACGCATGTCCATGACGCTCATGAGAGGAGAACCTTTCTTATCGCCGCAAGGCTTGGACTCATAGGTGGAGAAGGAGGTTGCCAAAACAGGGGCGTGGAACCTTGCACGGGGGACATCGGATGCAAATAATCGTTCATCATTCTTTTCGCCTGCCCAAAGCCAATGGTGTTATTTTTTCCACCATTTTCCCGCATCATAATCATTAGGCAATCCAACGGGTTTCGCCGCGACAGGAAGACGTTCCGGCTTAAGATATTCTATGCCGCGCCTAGTATTTACGTAATTCACTACTCTATTCTGCGTATTGTCTCTATCTCCAAACCGCACCGATCCACCATGCTGGGTACTGAAACTATTCCCCGGCGCCTGCATTACATCTTTTTGAATAGTCCTGTAATTCCTATTTTGGATCGGTGTATTGCTGACATAAACAGGAACGCCGTTCTTTGTATGGAACCCTGCTCTTCCGCCATTAAACATCGTCCCGCCATGTTGGGTTGCAAGAGATCTCGCTTTCTGCATCAATTTAGGCGTCTGCGGCTGCGCCGTGGGCCTCGTTTGAGTCTGCGGCTGTGCCGCCTGCGCCGTTGTCCGCGTCTTAGCGGGTTTACCGGCCTGGGCGATCTTGACGAGAAGGTTGATGTGGTCGAATGCGTTCATTCCATAACTCCTTTCCTATATTAGACCAAAAACAGGGAAAACCAGAAACTTCTCATAAGCCAATACGCAACTACGCCTCGTTCGGGTCGAGGCGGTCGTCGACTGGGGCGTCCCCGCTCACAATACCTCCGCCGAACGCCTCGGGCGGTATCATGTCGTCGACGGCCATTCCGAGCAGCTTCATCGCGGCCATGCTGGCGAAGCACAGGGCGTGGCAGAAGTCGTCTGGCTGTGACTGGTTCCTGAGGTAGAGCCTGTGCGTTATCCCGCCGACCTCCGTTGTCGCCTCGTAGTCCGACAGGAGGTCCTCGAGGTAGATCCAGAACCCCTCCTCCTTCGGGAAGAAGGTCCTCCGGTTCCTAATGGCTAAAAAAAGGACGTCTAGCGCCATGACCTTGTCTATGGTCCAGCACTGGACGGTGTTCGTCCTTCCCGTTGACTGGTTCCTTCCGAACAGCTTGAGCTGCCGGGTGTACTGCATCTGGATGATGGGGAGCCCGAACCTCTTGGCCAGGATCTGGTTCTTGTCCAGACCCATTCCTGCGTCAGCCGCACACGCTATGACATTGTAGAACCGGCACACCTTGGCTATGTCCGTCATCTGCTCGTCGGGGTCGAAGCCCCTGTAGCGCCTCGCCCATAGCACGTCTATGCGGCCGCTCGGACGTATCCCGATGACCGTGATGACGGTGAAGGACGAGAGCTCCGCTCCGCCCCAGTCGATTCCGGCAACGGTGAAGGAGTACCGGTTCGGGTTCGCCTTCAGCTCCTCCTGAAGCGTCTTGGTCGAGGGGAGGAGGCACTGGCGCTGGATGTCGGCCCGCGTCAGTAGCCTCTGTCCGACAGAGTAGGAGATTCCGAGGTTCTCCTGGATGAAGGTCGCAAGGATTCCGGACGTCAGCTTGGTGAGCAGGCGGTTCCACTTTGCCGGGTCCTCCACGATCGCCGGCACGACGACCTGGGGTATGTGGTAGCCCCTGAAGGAGTTCATCCTGCCCGGGAATGCGGCGATCCACTTGCCATCCCTGACGTTGAGCTTTCTCCCGCAGTGTACGCAGTGCATGCCGTCCGCCTGGATCATGTTGAGGACCTTGCCGTCCATGTTGGGTATGTTGTGGTACCCGCATGACTTGCACCGCATGACCCACTCGCACTGGGCGCTCTTCTGCCATAGCGACTCGATGAGGTTCTCGACCACCATGGCCGTGCCTGTGTAGCGGGAGCACCCGTACTTTGCGGACGTTAGCGTCTCCTTGACGATCGGGATGGTCTCCGAGGACTGGGACTGTATCTCGTCGAAGTCGCAGAACTCCTCCTCGAGGCCGCGGACGCGGTCGGCCGACGACTTGGCGTAGGTGAGGACTACACCTGATCCGTTCGCGAAGCTCTTGTGACCCGTGGCCTTGTTGATCTTCGAGTCGGACATCGTGTCGGCTAGAGCCTGAGACTGGAGGGCCCCGGCGAGCGGGCATGACTTGATGGCCTCGCTCAGGATGAGGTCGCTGTACCGCCTTGACTGCTCCTGCAGCGGGGCGACGTAGAGCATCTGCAGGTTCGGGATCGTGATCATGTTCATCACCTCGCTCCTGGCGAGGTTCTGCGTCTTCCCGATCTGCCTGCCCGTCATGAAGATCATGTCCGGGACGAGCTCCCTGCCGTACATGACCCTGAACTGCGGGTAGTCCCTGAGGCTGTAGGGCTCACCCCTGATCCTGAACAGGGCGGGGAGCAGGTCTGCGCGGTCCATTGAGCGCATCCTCTCCCTGAAGGAATCGCTCCTGGCGATCCTGACAAGCTCCTCCGCCCCTATCTCTGCCATCCCCTACAGTTCCCCAGATCACGGACCTATCGTTTGATTCCCAGCGATACCCCGAAGAGGTGCCTGTTTTTGGTGTAGAAATCCCAGTCCATTGCGCCCATGTCGAGATCCATAGGCTTGACGTAGGACTCGAACATGGTGTCGATGACCCCGCACCCCCAGTCCCGGTCTATGACGTAGCAAAGGTATGGAGACTCGTACTTGTACTTCAGGAACGCCTTCCAGCAGTCCCCGTTCCACGCCAACGGCGAAGGCTCCCTCCTCTGCTGGTCCTCCCTGACAGGAAGGATGTCGTGCAGGACGACCACTCCCCCGCCGTTCAGGAACCTCATGGAGTTCATGATGTCCCTGTAGACCTGGTCGCTGTGGTGGAGCCCGTCTATGAAGACGATGTCGAACGTCTGCGCGTTCGAACCGAAGAACTCGTCTGACCCCATGACGTGCGTCTTTCCGACGCTTTTCGGATTCGGGTCCACGCCGACCTTCAGGCCGCACCTGATGTTCCCTATGACCTCCCCCCTGTCAACCCCGATCTCCAGGTAGCTCTGATATCCCCTGCTGTCTATGAAATCCTGTATGATGTCCCTTCTCGTCACGACACCCTCCTTTTTTTAGCCATCGCGCGACACGCCGCCCCTACCTCGGCTCCGAATAGTCGCTGTCGTAGACGACCTCGAGGTCCGGACTGTCGAAGAACGACTGGGCCAGATACTTCGGCCCGCTCCTGAGTATCCCGTGCCACAGCGATCCCTTGAGCATGGGGATGTCCAGTCCTGGATAGCACTTCCTGACGAGCTCGTGGCAGTAGACAGGCTCGCCTCCCGAGGCGCCTTCCTCTACCGCGAAGTCGTAGTCGTACTCGTTCCCAACGTATTTGAGCGCGATACCGGCGGCTTTTCCGGTCAGCTCAGCCATGTCGCGCCCATCGGACTGCTTCGGGCGGAGGATGGCGAACCCGTCGCACCTGAGGAAGTCGATGATGTCGGTCTTCTGGACGCCGTCGCTCATGGAGTGGACGATGAGGCCGTCCCCGATGCAGATCCCGGAGTGCGTGAACCTTCCCGGGATGAAGTACCCGTCGAGGTAGTTCCTGTACCTCCTGACGAAGATGTCCCCCGTCCTTGCCATGGACAGCGCCTTCCTGATGCCTGCGGCCCTAACGTCATACCCCTTCGGCGAGTATATGACGAACATGGGCCACCTGTAGACCTTGATCTTCCCGAGGACATACAGGAAACCTACCTTAATGCTCTTGACGACTCCGTGGCACAAACCCTTGAACATCTCTCTTCTCCCTCTTTTGACCGACTGAACTATTATACGTCTTTACCTATCGCCCCGGCTATCTGAGAGTCGATTACCTCTGCATTGATCTCCCTGCCCCTGTCCTCGATGCTCTGCCTGTCGATGGCAAGCTGGCTGGATATCCTGCTCTTGATCTCTGCGCTCCTCTCGAGCATCGTCCTCTCGTCCGTGTCGACCGCGACCATCTCGGGCGCCGTGAGGGAGAGGATGCCCATGAGCGCGTTGACCGTGTCGTCCGCACCGACCTCACCGGAGCCACGGCGGTCCTCGGTGAGCTTCTTCGACTGGGCCGTGTAGGCCGAAAGGATCCTAGCGGCGTCCTCGTGCCTCATGTCTCCCGTGAACAGGTCGGACAGGAGTCTCCCCGTCGCCGCCTTCCATCCGAGATCCATGGCGTGCTCAAGGCTCCTGTCCGTCATGCCGTGCGCCTTGCCGTCCCATCTCCAGTAGTAGATCAGGGCGTCATAGCCCATCGTCGCCGCTATCGCCCTCCACACGTCGCTGTCCTTCGCAAGGGGGCGCCCGTCGCCGATCACGAAGCCGTCGCTGTCCAGCTCCTCGTTCTTCCTCATGAACGTCTTCAGGGGTCCGTAGGGCATAGCCATCCTCTGGATGAGCTGCATCGATGGGTTGAGGGACCAGTCGTCAATCCTGCAGTTGTAGAAGAGGCGCTCGTAAGCCTCGATCGCGGGACGTGCGCTCTGGATTCCGATAAGGTCAAGGGTAATCACGTCCATGTCTATGCCCGTCAGGAGGAGGGGCTCTATCCTTTTCCTCATCGCTGCCTCGCTCTCCCTCTCGTAGTACCATCTGGAAGCGAGGCGTACCGGGACGCTCTCGTCGGATATGCAGGATCCCTGCGACTCGTCGTTATACATGACGACCATCCTGGCTATCCAAGGATCGGATGCGAACGGCCTGTAGGATGCGTCCGTGTCGAACGGAGGGATCGCCCTGCACGTTGTCTCCACAACCGTGCCCGCCGGCGGCTGTTTGGATCCGTTTTTATTTTTCCGGCCCTTTCTGTGGGCTGATGCCGTGTTCTCTGGTGATGCGTGCGTTTCAGAAGGGATTTCTGACCTCTCCGGGGGGTCTTCGTTTTTGGGGTGTACTGTAACGTTTTGGTCAAATACCCCCCCCGTTACGGTACGCCCCTCCTTCGGGGGGTCTCCGGAGGGGTCTTTTTCGGCGTTTGTTACTGTACGGGTTACGGATATTCCGCCTGTTTTCGCTATGCTGTCCAGATCCCCCGCGTTTCTCGCTCCTGCCGAGAAAAGGTAGCCCGCCACGATCGACCTCCAGGCCGGGTTGAACTGGCACGGGTCGTCAAGCGGTGTCACGACTTCGCCTGTATCTGGGAGTAACATCTGGTCTGGTCAGGGCGTTCTTCTGTTCTTGTTCGTCGCGCCGTGCGCTTCGTGCGCCTTGTTCCGGTTGTCTCCGACAGATCCGCAGTAGATCGACACGACCTCGTCCCAGTCGTCGTCACCCCGTTTTGAGAAACCCCATATGTCCTTACGGAGTCTCGCGAGGATGGCTGAAGGCTCACCGTCACGCCCCCTGACGATGACGGCGCTTGCGTCCGGAGAGTCCAGAAGTACGTCGGAAGGCCCGAGCCCGAGCACCATGACCCCTCCCTCGGCGGAAGGAGGGGCCTTTTCGGGAACGGTCTTTGATGCCCCCTGTGTCATTTGAAAGCCTCCATTCCCGTGAACAGGGCGCCGAGCGACGTCTGGACGGGGTGTTGGTCCTTCTGCTCCCTCTGGACGTCCGAGTAGACGAGGGTCCACAGGCCGTCATACGATACTCCGGGCTTCCAGTTTCTGACGACGGCCCTTGTCATCACCCCGCCGGCCGAAGCGCCGTAGGAGAACTCGGCCTCCCTGCAGCCGCTCCAGCACAGGATCCTGGAGGAGACGGCCCTTCCCGAGGAGTCCACGGAGAGGGCGCCTGCCTGGACGAAGTCCGAAGGGTCGAACGTGAATCCGGACGACCACATGACGCACCTAGCGGAGAGCGCCCTGGCGTCCCCTCCCCGGATGGCCGATAAGTCCGACGCCACGCTCCTGTAGAGCGTCGCCGAATGGCATGCGTCGAAATAGAGGAAGACACGTCCCTTGCAGGAGCTCACGATTTCCCATATCTCGTCGTCCAGCATGTGCGTGTCGTAGAGGCACAGGTACTCGTCCTGCCTGTCGGCTCCGTCGGGCTCCTTCCCTCCGAGATACTCCTGACCGCCGTGTCCGGAGTAGAAGAACAGGAACAGGCCGCCCTCCTGGGTCGATGACACGCCGTTCCTGAGCATTTTCTCGACGTTTGCCTTTGTGGCCTTCTCTGACACCAGGGTGTCGCCCGTGTACCCGAGCCCGTCCATGATCGAGGACAGGACCTCTGCGTCCTTTTTGCATCCCGGGCACGAGCCGAACCGGGCCGACCTCTCCATCCCGACGCAGAGGTATGTCGCCGCGGCGTTAGTCCTGGACGACCACCATCCGGGATCCTCGCCGCATTCCCCTTCGCACGTCTTTCCCCTGCATCCGGCCAAAGAGACGGCGATCGCAGCAGCGGCCGACGCGGCCGAGGCGAGTGTGAGAACAGAAACTTTCATTCCATATCTCCCTTCGTTTTTTCTGTATTACAACCGCGGGCGCGTCATGCGTCCGCGCAAGACGACGTATCGGCTGGATCGGAGGACTGAGAGGCGGACGACCCATAGCCGGTCTCGGAAAGGAGCCCAGGGCTCGCGTAGCCCCTGTCTCGCTTGCCTCCCCACGTCGTCAGGGACCTCAGCCTCCACTTCCTGCACGGCGGGTCGAGCGAGTTCTCCTTCTTCTCCTCGATCCCGCACCTGAACTCGCAGGTCGTGCAGATCCTTTTCGGGCAGAACCCGGGGCATCTGCTCATGAGGCCCCTGGACCCGATGACGCTCCCGTCCCCGTCCTTCCAGGCGCAGACGGCGGACACCGTCCCCCGGCTCGCAAGGACGGACCTTCTCCTGTAGTGTACGCACCACTGGCATGTCATACCTTACCCTCCATCTCCACTATTTTACAATATATTGAAATCGCCGTCAACCGGAGTCCGACTTGCCGGACTTCATGCGTCTATGAGACTTCCCGACGGAGGCCCTCCCGCCGGACCACAGGGGGCATTCCGACGCAGACTTTCGGACGTCCAGCGTGCACGCGCCCTTCCTCGCCGGCGTGACGCCGTCGGCGAAATACTCTCCCCTGGACCAGTACCGGCAGTTGGGGCAGCTCCGCCTCAGGGAGAAGTCTGGGCATGTCTCCCTGCTGTACGGACGGGGCTCTCCCATCCTCTGGCTTTTCGGCGTGAACCTTACGCCCGCGTGCTGCGGGAGGGAGCACCTCCCGTACCTGCTCCCGTCGTAGCGTAGGTGCGAGCACCGGTGGCAGTCCATCAGAACTCCCCTTTCACTCCGACGGATACGAACACGTCCTTCGGGCCTCCCTCGCTGTCAGGGGTCCGCACCTTCACGAACGGCCTCACGCGTGGGCGACCTTGGCCAGCCTTGACCATCTCAAGGGATTCCGGGGACGGTGGAGAGTCGGCGTCAAGGCTCCTGGGGAGCCTGGAGGTCGGTCCGACGATACGACCGGGACCTGTGCTTTCCTGTCCAGCGCTTCCACGGGCGCCACTGTTTTCTCTTTTCAAGCTATTTCCTCCGTCCGCTCCCCTTCTGGACCCTCCTTGGAGGGTCCGGGGTCGGCTCCCTGTGGAGCTTCAGGATGAGCCTCCTCCTGAGCTCGGCCATGAACAGAACGGCCTCCTGGGCCGTTATCTCGCACGAGGACATGTCGTCCAGTATCTCGGACTGTGATTCGTAAGGCTTTATCCTGCCGAACGCTATGTCCTCCTCGATGTCCGAGACGCAGGAGTACGGCCTCGCCTTCCTCCTCGTGAACCCAGCGTCCTGGACAGGCGAATTTCCCCCCGCGTCGGCGGCGCCGCATTTCGCTTGCGCAACGGGGGAAAGCGCTTCTGTTTTAGCTTCGTCCGCCGCCGCGGGGGAAACCCTAACGTCATCCTCATGCCCCTTCCTGGGGCACTGTGCCTTCTGCTGGCGCCTCTTCGGCTCCCAGTCCATCAAGAAGCCGCCGAAAAGCGACGGCTGGTTATCCGACAATTCCCTCGCCTCGGCCCTCCTGCGCTCGGCGTTGGACATCCTCCTGGGGGACGGATCCGGGACGCACCCGGCCATGCTCTCGGCTTCGGATATGCAATCCTCCGCGCCGTCGCAGAACCCCGGATGGAGGTATGTGCCCTTCAGGGAATCCCTGGACTTCAGGACAAGCAGGCGTATCTTGAACGAACGCATGTCCCCAAGCAATACCGCCCTCCTGAACCTGTGGGTCGCGTACGACGCGACCTTGTCTCCGAAGAGGTCGCTGGCCAGGTCCTCGCAGATGGACGAGACCGACTCCTCCCAGTCAGTCAGCTGAGGAGGCTGGTAGAGACCCCTTCCAGAGTTCGCCCTTCCCCTGGACACGGCGGAGCGCATGGCCGAGAACCACCTGGAGTAGATGTCGGCTGCGGCCCTCAGTAGCCTGTCCGCGTTCGACCTGGCCCTCGTCACGCCGAACATGTCCGGGTCGTCGTCCACGCACTCATCGGTACTCGGATCCGCAGGAGGGGGACCTCCCCCGCCTACCGTCCAAATATCGGCGGCCGTCATCCCGGCCGCCAAGCGCCTCTCCTCTCCGAGGCCAGCGCACGCCATCTCCGCGCCCATTCCAAAACCCTCCTCAGCTTATCCGCGACACGGGCTACTCTACGTCCTGACGCGCTTCGTCCTCCGGCGCTGCGTCCTCCCCTGACTGCTCGCCACCGAAATCCCCTCCCGCGTCAGCGAGCCTGATGAATCCGACGAACGAGAGCCCGCCGGCTATGGGGAGGTCGAACCTCGATCCCAGGAAGATCACCGGGTCGTCCACGTACCGCTTCCCGTCCATCGTGTAGGACATCAGGAGCCTGGCGGTGGGCTTGGGCGTGATGGTGGCCGATCCGAACTTCGAGACTACCGTGATGCACGGGGCGGCGTGATAGACCATTATGGCGTCGAAGCTCATCTTCGTCCCGTCGATTTCGAAGGTAACGGGCGTGCTCCCGCTGATCCACCTTGTGAACGCGGACTCGTCCACGGAGGATGTCTTGTCAAGCGCGTCCTGCGCCTTCGCAGAGGCCGCCGAAGCGGTCACGATCTCGGACACGCGCCCCTGAAGGTCAGAGAGCGTCCGCTCGATGCCGTCGAACGAGATGCCGAGCCTCCTGTACAGGTCGTCGCGGAACTCCTCGAACTGGGAAACGCTGACAGCCCCCGACGCTTTCCTGGGCTTCTGCTGAGCGGGGACGCTTTTCGCCACGCCGTCTTTGGGCCCTTCCTTCCATGCGCCGGCCTGAGGGTTTTCAGGTAGGGACGTCCCGTCCCCGCCCTCGAGCCTGTGCCCGTCCTCTGACCAGGCGCTCTCGTGGTTGATCCGACCGTTCTTCATGTCCTCCACCCTCCTGACGGCGGCCGCCTCCCGGACGGCCCTGTCCTCCTGGCTTTCATCATGGACGCCGGAACCGGACTGGCTGTCCTGGCTGACGGGCCCGTTACCCACGATCGGGACCCGCGCGCCGATGTCGTCATCGTCGTCGTAGTCCTCCGGACGGTCGGGTACCGCCTTCCTTCCCGGTTTTTTCATCTGGGCCTTTCGGAGGCTATAGAGGCTGAGCACGTCGTCTCCGTCGACGGTCACGTATCCCGTCTTGTGCTTCCGCCTCGCGACCTCCTTGTCGGCCCTCTCCTGTGGACCGGGAAGCGGGGGCTTTCCCATGGCCCTTCGCCTTCTGTTCTCCTCCTCAAGGTCCTCAAGCTCCTTGGCGAGCCTGTCGGCCTCCATCATGATCGACCCCATGTCCCTTTCAGACATCCGAACCCCCTATTTCCTCGACTTGCGTTTCTTTGACGTTTTCTCCTGCGCCGCGCCGCCGGCCTCCATCTCCCCGTTCTGCCTGAGGACCGCGCCAAGCCCAGTCTCAGCGAGCTCGCGCTCCTTCTCCGCGGCGAGCCTGTCCATCTGACCCGAGCGCTCCGGAGCCTCGGGGACGGGGAGCTCAGTCTCCGCCTTGGCGCGCTCCGCGCCTTTGGCCATGTTCGCGCCGATCGGGTCCAGGGCGAGATTCTGGTCAAACTTTGCCCGTCCGGACGCGATCCTCTCGTTCTCGGCGATGATGTCCTCGAACCCGGACTTGATGACGTGCAGTGAGTCCGGCCCGCCGACTCCACGCCTGCGCTCTTCCGTCTCACCGTTGATGAGGGCCTCGCGCCTGGCGCCATCGGCGTTAGCCTTGCGCACGCGCTCGAGATGCTCGGACTGGAGCTTCCTCGCGCTCTCTATCGCCCGTTTCTCGCCAGTCGGGTCGCGCCTGATCTCGAGCGGGATGACGCTGGGGTCGAACTTCTCGCCCATCTCGTTGAGGTCCATGAGCCGCATGATAAGCCTAGCTTCGGTGTCGTTGAGTATCAGGCCTATCTCGTTCCTGCCCCCGCAGGCGTCGCACACGCTTTTCAGGGCGCTCTCAAGGTCCCTGTACGTGTCAGGCGTGGTCCTGCCGGGCCTCATGTTTCCCATGCTCGACAGGTAGATGTTCCGCGTTGTCATGTTGACGAATCTCATTGCTGACCTTCCTTGTTTCGTCCTTCCGGACTTCCTGGCCGTTTTTGCCGTTCTGTCTGTTCTTGTCTTCACTGCACGCGTCGCTCCCCGGCCCGGAAGACGACGGGCAGGGGGATGACGAAGAGACGCTGTCGGCCAGCTGCTGCTGCGTCATCTTGGTGGATGGCGAAGGAAGGCCCGACTCGTTAGCCTCCCTCATGATGCGCAGGGCCGACGCGACGAAAGCGGTCGCCTTCTCGGCGCTGAACCCAACGCTCCCGAAGAATCCCGACTCCGCGCCGGCCGCAGCCCTTACGGATCTCCTGGCCAGCATGGGTAGCAGGGGGCATGACCCCGTGTCGAACAGGAGGGAGGTCAGGGTGTACACCACCGGCGTCGCATCCCGCTTCCTCACGGCGTACAGGAGCCTCCTCCTCCTGCACTGGGGGTTCCACGACAGGAACCCTTCCTCCGCGGAGCTCTCCGCTATGGCCCTTTCCATGACAGGCATGACGGCGTCCTCTGCGAACGATCCCGACGGCTCGGACACGAACCTGGCCATGGCGATCTCGTCGGCGAGCGAACGCATGGCCTTCCACACGTCCCTGGCGAACGACTGTTCGCTCGAGTCCGCCCGCATGGACAGAACCGCCGAGACGAACGAGGCCGCGTTCCTGGCCCCCTCAGTGTCGAGGTTGAGCCTGTCCCCGGCCTCCCACGCCCTCCTCACGGACACCGCCGCGGGTATGATCCTGTCCTGGGACACGCATCCCCTGTCGAACAGCTCGGCGACGGCCGACACCGACGGCATCCAGATCGCCGGGTCTTTCGACGCGGACAGCCTCCTCTCCTCGCTCTCGCCGCACTTTGACCATGTGACGACGTAAAACCCAAGGCCAGGGTCGAGCGTTATCCTCGCCGGCATCCGCTCGAACCTGAACGCGGGACGGCGCCTTTCGCCTCCCGTTCCGCTTCCTCCTGACGACACTGTCATTCCCCCACGGACACGCATACCATGACTGTGAAGACGCAGCCGCTCTCATCCGACAAAGGCCCCAAGGGACTGACCGTCATGGGATTTAAGCCGAGAAAGCGGCTCCGGCGACTTCCGGGACCCTCGTTCCGGATCCCATCAGGCACGGCACGGGCAGACCCTACGTCACCGCAAGAGTCTCCGGATCCCCTCGACCACTTGCTTAGATCGACACCGAGCCTGTCCTTTATGTAGTCGAAGATGATAGGCTTCCACCCCGACGAAACGGAGCTATCGTGACCGATGACGTATTGGGCGACATCCAGCGCCCACTTGACGAGAACCGAAAGGAGGAGTTTCCTGATATACGACTTCTCGGCGCCTTCCGCGCCCCTGTCGTCCCCGGAGAGGTCGATTCCGTTTTTCCTCGCCGTTAACTCGACTACGTCTATAACGCTACTGCCCGACTTCTCGCACGCGTCCAGGAAACCATCGATATCCTCCTGGCTGACATAGCACTCTTCTTTTTTCTTCGAAAACTCCTTTATGGACTCTTCGGCAAGGCCCCTGCCGTATTTTCCTATCCTGTCGGAAAAGGAACCGTCCTTGTTGCATTTTCCCCAACCGCACCCGGAGGAGCATCCCTCTTTCTCACCGTTACCCATATTCATCAATCCTTTCGTTCCGATGCGCAAGTACACATCCGTCTCTAGTATTATACCACAATATTGTCACAATATGTTTTCTTTTTGAGAAAAATGTCCAATAGCTAAAAAAAAGGGCCGGGTTCCCCCGGCCCTCCTAAGGCGCGAACGCCGATATCCGCCCCTACTCCTCCGGACGGAGTTTGTAGGACGCATGGATCGAATCCGATATGCACCCAAGCGCCGAGTAGAGCGCGGACATGACATCCCTCTTGGCGTCGGTGTCAAGCGGGCCTCCGCTGATCCTGGACGCGGCGCTCTCGACGGCCCTCTCGGCATCCCTGAGGTCATTTTCGAAAGCGTCAACTTCCTCGTTTGTCATCAGCCGTCACCGTCACCCTTTCCTTTATCGCCGAATCGACACCCTGCATGATGATGTCAAGAGCTTCGCACATAATATCCTGAAGATCGGTATACGAGACTGGACGTGACACCATCATGAGTATCCTCCTGTATGCCCTGTTTGCATATGCCTTCCTGTCCGTGTCCGGGGCGGAGCTCGAAGCCTCAGCAAGGTGCGCAAGCGATCTCGTCAGCGAAACGAACGACATCCACGATTCCCTGTCTTCATCGAAGAACATTTCTCGCACTTCATCGCGAGTGTAAGGGTAATTCAGGAACTCCTCGACATACTGCCATTTCGCCATTTCCATGTCGCACCCAGACGCCTTTGACAAAAGCATGCCGGCAATGCCATCCATAAATACGGAAAACTCCTTGCATTTTTCGTCAAACGCCTGCCCCTCAACCCTCGTGAACCAGTACAGACCCTTCCTTTTCGCGGAGACGACCAGAGCGTACGCGAAAAGGTATTTCATTGTCGCAAACGCGCTGGATTCGGCAGCCTCTTCGGTAAGGATCGAAGCCCTTACAATGTCCGTGTATACGTCCACTACGGAAGGGCCCTCCAGAACGTCCAGACCGTAGAGATTGCCGTACTCAAGCTCCCTTGCCGCAATGATCATGTTACGGAAATATCTTCCGAAATCCCTTCTTCCTGAGAAGTAGGACAAAACATCGGAACCACCAGACTCTGACATTCTCAATCCCTCACTTTCCATCTGCTGACAATTCTTTTCCATGGTTTATGGCGGACGCGACCTCGCTCTCGGCGATCTTGACCTCCTCGTGGATCTCCTTGTCCAACGCATTGATCCTTTCTACGATCATGGACTGGGCCATGTCGAGAGCCTCATCGAAATGAAGAAGAACGACCTGCATCATTGCCCTGTCAATCTCATCCTTCGCGTATGCGATTGCGTCCTCGTTTATGGAATTACCGTCGCCCATGATCCTGATCATTCCCGGAAGGCCTCCCTTTTTCTCTCCGATGTCGTCCCTCGGGATGATCGTGTTACCCTTCCGGATGATTTCTTCCGCCGTGTATCCGCCATGCTCGCCTTTCGGCCACACGACTCCGTTCAGCTCCGTGTCGTACATCCCTACGCACATCGACGGGCAGTACTCCAGCAAGGACCTAAGTGCCCTGACCGCCGTGTACGCGTCGGCCTTCCTCGTCATCTCGTAAAGCTTGTCCATTTATTATTGATCACCTTCCTTTTTAGCTATAGACATCATGGCATCGTCAACGCCGCACTCGCGGCTCAGGATTTGAAGGGATTTCTCGGCGACGCCGATCATCTCCTTGCAATCGCAATAGACTTCGTTCACGCGGGACACAGCCAAGTCTCTCAACCTCTCCAACGCATCGCGAATGTATGCGATGTCCCCGCACCCCGTGTAGCGGTGCATCCGGTTCATCTCTTCGCAGAACTGGGTGGCGTTCTTGACCGCATCCTTGTTCCTTCGGTGAGGCTCTCCGGAGAAAAACAGGATGACGTTGCCGTCCGCGTCCCTCACGGTTGCCGTAGGAACCGGAGGAGAGTACGTTTTTTCACGCTCGCGTTTCCGACCAAGGTTCGTGAGAGGGTATCTCCAGTTCACTTTTCCTTGCTCCTTTCGCGTTTTACAAACCTGACATATCCATCCCACCCCTTGTCGAATATGAGGAGAGCGTGGAATCTGGCGCATCCGAACATGGCTCCCGTGCAGTCTTCGCAGACGCTCAGTATCGCATTCTCGAAATCGAGCTGACTGCTGTTCGTCATCCTCGGAGTCCACTTCTTACCGGTTTCGCGCTCGAATTCCTCCCGTTCCTTTTTCCATTTTTCCCTCTCTCCCTCGTGGCTCCTAAGCCACATCACGCCGGCCTTCGCCATCCTCCTGCAGGCAGCCTCATACCCTCCTCCGAATCCGCTGATCTCGAAAGGCCATTTGAACTCGCCTGCATCCTTCCTAACTTTCGAAGCCAGCTTCCTATCAGGTTTTGTCTTGCCGTCTCTCATTCACAATATCCTTCCTCGGTTTCGGGCTCGACCCATTCATCTTCATGTTCCACGGAAACGACCTTGATTTCCTCCACGGACAATCCTTCTCTCAGGCACCAGTCCGAGCAGAAAACATTGTCCGACTCATCCTCGGCGAAATACCGCACCTGAAGGTAGTTGTCGCAAACCTTCAGGTACGTTTCCCCGTCATTCAATTCCTTTCCGCACACAGAGCATATCATTCCGCTCATTTTCCTCCCGCCGTGTCAGTCGCGGTAAACTCAGGACAGTTTCTCGTCCCCCTCGACCTCTCCGATGCTCCTGTTTGCCTCGTCAACCGTTTTGTCGAGTTCCTTCCTGCTCGAATCGGACAGCTTGACGAACGCTTCCTTTATGAGATCGCCAGTCAATCCGATGATCTCGTCCAAATGACTATAGATTGTCATAAGTACCGCCTTCTCAAGAAACGTACTGAGGCTCCCCTTAGTTTCCGAGTACTTAGACGCATTCTTTCCGACAACCCGAAGGAGTCCACCCGCTCCACTGCAGAGGAATCCGAGCTTTGGAAGTCCGTCCGCATGCAGCTTCTCCTCTTTGTAGCTCCATGACCAGAATTCTGGGTTGAGGAAACCTCCTTCGTCCACAACCGCAGGAGGCTCGTAATCGCTGAACGAGCTTTCCCTGTCAAATACAACGATCCCTACGTTCCCTTCCTTGATATCCTTCTGGAGCTCACGTGCAATCCTGTAAGACTCAGGAAGATTATGCAACAATTCTAAGTTGATAATAACATCACTCACAACACAACTCCTTCCCTATTTCCAAATACCTCAAACATCTCCTGAACCGTCTCCGTCTCCGTCGCCGTCGTCGTATCCGGAGCCGTAGCCATAGCCGGAACCGCAGCCGTAGCCGGATCCGAATCCGTAGCCAGCGCCAGAGCCGTCGCCGGCGTCGTATCCGGAGCCGTAGCCGTCGCCGACGCCGCATCCGTAGCCGCTTCCGTCGCCGAATCCAGATCCGGAGCCGTCGCCTGAGCCGCATCCGTAGCCGCGGCCGGATCCGCAGCCGTAGCCGCAGCCAGACCCGTCGCCGGCGCCGTCGCCGCAGCCGTGTCCGCAGCCAGATCCGTAGCCGGTGCCGGAGCCGTAGCCGTGGCCGTATCCGGTGCCGGAGCCGTAGCCTGATCCAGATCCGTCGCAAGAGCTGGAGCAAGATCCGAACTTAAACGGCTTTGCTTTAATTTTGCTCACACACTGCCGCCTCTCTTATTGTCCTCGCCGCCGTTTCGCTGCACGGTATCACCTCATATACGTCTCCCAAGAAGATTTCTGGGAGTTCGTCCGGAAGGGCTATATTATTGGCGATGCCATGCACCGCGACCGCAGAGAGCGAAATGCCCTTTTTCGCCTTCCAAGACCACAGCCTACGTGAGTTGACGAGTTGGCAGTGGTTGCCGTCGTGATCCTTCAAAAATCCCGCGTGAACGCCACAGTAGTAGCCTCGGCATATCACGTACGGGAGTCCGTCGGTGTTCTGAGCGGGGTATTTGGCGGTTTCGTGGATTGCGCTTCTTCGTACCCACTCCTCGCCGTTTATCGTCATTGTGTCATCTGTGTTCATCTGAGTGTTCATCCTTTGTGTTTTTCATGATGGCCCTACTCGCTCGAGCTTTCGGGCCATCGTCTTACCTGTCGTAGCCGTCGCCGTATCCGGATCCGTATCCGTCGCCGTATCCGTCGCCATAGCCGTCGCCATAGCCGTCGCCTTCGCCGGCGCCGTAGCCGTTGCCGGAGCCGAATCCGGCGCCGTAGCCGTTGCCGGAGCCGAATCCAGAGCCGTCTTCGTCGCCGGAGCCGTCGCCGTAGCCGTCTCCATAGCCGTAGCCTTCGCCGTCGCCTTCGCCTGAGCCGTAGCCGCGGACGTAGCTGTCTCCGGAGCCGTAGCCGTTGCCGGAGCCGAATCCGGCGCCGTTGCCGTAGCCGTATCCAGAGCCGTCTTCGTCGCCGGAGCCGTCGCCGTAGCCGTATCCAGAGCCGTCTTCGTCGCCGGAGCCGTCGCCTTCGCCAGATCCGTCGCCGTATCCTGAGCCGGAGCCGTATCCGGGTTCTGAATCGGGACTGAAACCGAAGTGCAGTCCGACTTCATCAGGATCAATCATTATCGTCTTCGATAAACTTCTCATAGGTTTCCCACGCGTGGTCGGTCACGGGAATGTACTCGATCGCGTTTGTCAAGACGACCTCGTCCGTCCTGTTAAGCCTTCCACTTGCGATCCCGTTGTGCGCGACGGCCGAGAGCGACAATCCCCCTCCGCTCCATTTCCAGAGACGGAGCGCATCCTTCAGATGGCACTCCGTAGCATTGTCCGGGTTAACCGACACCAAAGTGCCGATATGGACACCTGCCGAATAGGACCTGACAAGCACGCGCTTCCCGATCATAGGATGCCGCCAAACCGGACGGCTGGCCTCCTTCACATTGCCTTCTTCCTTCACATCGCCTTCTTCCTCCATACCGACGATCTTCTCCAAAATTCCGATAAGCCTCTCATACTTTCCCATAATCCAAAGTCTCCTCCGATTTTCGTTCTGCAAAAGAAAAAACCCGCCGCCGCCAATTCATTAAGCGCTCGCACCCCTCCAACGGGGGCCGTCCGCGACGGCGGCGGGCATCCCTGCACCCGCCGGGAACATTTTGTCCTGCATGATTCCGTTCCAGACTCGCTCGAACATCTCGTATAGGGCGTACGACGCGTCTTGTGACAGGTGGTAAACGCTCTCGTCGGTGTCCATTATGACATACGTGTCCTTCATGTAGCGACCTCACCGCGTCGTCTCCAAGATGGCCTCGTCCGCCTTGAGCACTAGGTCGCTGACGGACTTTGCGAGTGTCTTCACAATATGCTTCTTGATCTGCTCGCCCATTATCTGGAACACCCAGTTGCCCTGGCCGACCTCGAACAAAGCCATGTTTTCGTCGACGCGCTGCTCGATGGACTTCCTGAGTTCGTCTGACATCTCTGAAACCTGATGCAGAATCTCTGCGTTGAACGACCTCCTGACCTCGGCCCTGATGTGCTCACGCGCTTCATTCGTCAGCCTGACCATGTTGTCGTCCCTGTGGGGATACCAGATGCCGAGGGTTGTGCTGTTTTGAATCACGGCGAGAATCAGCTTGTCGATTCTCTCTGACACCTGTTGCTTCACCTGCTCCTTGATTACCTTCTCCACCAGCTCGGCGACGTCGAGCCCCTGAAAGGTCATCATGATCTGCTCCTGTTTGGGCATTTTGGCGCTCTTGCGCCTTGAGTTTGTTGCTTTGCTCATTTTTTCAGTCTCCTTTGTTGTTATCTTTTTCCGACTCCGCCTGCTTCCTGGCGAGTGGGAACTTTTCCCCCATGACCGCTTCGTACAGCGCGAGCATGTTTTCGCGGGGTATCCTGTGGCAGCCGATCTGGATCGTGTCTCCCTCGTATCTAACGATGGAGTAGGGTCCTATCTTCATCGTGCGCATGTCCTTCCCGAGCGCCCACAGCCTCAGCAGCACCTTCGCCTCGTCCAGCGGGACGCTGACGCGCTCCGACGTCCTGATGCAGTTGTTTTCGGGCTCCGGCCACACGTACGCCGCGTTCCTGTCGATCTTTTTCCGGAACATCGTCCTCTGGTAGCGGTCGAACGGGAACCTCTCGCTGTGGTATCCAACGTCGAAGACCGCGCGCACGAACTCGCAGTAGTCCGCGCCAGACGTCTCCCCCTTCGGAAGGTACTTTGCGAACAGGATGCGCGTCTCGGCGGCGCGCTCCGCAGCCTCCCTGCGCCTCTTCGCCTGTAGCTCCTTCGCCATCTTCTCGACATCCATCGCCTCGAACCGCTTGAACCTACGGTCGCGGAGGGGCCTCGCCCATTCCTCGCACGAAAGCTCCATTACCTTTTTGCGGCACGCCATGAGATTCGCGAACTCGCGGCGGTTGCCGATCGTGTTCAGCTGGCCGGTTAGTCTCTCGAGGGCCTCGAGGAAGTTCTCCGCCACGCCTCTCGGCGAGAAGTCGGAACACCCCCTTCTGAGCGGCACGGGCACGACCGTGAACGGGCTCGCCTGTAGCACATACGATATGTGCTTTGACGTCGTTTTGCTCATCGAGTAATATGATATGAGCGTCAGCCCAGTCTCAGGATCATTCGTGCGGACGTCCTTCTCCTCCCTGTCCTTCGTCGGGACCACCTTCGCGATCGCCGTCGAGTAGCTGAAGGCCGTGGACCCCCTGTATCTCAGCGAGCATCCGCGGTACGCGTGGCTCTCGTCTCTGTCGACGCCCTTGTAGTAGAAGTCGTGGGCCATCGACCAGTTTGTGTGACTTGACATGTTTACCTTCTTTCGTTCGTTCTTTCAGGCTCACGCAGCCACGGCCGGACGTAGCGTCCAGCCGTCGTCTTCGAGCTGCGTCTCAACGGGCCCGTACAGCCACGCTGGGAGCCGATTGTCCGCCCCCTTCGGGACCAGTGACACGATCTCGCGGACGCACCGTACGTCGGCGGCGTCCACGAGTTCGATGATCTTCTTACACAGCAAGTCTCTGGTCCCATGCGTGGTGCATGGCATGGTTCCGTCAAGAAACCTCCCCATGGCGAGCAGCGTCAGTTTCCCGTTCCAGTAGATCCGATCCGTGACGCGTTCGACGTTTTCCTTCACGACCGTCTTCACACGGTCGAATTTAATCGACTTTTCAGACATGATTCTCGATCTCCTCCCCGATACCCGTTACGATCCGGTATAGATCCTCGTCAGTGTCAGTTCCCATGATCACTCCTTGTCAACGTCACCGCTTCTGTCGGAGACTCCGGTTTCAAACAGTTCCCTGGCGTCCTCCACATCAGCGGCGCACAGGCTACTTACCTTCCACAGCCTGTAGATCTTCCTGAACGTCCTGTTCGCGCGCAGATGCCGAAGGAGGACATCGAGATCGACCTTTCCCTTTATCCTGTCGCGTTTAGGGTTCCAGACATACGCAGTAGCCATGAACGCGTCGCACACGTCTCCCTCGACCAGCTCGACCAAGACGCTGACCGGGAAGGACTTCCTCTTCCCGGTGAAGGCGACCTTACCGAATTCAATCGTGCTGATCATTTTTCTGGGTTTCATCGTCGCCATCGACTTCCCTCTCTGTAGCATTCTCCCATTTCCTAGTCCTTTGACCTGTAGTTTTCGATTTGCTCACCCAGGCAATTCGCGGCGTCTAAGATGTGCCTGATCGCGGCCCTCACGAGGGTCTCCGCCGTCTCCATGGACATCAGGAAGTCTCCCTCGAACTCCCTCTCGTAGTCAAAGAGGATGCTGTACGCGTACGCGAGATGCTCGACGCACTCCTTCTTCGCCTCGATGTAATCAGCAACCCCTTTAACCTCTTCCATGTCTTCTCTGTTTTTAGCCATACCCTATCTCCTGAATAATGACCCGTCAATCAGATTGTCGCCATCGACTTCCGATTCTTGCGGATGTCGGTCGTTCCGATCTTCTTGATCATTTTAATTCTCCTTTCGTGTTTGCCATGTTTTCCTTAGCCCCATAGCATATTCGCCAGGGGGGATGTACCCTTTGTAGACGGACTGTGCAACACCCTTTACGAACACGACATTCGCGAGCGCGCAAAGTGTTTCCACCCGCTCAAGGAACTCGTCTTCATCACAACTCTCGATCCTTTCCTCCGCAACACTTACCGCGAAGTCGGCGACAAACCTCGCCGCCCCGGTCGGATTCCTTGTCAGCATGTCCTTCAGCCAAGGCTGTACGTGGCCGGCGAACGTTACTTCCAACTTCATTCCCATGTCATACCTCCTCCGCCTCGAATGTCGAGTGCTTGTATTATGACTACTCTCATCCCTTGGACCAGTCGTCCAGGCCCTTTTCAATCTTGTCGGCGAGCTCGGTACATGCGCTTCATCAATCGAGCCTATTCCAGCCGTCGAACCGCATCATGCACTTCGGCGGCCGTGTCGGCTCGGGGTCCGCCTGTGTGACGGACTGCGTTTCTCTACCGTACGGATTGTCGACGGCGCAGCACATTTCGATCGACCCCCTGTCGAGGAGGTCGTCGACATACTGTTCCGCCTCTTCTCCGTCTTCCGCCTTCACGGCGACCCGCAGGTGGCGCGTCTGGTCGATGTCTACGTAGAACCATCTTTTCATGGATCAATTTTCCTCCATACCTGCGTCCCTTTCGGGAGCCGCCTGTAGCCATACCTGTCCCGGTACCACGCACGGGCCTCGGCCTCCGAATACGCATACACGTCGGACGCGTAAACATGCCCCGGGATCCAGAGCATCCAATGTATCAACCGCTTCACATCCTTCACAGGCAGGCATCCTTCAGCGGGCACTTGCTGTCCTTGAGGATGGACCTCTTCGCGATGTCGATGATGCCCTTCGGAACGTCGGCCGGCCTGAACCCGTCCGAGGCGACCACGCACTCCTTCCCGTCGGAACGTGTGCACCGAAGGACTACGGTGCTTCCGTAGATGCCCCACGCGTCAACGATCGCGTAGGCGTTATTCATGGGATCGTCCTGGTTCCACAGCATCACCAGCGTCCCCGGTTCCTGCTCGAGGGCCTCTACCCACTTCCACGGCATCGCCAGAAACATGATCTTTGGCGCGGGCATTCCTGCTCCGTACTGCATGCGATATGCAGTTGTGTACCTCTGGTACATTTCGTCGCATTTTGCCTCGAGTTCCTTTGCATCACTGCTGATGTGTATAGCGGGGCGGCTCCCCGCCAGTTTCTCCAACACGTTCATTCCGCTTCTCCTTTCTTTTCTTCATCAGGCTCGTATGGCCACGGAGCGTTTGGGCACATGTCGTGTCCGAGTATCGCGCGCAGGAATCCGGACTTGTCACAGCATGGATAGTCCTCTCCAGGCGCATAGGACGCGACCTTGCAATGTCCGCACGTCTTCCAGTTTCTGTCACATTTCGATGTTATAGGAGAGTATTTCCTCATCGTCATTGACCCTACTCGTTTTTCTCGATCTCCTCGTTTTCCTCCGATGGCTGCGGCTCGAAGCACAGACTCTCCCCGCACCCGCCGTAGCTCCATATCGCGACGTCGCGGAGGCGGAAGTCACCGTTGGCGCAAAAGTCGAGCGTTATCTGGTCCACGTCCGACATCGGCTCCTCGGACCTTCTGTCCCACTTCACGCCCGCGCTCTTGAGCGCATTGACCATCGCCGCCACTGCGTCCTCGAACGCCGCGCGCTGGGCAAGATTCAGCTTCAGGTAGTCTTCGTAGCCGTCGTACTTTTCGCGCTTGGTCATTCGTCCTTGTCCTTCCAGTCGCGCCAGACGCGGCGCGCAGTCTTTCTCACGAACTTGGCGAAGTCTTCCCACGAGCGGTAGCCAACAGGGGCGCCCAGATCCATCCTATCAATGTAGCCGTTGCGGCCCTTCGTGAAGACCATTCCCCACTTGAGGTCGATGGACTCGTCGGTGTCGTCGACGTGCCCCTCCTCGAGCTCCGGGTCAGCCTTGGCCATCGCCTCGGTGACGTACGGCATCTCGAAGTCGATGTCGTAGTCGCACTGCATGATGTTGTTGTGCGTCTGCCGGCCGATCTTCCAGCAGATGCGCCAGCCTTGGTCCACCTCCTTCGGGTCGACAGGCGGGCAGAACGCGGGCCGGAGCTCGCCGTTCTTGCCGCACCATTTCTCCTCGGACGCCGGGCCGTAGCCGGACTGCCAGCCCATGCAGACGCAGTACCGGTACTTGTCGGTGCTCGCGAAGTGGATGGAGCAGCAGCCCGCCTGTTCGCGGACGAGCCACTCCCACCACCTCTTGAGCTCCTTTCCGGTGACTTCCTTGAGGTCACATGTCCTCATCGCAGGTCTCCTGTTTTAATCTCCTGTGATCTACGAGATAGGCCATCTCGTGCATGGTTCGCCCCAACAGCCAGTGCTTGCTGAACCCCGGGTCGGGTTCGTAAGGGAGTCTGTTGTTCCGAAATTCTATGGACAGCCGGACAAGCGCCTTCCGGCGCGTCCCGAACTTGAACCCCTGGACGTACTCCTTCCTGTGGCGGTCGAGTATACACCACCATATCTTCCCGTCCAGCGCGATGCGCTTGACCGGCTCGAACCTCGACTGCCCGAACCGGACGCACCGACACTGCGGGTACCTTTGGTCACTCGTCCTCATTGTCTATTTCCTCCTTGATAATCAGTCAGTCTCCTCTACCTCGAAGGTCGCGTTAAGATGAGACGCGCACCTTCATCTGAACCTCTTTCCGCTGTCCGTGTCCGTTAACCGGTATCCCTGCCTGAGGTTGGACAGGGCCGTCACCGCACGGTCCCTCTCGGAACCATCCGTTCCTGCTATCCAGGCCATCAGGTAGTCTTCGTATTCTTTTTTGCTATGGAACGTGAACGACTTCCCGTAAGCGACGATCCCATACTTTTCCCCTTTTCCGCTCATGCACGTCTCCCAGGCCTCTTTTTCAGATATTCTCTCTCCACATCGTCTGTCTCTAAGCGGAGCATGTCCCATAAGCCGTCCATGTCAACGCACAAGCCAAGCTCATCGTTCATCGTCGCGTTGTCCTCAAGGAACCTTCCCCATGTTCCGGCAATCATCATGTCCGCTATCAGCTTGAAAGCAGGCCTAGTCTCAGGGGACGCGTCATCGTACACGGACCTCTTAGCGAACTTTACCCATTCGATGTCATTCTCGTTCTCTGTCATCATCCACATGACTAATCCTCTTCGTCTTCTTTTTTTTCCCCTCCCTCCGATACGGGCACGGACTTGACCGGCCGGTATTCCCAGCCGCCCCTGCGGTCCTGAACGAACACCACCGTGTCGTCCTCGACCTGGATGTCAAGGTCGTCCCAGTCGCAGAGCGGCGCGGCGTTGGCGATCTTTAACGCCTTATCCTCGGCCTCTTCCGTGGATCCCGCCTCGACCTCAACTAGTTTCTCCAACAGTTTCGTAAGCGTCACCGTGTATTCGAACGCCATATCCTTCTCCTTTTCCTATTCCGCTTCATCCACCTCATAGGTGGTGTTCAGGTTTGAAGCTTGTTCCACCTCGCCACAGCCTCTTGATCCGTAATTGCCCAGGTTTCGGTCTGCGGACTATAGCGACACTTCTGGCAGCGCACATAAGAGCCGCCGTCATACGTCGGATGCACGATCCTTGCCCCGTCCTCGCCGCACCTTGGGCACGGCAGGGGGATTACAGGCTCGGAAGCGATCGTCTGGTGGACGGGTGATGGCCGGACGGAAATGCGGGGCTCGCCGTCGTCGTCGCTCGCCTCGAACCCGTCAGTCCACACGCACACTTCACCCGAGTCAACGAGGCCGCGTATTTTCTGCGCGGCCTCCTTCTTACTCCAGGCGTCAACGTCGTAGACCTTCTTGACGGTCCACCTTACCTCAACTTCGTATCTCTTCAGATGTCCTTGTTCGTCGGTGCCAAGCGTAATGTATCTGCTCATGGCGATACCTCATTTCCCTCAGTATCACTTTCGTCTTTGTCGTCGACGCGTATTTCTTATACGAAATTTCCCCAGTCTTTGAGCGCGCCGACCCTGTCCCAGTCCCTTATCGGGTTGTCGTCACACCTGACACCGAGCGCGTAGAGAAGCGCTCCGTCGATCGTGTCGAATGATTCGATGAACACGTCCTTCCCCGTTGATGAGTCCACGACTTCGAACTTGCCATTGACCGACAGGTTTGGCGGCAGGATCCACACTCCGATTTTCGGCTTACGAAGCAGGCATCCGGCACGGATAACCCGTTCGGACTCCGTCATCTCTTTGGCGTTCTGTACAAACGTTATCTTCATACCCACGTCCTTTCCTTATAGTGAACAATGGTTCTCCCACACCACGGTGGATTTCTCCGGGTTCACTTTGACCCGAAGCTCAACCGAGTACCGGCTTCGGCAGTGTTACACACAGCTGAATGACGGATTCTCCGTTTAGGACGATCGATCCGTTCGTCAGAACGGGCGTCGGTTCGATGACGCGAATTTCCGGCGTAAGATTCAGTAGAGCTTCGCCGTCGAGAATGCGCGAGCGCTTGAGTTTTTGGTGCAGTTCGCTCCCGAGCTTCGCCCGGATGCTCGTCGTCACGTAAGAATTGTCGTTCACGCAAAGCATGACAGGCGAGCAAATAGCGGGCAAGACGCTTCGTAGCGTGAGTCTGCCCTCTTTCTTTAGGTTAAGCGTCACCGACTCGGTGTTAGCCGGTATGTCCAGATCGATCTTCTGCATTGTCTTCTCCTCATCTTACTTCTGTTTCCTGCACGTTCCTTCCGCGAGAGCGGCAGTCCACCTTCGGCGGCGTCACACATAGCTGAAGGACGATCGATCCGTTCAGCACGATGATGCTGATTTCTGGCGCGAGGTTCAGGATAGCTTCGCCCTCGAGGATGCGCGAGCGCTCGAGGATGCGCGAGCGCTCAAGCTTTTTGAGCAGGTCGCTCCCGCTCTTAGCCCGGATACTCGTCGTCACGTAAGACTCGTAGTTCACGCAGAGCATGACAGGCGAATGAATAGCGGGCAAGACGCTTCGCAGCGTGAGTCTGCCCTCTTTCTTTAGGTTCGGCGTTACCGATTCGGTGTTCGCCGGAATATCCAGATCAATCTTCTGCATTGTCTTCTCCTTGTTTCACTTCGGTTTCGGTTTCGTGAACGCTCCAGACAATGCACCCGCCGTCCGGGAGAACCAGTATGGCGTCGTCGTCCGTGTCGAACGGCGTCGTGTTTTCGTCCGGCGGCGAGTGCAGGTCCCGCTCGATATACTCTTCCTTGAAGTCGTCCACCATCGCGGAATGGGCATGGTCCCCATGCAGGAACGTGTAGCAGGCCGACCGTACGTAACCGTACTGGTTGAGCCAGATCTTTTCCAGAACCCACACTCTCATCTGACCTCCGTCCTCACTGTAAGTTTCATTTCAGTTCGTCCTTGTCCCTGATGATGTTTTCGCTGCGTATGGTGTCGTGGCTGAACACGTCCCAGAGCCGCTCGCCGTCCCCGACGAACGCGTTGTAGGCGCTGTTCCAGTGACGGTACACCTTGGCCTCGGAGAGGTCCTGCGTCCATGAGGCGCGAACCTTTCTGCCGTTTATGACGTCTGACTCGCGGCATAGGTACAGCTTCGTCTCTGGGTGCACGATCACCAGCTCGGGTATCGTCCACTCGTCCCCGACGAAACGCCCCGTGGCGTCGAACACGTCCGTGTCCTCGTTTTTCGAGAAGCCGATGTCGTCGACGGAGTCAACGTAGTACCCGCCGCACGAGTCGCCGTCCTCCCAGTCGCAGTCGTCGAACTCCCGCCCGTCGGGATAGACCCGCTTGAACGGGACGCGAGTCTCTTCGCGATACCAGAAGCACTCGCCGTCCAGATACTTCTGGAACAGCTCGAGCTCGCCTTCCGCCAATTTCCACAGATACCGCCTGAACTCCGTTTCGTCCTTGGCCTCTCGTCTGGACTTCGTTTCCTCGTCGTATAGCTCCATCCAGGGTCCGCACATCTTCTCGAAGCGCTCCCTGTCAGTCCACATATACGCCGCGTTCCTGGTAGTGTCCCAGCCGCCGGGATCGCACGGGAACTCCCGTATCGACCCCATGCTGAGCGCGATCCCGGAGTGGATGTACGCGGAGACCGGGAACGCGACGACGCCTTCGCGGAATCCATACTCTCCCGTCCCATAGCCGTCCTCGTCCTCGATTTCGACGAGCGGGCTGACGTAATCCTTCCGCCGCTCGTTGCCGCAGAACTCCCTCGGGATGTTCGAGTGAAGCAGGAACACCTGGTCGTAATCGATGAGCGGGTTTGGGCCGTCGCGGTCCCAGTCGATGATGACGTGCGTTGACGCCTTGCTGGAGTCGCGCTCGTCAAGCGCCAGCACTTTTTTCTTGATCATTGTAGAACTTCTCCGTCTTGTCCACCCCCGAACGCTTCGTCCGCCTTTCCGTGCACCCTGTCCTGTAGCGTGGACTTCACGTACTCAAGCACCTCAGGCGGGACGTCGGATTTCACAATCTCGTCCGCTTCCAGACTCGATTCGCCGGTCGCAAGCAAGACCGCGACATTCCAGTGGTGGTGATTGCATCCGACAAGGGTCCATCCGTTTGTCATTCCGATCTTCCCATCTTTCGTGCGGACGAGCACGTCCTTTTCCCACTCGAACGCATCGAGTCGGCGGAGGTCCACGTCTTCCAGCAGAAATATTTCGAAGGGCACATATTCGCGGTCCTCTTTGTAGTCGTCTCCGTAGCGGTCCTTGAGACACGCCTCGAAGCGGTCGTACACTTTCCTCGCACGCTTAATTTCATCGTCCGTCGGGCGTTTTAAGCACGTCCCAACCCTCAGCTTCTCAAACATCTTCATTCCTTGTCTCCTTCTTTATTCCTGTAATACTCCTCGACCACTCTCGCGATCTTTTCGGATTCTTCCCGCTCTGGGCGGTTGACGAATTTTCTCCCGCACCTAGGGCAAAACCTCGGATCCTTCCCCATGTCGCTGACAGCCGTGCGGCAATCCCTGCAGGCGCGTATGATACGAATGCGCCCCCTGCCGATTCCTTCCACGTCGATGATCTTCATTCCGCTCCTTCTTTATCCTCTGTGGCAAAAAGCCACTTCAGCACATCAACATAAAGATTCAGGAACCCAACCCTTTCTCTGTGAGCATCCTCAAAAGCACTGCTTGCCTCTTTCCATGTCGCAAACTTGTCGCAGTTCCTCGACGGTTTGGAGAGGGCGTAAGACGCCCAGTTCTCGATCCAGTCAATCGCGTCTCGCACGCACGGCACGACATTTGGATTCCTCTCTCTCAATTCTGCGATTTTATCAAGAATCCAAGACAGCGCCTCGCGCATCGCCGCGGCGTTGCAAACGGGCGGATGTTCTTGATACGTCGGTGAGTTGCATCCGTTCGGCTCACCGTAGTATTCGCAGTATGTCGGCTCGATCTCGCCATCAGCGCATTTGATGCAGGTCTCTTTCCAGTCTTTCATTCAACGCCTCCTTCCTCATTCCCTATAGCTTTTCCATCCTAGCCCTCCGCCTCAACGATTTTGCCGCATTTCATTGTGTACCACGTGTCTGCCTTGTACTTTTCGCCGTCGATGCACACCATCTTCGCACCGCAAAGATACCAGTTGTAGTTGGGCACATCATTTCGCCAGTCAGCGAGGACGATATGAGAACCTTTCACGCCCCTGGCCTTGCCGTGGACGCCCCATGCGACGGCAATAGCGGTTTCGTTTTCTGCGCTTGCTTCGGAGTTGTAGCCTGTTGCGCTTGCGGCGGAGCGGACGCCCGTTGCGCTTGCGACGGAGTAGTCGCCCGTTACGCTTGCGGCGGAGCAGTCGCCAGCTGCGCTTGCGACGGAATTATAGTCAGTTGTGCTTGCGGCGGAGCACTCGCCCGTTACGCTTGCGGCAGAGTAGTGGCACATTGCGCTTGCGGCGGAGCACCTGCCCGTTGCGCTTGCAACGGAGTGATGGCCTGTTGCGCTTGCAACGGAGTGATGGCCTGTTGCGCTTGCAACGGAGTGATGGCCTGTTGCGCTTGCTGCGGAGCGGACGCCATTTACGCTTGCGAAACCATGATCTTCATAAGCTTTCGCCTCTGGCTTGACCCGCGCAATCGTGTAGTCGATAGCGGCCTTGACCAGCCCGGCGAATGTCAGCCGCGCTCCGATAGTGATCTTCGTCGCTGCAATCTTCGAATCTCCACCATTATGGTCGATGTCGCCTCCCATCTCAACTTCATGATACACCGACTCGTCGTACAGACAATAATAATACAGGCAATCAAGCGGGTTTTCGCAAGCATGAAAACCCTCTCTACAACAACTGGCTCTGTCCGTCTCGTATGACTTGCCCTCCTCGTACTGGAATCCGCGGCAGGTCATATCCTTATTGAAACCCTTATAGGCCTTCATCCCAATCCTCCACCCTAACGATTTTCCCGTCACGCAGAGCATACCACGTGTCGGGCTTGTACTCAGACCCGTCGATCCGTATCGCCTTAACTCCGAGGACGTTATGTTCGACATCGCGCTCGGTCAGCACAAGCCAGCATCCTATCGCACCGCGCGCCATGCAGTTGGCGCCCAGGACGGCAGCTATGGCGTTCTTACCTTTTACCTCTGCGTTTGATAAGTCTCCGGTAGCCGCTGCGTTTGATAAGTCTCCAGAAGCCGATGCATGTGATTCGACCCCGGAAGTCGTTGCGTTCGACTCGTCTCCTGAAGTCGCGGCGTGCGCTCTGTCACCCGAAGTCGCTGCGTTTGCGTTGTGTCCAGAAGTAGCGGCGCCTGCGCTGCCTCCAGCAGTCGCGGCGTTTGAGCCATCTCCCGAAGTCGCGGCGTGTGCGAAGGCTCCGGATGTCGCGGCGTGTGCGAAGGCTCCGGATGTCGCGGCGTGTGCGAAGGCTCCGGATGTCGCGGCGTGTGCGCTGCCTCCAGCAGTCGCGGCGTTTGAGCCTTCTCCCGAAGTCGCGGCGTTTGCGCAGACACCGGAAGTCGCGGCGTATGCGAAGTCTCCGGATGTCGCGGCGTGTGCTAAGGCTCCCGAAGTCGCGACGTGTTCATGGCCTACAGGAGAAGCATTTGCTTTATTTAACACAAAGCTGGTTCCAGCCTTGACCATGTCAGCCATAGTCATCCTGGGGCCGATTTTGATTCTGGTCGATGCTACCTTCGTCCCTCCTTTTTCGCTGACGATTTCGCCGTCAAGCTCGACCTCGTGATAAACGGATTCGCCCGGTTGGTAGTAGAAAAAACAGTCCAACGGGTTCTCACATGCGTGGAACCCGCATTCACAAATTTCAGCCAGGTCCGTCTCGTACGACCCGCCTTCCTCGTACTGGAAGCCGCGGCAGGTCATATCCTTATTGAAACCTTTATAAGCCTTCATCCCTAATTCCACCCTTTTAACCCTAGCACAACATGGCGTTGGGGTCGTTCTTGACCAGCCTCACGATCTCACGGCACAGGCAGAACCGCTCGTCCTGCTCCGTGTGCAGTTTATCGTAGTTCCCTTCATCAAACTCGACGCCCGCGTTCATGAGGCGGCGCTGAAGGAAATCGACATACCTGTCGCGCGCCCGATCATACCTGATAAAACGGTCGACCAGCTCCCGCAGGAGCTGGCCTTCCGTCATTTCACCGATGTCCTTAACCTTTCTGTCCATTGACACTTAGCACCTCCGTCTTGTAGACGGTCCAGACAATCTCCCTGTCAGAACCGGTGTACCTGTACATCCTCACGCCGACGCTGGAACTCTCCGGTCTTGACAGCGTCTTCCGGACCTCAGTCCTGATGTCGCTATCGGAGTAGCTCATGCCATAATAGTTCTCGCGGACTCTGTTTGTTACCATCTGCCTGAGCATCCTTTCGCAGGACTTCCTGTCATCCAGCACGACAGCCGTTGCGTTCAGATGTCCTGGAATTGATTCAGCTCCATAGCACGTCAGTCTGAACAACTCGCTGACAACCCAGACTTTTCCCATGGCCGAACACTCGGATGCATGACCGTTCTGTCTTACGAAAACCCTCTTACCGCATGGATCAAATCCAACGATCATTCTTGTTTCCTCCTCCTGACCGGAGCGACACAGTCCCAGACCTCACCATCGGAACCGAGAAGATAGTACCTCTTCTTAAAGTCCGAAGGCCATCCCGCAAGAGCAAGGGCTGGCATCACGAAGCTCCTCAGGTCGCCCGAGGCGAACACCTTCTTTGAGAACGGAAGAAGATAACGGGACGTGCCACTCGATGACAGCGAAACGCCGTTTGAAAGGCCTGTGTCATTTACGCGCAGCGTCCTTCCGCTTAACGTTATTACGGAAACCGCACCGTCGGCACGGTTCCCGTAAACGTCACAACCGAGAGACCCGTCGTGATCATTAACGAATCCGATTGAGACAACGCCTATTCCGGGACGGTAGAACAGATATCGCCCCTCGTACCTGTAACGGTTGCATGGGACATATCCGTCCGCGCACACTGTCGGCATGTTCTTCTTGAAAGCCCTCTTGACCTTGTCAGTCCACACGCAACCGTCCGGCCCGCCTTCATTCTTCTCCGTATTCGGAATCATCCCTCTCTTCATACCCTCCTACTCCATTCTTCTTATCCATGTCCAGAGTCACCCTCATCTCATGAGGGGAACCTATCCCAAGATAGTTCGGCGAGTAGTCATCGTCGCCTGACCACATCATGATGTTTGCGTGGGACGCATGCCATCCTTTCCCCAGGTTCTTGGCCTGGCGGATGATCTCCTCCGCGTCAGCGATTATATCCGGATAGACCAATTGGTCTCCAATCCTGATATTGACAAAAACGGTTATATTCCATGACGAACCGCCGCACCTCCTCTCGATGTGTATGTTTCTTATTCTATCGCGCGGTATACCCTTGTTCTTTTTCTTGCCTGAGCTCATTTTTCCTCCTTGGAATCGTTCGGCACCCACTCCGAAAGCTTATCGGAGAGGGTCGTCTCCTTCCGTTTCCTGCACACAGAGCCGATCGCATATCCGATCGCTACCGAGAAACTCCACACAATAACGCTCACCGCAAACACATCAACACCGTTCATCATTCTCCCTCCCATATACGCCTTCTAGTCGTAACGCTCAGCATAGAGCGCCTCGTGCCGTCTTCGTACTTTTCGGATTCGACAAGATACTCGTCATAACCATCGTCCCTTCCGACGGACATACTTGACCCGTCCTCAAGATATGGCGCCAGTTCGGACATCGCGTCTTCCATGACTGAGCTCCAGCTGTATGATCCCCTGAATTCGCTCCGGTATGTCTCCCATCCTCCGTCGCATTCGTTATCGTACCTGCACGAACCCTGGTGAAAGGCGAGTATGCACTTTATCATGCCCTCAAGCGTGTCGGTGTCGATACCGTTCTTGCGGCACTCTTCCCGGCACCAGCAGACATTTCCGAAACTGCCTTTCGGTCCGTACCTGGATTCCTTTTTCTCCATCCATTTCCGCAGGGAATCCCTCGCCTCATCGCGCTTCCCTTCCCTGAACTTAATGTCAAGGCATACGCTGTAGTTGTCTCCCATCACTTCCCCTTTCTTGACGCTCTCCTCTTTCTGGCGTTCGTGACCTTCACCTTAACCCTTACCCTCTTGACCCGGGCTCCGCAATCATCTCCTTCGGCGATATATTCACCGGCCTCTTCGACCGTGTCGAAACGGTCAGCAGTCTGAGGGTCTCCCCAGCAATCGACGACAGCGCCGTCCTCGAACGTACGCCAGTACGTGCCCGGGACGCTGCTTATGACGAAGAACTCGTCCGTATCGATCTTCATTTCTGGCTGTCCTCCAACCTCTCGAACTCTTCGGACTCCTCGACCTCATAGGTGACGTGAAAATTGGTCGCTAGTCCGTACCAGTCATACCCTCCTTTGAACCTATCGACTTCCCGTATCTCTTCGTCGACGATTCGTTCCGCATCGTATGGACTTCTAGCCTCTACGAAGAGATAGTGAGAGAGCGTGATCGCAGCCCTGACTTTGTATATCTGGACTTCTTTGCCTTCGTCGTCCTTATGCGAGAAGACGTGAACGGTCCTCTTCTTATGCTTCATGAGACATCCTTTCCTCCGATGTATGAACAGACATGTAAAGGCTAATCATCCGCTTGGTGTTGCGCTTTACCGCCATCATTCGGAAACAGACTGAAGATGTAATCCATCGTCTCTCTGTCGGCCAGCTTCACATCTCCAGGATTCCCGTCTCTGATAACGTCATGCCTAAGAACCGCAAACCTCCCGGTAGGGAACACCTTGTTCCCTTCCGCGTCACGGATTGCGAACCTATCCTGGTTCCCGTATCTGGATCCGTCTTCGTTCACCTCAACGATAAGGACGCCTTTCTTGAACTTCTCTTTGCACTCATCGCACGCGTCTAGACCCCCTGTAATTTCGTGGGGCGCCTCCAGGTCGCCCTTAATCCTTCCCATAAGCGCCACTCCCATGGGTTTCCCGCACCAGAAGCACTTAAGAACTGATGGGTTGACTCCATACTTTTTAGACAACTTTATGCTCCTACCTTTTCTTCCCATTCGTTACCCCTTTCTTCACTTTCTTATCCGAAATCCCTTTCCCGGACGCCCTCGCCCGGCACTCCATCCAAAAGGCGATCGCCTTCCTCGACGCCTTAACGCAGTACAGGAGATGGTCTATCTTGAGCAAGTTCCTTTTGATACACCTTCGCTCCCTTGCTATGAATGAGTCTATCTCCTTCACGTAGAAATCTCCGACTACGTCGTCACCATTCTTCGCCATACGCATCCTCTTCTCCCATGTCCATCCCTATACCATGTATACGCTGACGACAGGGATGTCGCAGTCCGGACTGTCCGGATCATCCTCGATCTTAACGTCGAACTCATCAAACTCCTTGTTCAGGAGATCCCTAATCTCTGAAATGGACTCCTCGTCACCGCCGATGTAGTCTGCGTTCCAGATCCTGTGCCACTTGCCGTCCTTCTCGACGATCTTGAACCATATCTCGTCGTAGGCGATATCCATCAATTCATGCAGAACCATATGACATCCCTTTTCATACTCACCCAAGATGTAGGACGACCTTGTCAGTCCCGTAGTCGAAAGTGACCTGCCTCGCTCCCTGTCGAACGATCACACCGCCTCCGCACCAGCTGATTGACCTAAGGAAAGAGCTATCGCGGAAAACACGCTCGATCTCATCCATCGGCCGCAGCTTTTTACCATAACCCTTGAAAAGGCCAACATCGTCCATGTCCTTCGCAACCAAGATCTTGCTATAGTCAAACCAGAAGAATCCCACCGCGTTCATCACGCTCGTTCGCCCTATCTTAACAGGGCGCCTCTCCTCGGCCTTCGCACGCTCGATAGCCTTCCTCTTCTCGCTCTTTCCCATCACTTCCTCCTTTTTCTTTTTGGAGTAACGGTCGCACAGGGAGATGACCTTCCTTCGCGACCACATAATCCCCTCGCGTATGTCGCAGTTCGTGTGAAGGCGTCCTGTGTCCTCCTCATACTGGGATACCCTCAGCGCCTTCGACACCTCTTCCCTCATGACCTCCGGAGAGAACACTGGCGGGCCGTCCGCTCCGATGACGATCTTATCCCTCTTCTTCATTCATCGTCTCCTGTCCTCTACCATACAGACGTCTTTCCCCGACTCGCACCATGTTCCGAATCCAAGGAGATGTTCCGGCATAGACGTGATGAAGTTCCTTATGCAGGCTATCTCTCGCTCCTCCATCTTCATCGTAACCGAGCCAAAGACCCTGGAACCGATTTTTCTCTCGATCCTGAGGCGCGGCTTGGAAGCGGGGTCCCACTTGGCTTCCGACACATACACGATCGAGAAGTCGCCCTTTGACACCGTCCCTCCGCCCTTTCTGAAGCTCTCCTCGAGCTGGAGAGCCTCGCACGGGTTCAGGTTCATGTACGCCACGGTATCCGTCTCAGAGTCTGAGCGCCGCATCGATATGCACACTCCAAACGTACACTTCTCTAAATAAAGCTCGAACAACGCGCCGTCTACAACCTTTCTGATCATACCGTTCCTTTCTCGTTACCACTTGTCCGGGTCGCCGCTCCACCTATCGGCCGACATGAGCAAATCAGCCATGTTCTCAAGCGCTATCTTTACGAACCGAACCTCGTGCTCCCTGAGCGGGAAAGAAATGATCGGGACGAGTCCGGACTCGCCCTCTGTCGCTATGGAGATCAACGAGTACACACCCAGTCCGCAGAACGCAAGGCACCTTCCGTCAAGCGCCCGTATCACGGCTCTTCCAGATGAAAGGCCTTCGATAAGCTCAGACACCTCGGACGGGCTCATCACGAAGGACTCCCTCTCATCCTCCTTACCTTTCCCTTCGGGATATCTGCAGACCATGGAAACCATCACGCCTCCACTAACGAGGTCCATGGACAAATCCAAAACCCTTCCGTCATCCATCTCTCTCTTGATCATATCGACACCCTTATCCCTTTTCCCCTAACCTTTACCGCGCTGATCCTAAACGCTTTACCACCCCTTACGAACCAGGCCTCGTCTCCGTTTGGCGAGTAATAGACGTCGAGGCACCCCTCGGTGTCCCCATCGGCGAACCCCTTGAAGTCGGCTAGGTTACCGACCAACTCCGCTCCGCTTTCGTCGCGCACGACGACGTTTTCGAGCCACTCCTTCCTGATGACGTTTTCGATGAACGAGATAGCCTGATCCTTTGTGTCGAACAAGGTGAAGGCAGCCCACACGCATTCCTCCGGCGACTCCCCTTCATACCACTCTGACTGGAGAACTGCCCAACCAATATCATCTGTATGACCCGACATTGTTACCCTCCTCATCATATGCGCAGTCTGGATACGAACCGACGACAAGCATGTTCGACAGGTCCGCATTCCCGAACTCTTCCTGCGCCTTCTCGAACGCTTCGTCAACGCTTTCCGCGTCTACACTGATTTCGATCCTTCCTTCGACGACCATATTAACGCTATACATCATAGAATCCTGAACTGCGTCGCCCGAGCCGAATTGACCCGATAACCAACGGCAATGATGGCGTCGAGATTGTAAAAGTCGATTTTCCGTCGGACGATGCGGCCACCTTCTTCTCGAACTTGTTCCATTTTGGAACAAGTTGCGCTTTCTTGCAATTCCCCTGCCGAATAGATGTTTTTCAGATGTTTAGTGACCGCCTGCGTACCGACGCCGAAAAGCTTGGCCATCGCCGCCTGCGTGAGCCATGCTGTTTCCTTTTCAATGATTACATTGACCTGAACCGCCCCATCTTCAGACTTAAGAATCTCCATTGGCGTTTGAATCACCCAATCGATAGTATCCCACACCTATGCATTCGATCGTTGGCATTGAAGACGTTCCCCTTTTTCAAGAAGCCTACGGAACTCGTGGCTGCCGTAGTCGCTTTTGTCAAGGATCTTCGCGAGCTCCGACGCCTTCATCCTGTCGCTCCGCTTGAATCCATGCGCATTGAGCCATGCGTCCGTTCCCTGCCGGCAGGCTCCTGTGAGCCTCTGGTACAGAGACGCAGTCATGACCGTATCGGGATAGATGACGCCATACGAGACTTCCGATTGCTTCATCTTTCTCACGAGGGCGTTAATTGCCGACTTGACCGACCTTCCGTGAGCTGTCACTCCTCCTGAGAATGAAGCCGTTGTGCCGGCGGCGAACGTCTTTTCCGAACGGACGTAGTATCCGCGGCCTTTATACAACATCCATCCTGGGGCTACGTAGAAAGAGCCTACGCTCTTTTCCCTTCTCCTGTCGAGTAATGTAGGGATGCCGTCGATCTGTCTGTAGCATGTGGCACGCTTCGGAAGGTTGACAAAGCACGTGTACTCGTACATCAGGTATGTGCACCTTCTGCTGTATGTGCCTAACTCCTTCCTCTCGACGTGGCACTCCACATCGCTTATGCCGTCCTTGTATTTCACGACAGAGTCACCTCTTCCGGGTGTGAACCCGATACCGCGCAGCCCCGCTGAGACATCACTCTTTACTTTTACCTCAAGTCTCTTCGCGGCCGTCGAGGAGACGTCTGAATCTTTCCCGATATGGAACCTTTCCTTGTCAGGCCTTCCTCTGCAAAGCAGAACAAGCGTGTCCTTGAACAGACGTTCCGCACGGCTCAATCCTATTCGCTTCCTTCCCTTCAGTTCCCTGACGGTCTTCAGCCTTTTGTTCCGCGTGCTGTTTGCAATGGCGATCTGTGCGCCTCCTGATCGCATGGCCTCTGCGACGGCGGCCCTGAACAGCCTTTTCCCTCCCTCTCGGATGATTCGGAGGGCCTCCTGCCTACGATTCTCCTTATCCAAAACAAACCGATTCTTTTCCATCATCTTCTTCTACCTCCGGAACTCCTGACCATTCTTTTCCATTTCAGCCACCCATCTTTATGGGAGTGCGCCAGATGTCCCACCTGCGAACCTTTTTGTCGTCGATGTGATATCGGAACCATCCGAACTTTGAAAGGTTCTCCCTGGCGGACCTTATCACATCTGACCTGCGACGCTCATCAGAGCCGCACAGGACAAGCAGGTCTCCCAGGTCGTCAAGCGCGTTTTTAACTGCGCTTTCCTTCGTCAGATGCAGCTTAGGGAACTTCTGTTCGAACTCCTCGTCGCCGCTGTCCGAACTCCCGGATGTGACGCATGTCCATAACGTCGCGGTCCCCTCGATTTCGTTCTCGAATATCTCGAACCTGAAAACGTTATCGCCTTTCCTGGCAATATACACGAACTGATCAGACAGCTCTCTAATGATATACTTTTTGAGCGCGGACCTTACGTAAAGCGTGACATCGTTCATTTCCCACGGAACGCTATAGCGTGGGAAAATTAACGGTTCGAGCTCAGCTCCGGACGCATTGCCTTTGGAATCGGCATCCGAAGGACTGTATACAAACAGCGACCTTACGGTCTCTTCCGGATTCTCGGCTCCGGCCCTTTCTGCCGCCATCTCAAGGATTTCACGGAGGCCTTTGTGATTCTCGTCATAGTATAGCGCCATCCTGATGTCGTCCCTGACATCAAGCCGATCGATGATGTAATCCGCGCACTCCGTGATCGCTTTCCCGACTGACAGGAACGTCCCTATGCAGCTCGTATCAAAAGGATAGCCGGGCGAATAATCGAATGACACGACGCTGTAAGCTGTGATTCCCTTCATGGTTTATACCCCTTTCTGACACACTTGGAGGAACGAGTCGCCGTTAGAGCGTATTTCGTATCCTCCGTTTCCGCCGAAGACATTACGCCGGACACGCTACTTTCCATCCCGGACCTCCGTGATCCTCGTCGCGAGTTCGTCAGCTGCGACGATGACTGACAGGAGCGGATACTTCATACATGCGGCGGAGAAGTTCCCCTTGGACTCCATGCTGTCCGGTAGCTCCCATCCGGCCATGTGCCACCTGATCGCGGCGATCTCCTGCTCCGTCATGACGAGCCCCATCCGGAGGAGCCGAACGACGGACTTCTCACCGTGCCCCAGCGGGTAATCCGAATAGTCCGCGTCATAAGTCCAGTACTTCTCCCACTTGCCGTTTTCATCCTTCCTGAACCGCTCCACCTTGCGGTAGATATCAGCCTTGCACACGTCATGCAGGAGAGACGCGATGATGACGCTGTCCATCGGAAGCTCTTGTTCGAGCGATCCGTCGAGCCTGATCTGTGCCTCCCTGATCGCTTCGGACTGGGAGTACACATTGAGGGAGTGCCTCACGAGACCTCCCTCAACGGCGAGATGATGCCTCGCCGACGCAGGCGCCTTGAAGAACCCAAGGCTTTCAAGACACCCGATAACCTGAACCACACCCTCGCGGTTAGTAGACCGCAAGAGATCATTGAACCTGTTTGAATACTCATTCGTCATACCAAAACCCACTTTCCAACACATCCCTCGATCGGATATTTGAGCGATATGCGCGTCACCGCGCAGATTCCCAGTTCACGTCGCCAGTGCGCGCAGTTGAAGCAATCGCCGTAACGCTCGCTTTCCGGAACGCCTACGCGTTCTTTCTCCTGTGCGCACTCGCCAGTCTTCCTCGGTTCCTTCTTTTTTGCTGCTTTCCTCTTAACCGGGCCATCTCGGCGCCGCCTCATCGACCTTCCCATCCTTACCTCCTATGCGTATCCGCACATCATGAATTGTATTCGTTCATAGTCACGGTGACCTTGGTGGACAGCGGCTTCTCATGCCCCTCCAGGAGGTATGTGGTCCACCCCTGGCACTTGGTGTCCAGCATCGCCTTCTCGTACTTGGTGTCGCCCCATCCACACCCGTACTGGTAGATTGACTCGGTGTACGGCTCCTCCACCTTGAGATCCTTTGCCTTCTCGTTCCACTCCTCCTGAGTGAGTACGATTGTCCTGTACGGGCCGACACTGCGCCCGCAGGCGTCGGTTCGGTAAAAGTTTCTGACTACTCTCATTTTCCCTCCTTGTTTCTCCAGATTGACCAAGCCTTCCGACCTGGCACGTCATCAGATCCACCGCTCGCATAGACGCACGGTGCCGACGAATCTCGTTTCCTTATCGTCTTCCCCGTACGTGATGTCCGGGTCGACCGACATCGGGTCGTAGACGCCCAAGGCGCTGAGGGCGAAATGGAAATCGGATTCCGAATCCGCTTCGATCCGGATCTGAACTATCAATGCATCGGAGCATACGTTATGATCGTCCACCTTTACCCGTACGTTTTTCCCTGTTTCAGCACGGATCAAAGATTCCCACGCCTTGCTGAGAACGTCTTCGAGCTTCGGCAAGAGAACGGATGTAACGCGCTTTGGGTCTTTCCCATACATCGTCCCTCCGTCCGGGAAGAGCTTTCTACCGTATATCCTGATCTTATTCCCCTGTTCTGGGTTAAGGTCGGACTTATCCCAGGTATCCCAGACGCTGATTTCCGGAGCGGCTTTGAGCCATGTCAGAGTAACAACGGTTTCGTTTTTTCCGTGAAGCTCCTTGCGGGCCCAGTCACCCGGCTTTTTCAGCCCGTCGAACAGCTTCCGTAGTGTTTCACCTTCGATTCCAATCCCTTTTGCGTTTTCGATAAACATTGACCTGACGGTTACTATTGGCGTGCCTTCTACGGACATAAGCGTGAGCGACCCGTCGCCATAGGCCCAGTAGTCGTTGTACTCAATGATCGGTTTCTTATCTCCGTCGAACAGGTATTCCCTGTAAACGGCCCTGCGTTCATTGGACGGGTTGCCTTCCACGCCCCCGATCTCTGTAACCTCAATCAGAAAAACTTCCATCCTATTCTCCTTCTTCCTCTCTTGCTTTCTTTGCCGTATGGACTGGCCATATCCCATAAGTGTACACGCTGTTGCGGTACCTGCACTCATCCTCGCAGTTCGGATCGATCAACATGGCGGTCATGGACGCGACCAGCTCAGTGATATTCTCCGAATCTTCGTCATTAAGCGCATTGCACGTGATCGCCAAGTTCTCTGCAAGCCCGGCAGCCATTGCCTTTGCCGAGTCGTACACGCCGACCACCTCATTGTCGTCGTCCTTGTAGCGCTCGAAGAGAATATACACGGATTTCTCCTTATTCTTCTCCTCGAGCATCCTTTCTTTCATCTCGCTAATCTCGCTCATCCCTGCTCTCCTTCCACGCCTTCCACTTTTTGACATCTGCCGCATGTTTCCTTGCGAGCTTTCTTAGCTCTGAGAAGCGACTCGCGAAATCAATCACGCATATACTCTCCGAAGGGACACTGGTCTTGAATGGGTTTTCGGGGAGCCTGAGGAAACCCAGGCCCTCCATCTGCTCCCAAAGCTTGATCAGGATAAACTGGTTCGGCCAGTCATCTCCAGTATATGCCATGTCTACACTCATCCGTTTCCGTTCGAGACGTTGATCTTCGCGTTGCACAGGGATAGGAACTGCCTGAGGCCCTTCAGGTCGATCGCCTCGATGTCGCAAAGGGTCATGAAGGATGTGATCGCCGTAAGCTCAGATATCGTGAACTTAGGGTTCTCTCGCTCATCCTTTGCCTTTCTCTCCTGTTCGGCGCGCTGCGCCTCGATGCGGGCCAGCTCCTCTTCCTTCCGACGATTCGCTTCCTCCACCTTCTCAAGTCGGCGGACCTCCTTGACATAGGAGATCGCGCCATTCAGTGCGGCCGCGGTGACCTTACCTAGGTCAACCTTGGATTCTGGGCGGGCCTTCTTGTACTTGACGGCCCAGTCCGACTCCCCGGAGGCCAGAAACTCGTCCACGCTCCTGAACTCCATGATGACCCGCATGGCCTTTTTAGTCGTCGTGCTGTTGCACGATGACTTGAGATACCCTTCGATCCTATCCAGTTCTTTACTGTTCTCTTCCCTCATACTTCTCCTCCTGTTTTCTCTTTTCCTTTGCCAGTTTCAGTGAGTCCTCGATCGCTGACCTCATAGCCTTTTCATAGGCATCAGTCCCTTTTTCCGCATCCTTGCTTTCACCCAACTCATACAGGTGAAGCATGAGCATAATAGCGTTAAGCTCAGGATCGTTCTTCGTGATGGCGTATTTAGACAGCTTTCGCAGGATCTTCATCGCCGGGATTCTTCCGTAAACGTCTGAGTGCTTGATGATGAATTCCGGAAGATCGAACATCCAAAAAAACGGCTTATTTTCTCGCGACATATCACTGTCCGTCCCGTCGACATGCATGCTCAACGGCAAACTATCCATCAGACGACCCCTTTCTCTTTCCGCGTGAAGGCGATGATCCTGTCGCAGATCTCTCCTCCGAAAGCGCACAGCACTTTCGCCTTCAGGTCTTTAGCATCGAGCTTGTCTGCGAGTGAGACTGCGAGCCGTTCGATCCGGTTGTATCCGGCAGCGGCTGACCTCACCAACTTCGAAGCCTCCGCCTCCCTGTCCGCTAACTCGATCCTACGCTCGATGATCCTGTCCCACACCTCCCTAGTCTTCTCCTCGGACATGATGTATATGCGCCCGGATCCATCGATCTCCCCTATAAGGGGTATGTCGAAATAGGACCACCCTTCGCAGACAAACACCTTGACCTGCGGAACAGGAGTTCCGTACCCCGGCACCGAGCAGTACGACCATGTCGTTTCTGCGTCCCTGAAAAGGGTTTTGCCGTTGTACTTTATCTCCTCGCTTCCATACATCCTGGCCAGTTCGTTCAGGACCTTCCGGCTAACCTTCTTTCCGTTCCACTTCTCAAGGAACCCGGACTGAGCTATGGCCCTGATCTTCTCAACATGCGCCCTTATCAGTGCCTCGTCCTTTCGCAGACTCCGCTCGGCCTCTTCGATCCTAACGTTCGTAATCATGAGACTTTCAGGACTCCTCTCTCACCGTGCGTTCCATGTCCTCGTCAATGTCAGACATTCTTATTCCTTCCTCCTTTGCCGAAGATATCGTCAGGCTCGACGAGTATCTCGCACTTTGGCTCCTCGTCTGATCCGAACGGGCTTGTTTCCGATATCATACGCATCTTGAGAAACGAAAGCCTCTCAAGTCGCTGCCACATCCTGAAGAGGCATCTCTGCCCCTCCCATTTGTCGAACACCCTATACCTTGACGGGACGGACCTGAACATCCTGAGACTATCGAGCTTCGCGCTGTTCGCCTCGTAACGATCATGGTCGTTTTTAGTGCCATCCCTCCTTGGGAGCTCTCCGACGATAGCCGCCCTGTGCCATAAGGACTTCCTTACCATCTTGCTGTAGAAGTAAACCCACACAGCGTGTATTTGGCCTCCGCCGAACCAGGAGAATCTGTAACGCTTGAACATCTCAACCCTCCTCAGGCAACGGCGTAGCGTCTGTCCATTGAAACGGGCGCATCGATTTCATCAATTCTCATTTCTTCTTTCCTTTCTTCTTTTGCTTTCACCTGTACTTCGCTTGCCTGGCCTTGAACTCGGGGAGCGGAGAAGTCTGGTTCCGTTTTGTGTCCACGTTGTTTCGCTATTTACAGAGCCAGGAAAGATAGTCGGTATCAAGCAAAAATCCCAGCGCATCCGCATTACTGGACGTTTCACATGTCATTCCAACACCACCCTTTCCCCGAGGCTGATTACGTAGTGCGGCGCGTCGGGCTCGCCCCACTCTGGATGCGGGTGAGGCCTGTAGCCCACTACGTACAAATCGCCAATCGGCCACGGATGCGCTCGGAAGAACATGCCCGGCTTCGCGTACCCGAGAGAAAACGCAACAACAAGATACGTTTTCCTGCCACACAACCGTCGATCAATCCAGTTTCTGATTCTCACGTCCCAATAGAGCTTTTCTTCACGGTACTCCTCCTTCTTTTCTCCGCTTGCGATCATGTCGTACCACTTTCGCTTCAGCGTGAGGTTAAGCACGGAGCAGTCTTCTCGTTTCAGCGTTTGCATTCTTTTCCACTCCCTATTTCGCTGTCTCTCCGTATCGCATCCTTACTATTGCAACCAATGATCATGTCGCTACTTTCTTCTCCTTTCTTCGATATCATCCACTTCACTACGCACTCCGCGCAGTTGTGGGGGCATTGAGTCCTCGGATCTTCCCAGTCGTTATCGTAATGATCGCAAACTTCCGACCTGAATCTCCTTGTGATTTCTTCTGCGGATTCAGCTGTGTCACAATTCCTCGATGGCTCGACCATGGCATGCCTCATCATGGCAATGCACATCTTCATGCACCCGACAAGGAACAAAACATCATCACCGAAGTCTTTGTCGGCGACGGCTTCGTTCATGTACTTCGAGCACAACTCCAACGTTTTGCGCATCGCATTTGTGTTTCCGGCTTCATGTCCATATACCTCTTTGTTCATCCTATCGCAGATGGATTCTGCGCGTTCGATCCTCCAATCCCTGTAAGTATCAGTGTCCCAGCGGAACAATACATCGTGATTCGACGAGCAACGTATCGCCACGACAGAAGTCCCGTAATCAACATAGAATGGCTTTCCTCCTCCCGTTATACTCATTCAGCGCCTTCTTCCTTCTCTATGAGTTCAGCAAGGTGTTTGATGTCTTCGCTGATCCGGTTTAGGTTTTGGTACTGCTCAACGAGCCGGTGTAGCGCGTTGTCCGCAGTGAATTCGCCATACCCGACACCTCGAATAGCGTCGTAAATACATAAGCAGGAAGAATCAACACGAAATGACAGAGAAATCAGTTTGCCCCTGAGGTCCTTCATTCATCACCGCCTTTCTTATCCGCCTTTGCGTACAGCCACTCATCGAACTTCTTTTGGTCCTGCATATCATCTGCGCAATCGTTCTGCCATGCGACCCACGCTTCATGCAGATTCTGATACGTGTCGCAGTTCCTCGCGGGCGCGGCGAGGGCGGCGTCACACCTAATGACCGGCTCCACAAAACCATTGAGGGCCAAAACATCACGAGCATACTTTAGCGCGTCTCGGAGCGCGACGGCGTTTCCGTTTTCAGCCATTTTACGCCTCCTTCCCTTCCTGGGCAAAGAGCCAGCGCACAAACGCGAAAACCTCGTCCATATCGTCCCACAGTTCGATGTCGGCCCAAACCTTGTGTCCGCGAATCCTCTGGAACTCCAGCCGCGCCTCCTCCGCCGTTGCGAATCTGTTGCAGTTGAGCGGAGGTGTAGAAAGTGCGTAACGAGCATTTTGTGCCAACTGGTGTAGCACAGGTGAGATGCTCATACAGCAACGACAAGTGGTCTGATAATAGGAGATCATAGACTCAAGCGCCTCTCTCATCTGCTCGTATGCGTTCATTCCGCACCTCCTTCATCCGCCGTGGTGAGGGTCCACAGGCCAAACCAGTATTCTGGTGTCAGGTTTTGGTTGTACTTCCACAACTCGTTCTCAAGAAAGTAATCTTTAGCGGATATGTAGTCATCGAACTTATCGCAGTTCCTCGCTGGCGCGGCGAGGGCTTTTTGGATTGCCGTCTTCGCCTCGCACAAATCACGATGTCCGCACAGTATGTCACCACAGTTCGCATTTATCGTGCTGTTCTCCCAAGCGAGACTGTCGCAAGTATGATTTGCTCGGGCATGGTTGCATATTGCCTTCTTCGCTATCTCCAGCGCCTCGCGCATCTGCTTGTATGCGTTCATCCCTTCGCCTCTCCTTCCGCCGTGTACGGCATCTGCGCCCACACCAATTGACACGATTCGCTCCCTGTTTGCCTAAAATCCCATCTCGCATGAACAGGGCAATCACAACAATCTTGCGCTTTGCATTGTTTTCTGTATCGCTCGTACTGCTCCTCCGCCGTGCCAACGTCGCAGTTGCGGCGCGTTTCAGCGTTCTCACCCTTCACCTCAACAACGATGACGAACACGTCCTTCGAGTCTCTCCTCTCCTCGATCCGCACCCCCGCGATGTCGAGCGGGATCCTCTCCCCGTCCCGCTCGATCTCCACCGGCACGTTCGAGTCAGACAGCCTCTGCGCCATCCTCCCGATCTCCGTCGCCACCGTCATCCACCCCATCATTTCGACACCTCTTTTTTCATCTTCCGATCCTTCTTCCTAACGTAGTACTGGCACTCTCCCGGCGAGCACGGCTTGTCGTCCTCCATCTCGTCTAGTTCGCAGAAACAGTGCGAGACAACCCTCTCGCATTCACTGTCAAGCACGATACCCGTTCTAAAGAACGCGCACTTGCTGTTTTTGTGGGCAATCATCGGCTCGCATCCCCTTCCGCCGTGTACTGCATCTGCGCCCATTCCAATTGGCATAGCAATTCACCATGTCCTTCCTGCCTTAATTTTATGTGTATAGGGCAATCTTCCGCGCATCTCACATTGCCTCTATATGAGCATGGATTGTATCTGTCCGTGAATTTACAATACCTTCTAGACTGCTCATCCGGCGTCCCCACGTCGCAGTTGCGGCGAGGAAGGTCAAGGGCGGCGCGGGCTTCTTTGAGAACTGATAGGGTGTGCTCGCTATTCATGTGGCAGTTGGGCGATTTGATTGCTATGGCTAGCGTATTCTCATCAACCCCCATGTTATACAATACATCAAGAAGTTTCTCCAAAGCCTCCCTCATCTGCTCGTATGCGTTCATTTGGGGCCTCCCTCCTGTTCGATCCGCTCTATGTAACGAACGGCATCTGTGAGCGTGTCGCACTCCGTGACGCTCGTCAGTCTTTCGTCGTTCTTTGAAACGCGCCAACGGACATGACCGTTAATCCTGTCGTAGCCGTAGATAGTTATACAAGTTATAACATACCTTCCGTCGAAGTAGTATTGGCTAGCATCGACCTTTGTCAATCTGCCGCCTATCATTCCGCCCTCCTTTCCCTGCTGGTCGCAATTTGCTATACCAGAACTTGCGCTTTTCGCGCTTCCACAGCAACCGCGCAATCTTGCAAACAATCTTGTCCCTGTCTTCATGGTAGTCCAGCTGTTCGCCAAACACCCAACCAACTGCCCATTCGTATGACGCATCATAGCGGAGGAGCGTTACCTCCCCGTTTGTCGTTCCAAAGCGGGAAATTTTATTGTAGAAGATGTTTCGCGCCTCTCTTCTTATTTTGCGTAGTAGTTTAGTCTTCATTCAGCACCGCCTTTCCTTTTGCGATAGTGTTCATGATCGAACATCTTTACCAACTGATCCTCTCTCATACCTTGTACTTTATGGTTGCAGAAATCTACCAAGTCTTTAAGCGTTCCATCAACCCAGTGCCGTATGACTCTAAAATCATCAGCAAGTTTTGTCTCTCTAAATCTGTAGTGGTATCTCTTGAAATCTTTGCACGCATAATCAATGTTGATTTTCGCCGCCCTAAGATGCGCGAGGATTATTGCATCCTCGACAATTTCAACATCGTCAATGGTCGTTGTCTTCGCTTTGCTCTTCTTCTTTCGCTCACTCATTCCGCGCCTCCTTTCTCCGCCTGGTCGAAGAGCCACGCTTCGGTTGAAATTTCAACTCCTATGATTCGACCTTGCGCATCTTTCGGGTGGTTTCGCAATTCGGAGTACATTTCCGCCAAAGACAAGAACAAATCGCAGTTCCTCGCCGGTGCGGCGAGGGCTGCCATCGTCTTGTTGTATGCTGTTTCGAACAGTCCTCTCATATACTCGTTCATCGGATGGTCTACCCTCCATAGGTAGTCCATACAAGATTCCAGCGCCTCGCGCATCGCCGCCGCGTTGCCAACGGGCGGATGTTCGTGATACGTCGGTGAGTTGCATCCGTTCGGCTCACCGTAGTATTCGCAGAACGTTGGCTCAATCTCTCCGTCTGCGCATTTAGCGCAAATTCCATTCCAATCTCTCATTTCTCTCCTTCTACCCGCATTCATACACGACACAGCCAATCGTCACTTCCATTGAGCTTACCCCATCTTAACGATCTTTCCGCCACAGAGCGCGTACCATGTGTCGGGCTTGTACTTTTTACCGTCGATCCGTATCGCCTTCACGCCGAGGACGTTGTTTTCGCCGTCGCGCTCGGTGAGGACAAGCCAGCTTCCTAGCGATCCACGCGCCTTGCAGTTGGAGCCAAGGACGACCGCTATGGCGTTCTCTCCCATTGACTCGGCTTCTGAAAAATCACCGGCAGCAACTGCGTTTGACGAGTCTCCCGAAGTTATGGCGGTTGCGCCGAGTCCCGAAGTCATGGCGTGTGACCTGAATCCGGAAGTTTTTGCGCATGCGTTTATTCCGGTAGTTGCGGCGTTCGCCCAGGATCCAGAAGTCTCGGCACTCGCGCCGTATCCAGAAGTCATGGCGTTCGCGTTGTTTCCAGAAGTCGCGACGTGCGCGTTGTTTCCAGAAGTCGCGGCGTGTGCGAAGGCTCCCGAAGTCGCGGCGTTTGCGAAGGCTCCCGAAGTCGCGGCGTTTGCGAAGACACCGGAAGTCGCGGCGTGCGCGTTGTTTCCAGAAGTCGCGACGTGCGCGTTGTTTCCAGAAGTCGCGACGTTTGAGCAGCGTTTTCTCGTACCAGCATGTGCTCTGACAAAGTCGATTTCAGCCTTGACCAGGTCAGCTATAGTTATCCTGGGTCCGATCTTGATTCTGGTCGAAGCTACCTTCGTCCCTTCGCCGTTGTGTACGATTTCGCCGTCAAGCTCGACCTCGTGATAAACGGATTCTCCCGGTTTGTAGTAGCTGAAACATTCCAACGGGTCTTCACAGGCGTGGAATCCGCATTCACAAATTTCAGCCCTGTCCGTCTCGTAAGACTTGCCCTCCTCGTACTGGAAGCCACGGCAAGTCATGTCCCTGTTAAATCCTTTATAAGCCTTCATCCGCACCACCTTTCCTATCCCTCTTTCTGAGATTAAATGACTCGCACAGCGTATAGACAGGCATGCCGGTGTATGCGCTCACAGCGTCGTCGTACGTCCGCTGCCACTCACCGTAGTATAATGGGCCTCCGAAAATGCAGTCGCAATACGCGATGAACCACTCGCCTGTCTCGTGTGGTGGTATCACATAGCCGTCACCTCGACACGGAAGACTGATTCTCCCCCTTTCGCATTCATACTCAATAAAGCGCTTCCATCTCTTGTAAGGACTTTCCCCTAAATCCGGATTGTTTAGAATGAAAGCCATTTCGTCATCGGTTCCAGTGAACTTGAACGACGCAACCTCTATAGGGCTCCCGCAGTCTTCGCATTCTTTGAGATAGACATTTCCGTTATTCGCTATGAAAATGTCATCTCTGCTTCTGATCTCGTCAAGAAGATCTCCTATAATCTCCATGAGCTGCCTTGAGCTTAACTTCTCCAGCATCATCCTGCCCTTTCTTCCCCTTTCCGTCCATTCCGTCTGAATCAGGCCACTCTTTGTTCTCTTTTAAAACCTTCTTTTCACCACATTTCTCCTTTCTTTTTTCGTTTAGTCCAGAGTTGTTCGCGCGCGTTCCTTCCTCGTAGAACACGCAGCCTTTACTCCTGCACCTTACGTATCCTTCCTGAAGACCGCAGGCCCAGTACCTTACGCTTTTCCATGGCTCTCCGTGGAAAAGCCCGCTCCTTATGCTAATCGCGCGGAAGGCGTGTCTGCATGTTTTCATTAACGCTCCTTATCATTGCTTTTAAATCTGTCGCCGATCTCGTAGTCCGGGCATCCGCCATCAGTGTTCCTCGCGATCGCCGAAGGGAAATCATTCCACCATCCCTGCCCCGGCTTTCCGACTTCCGGATCCGTATCTTTCTCGCACATGAATCCGTCTGGAACAGCGTCCTCTATATGACCGAACCCTACATACCCTCCATCATCACCTTTTACGAAAGCCCCCCTGAATTTGCATGAAAGGCAGTTTCTGTGCCCTGGATCAAATCTGCAGTCGTGACGGGAAGGTGTCTTAAAATTTTTCCCGCACCACCTGCATCGGTACATTGTAACCTTTTCCATCGATCTCATTCCAGTTCCTCTATTCCACTTCTCACTTCGAAGCTGTTTTTTCCACATCCTTGTCTGCGCATGCCTTCACGAACACTACGAACCACGTAAACTTCGACCCGCTCCTCGAAACCGTCTTATGCCAGATGAGCGGAGGGTACTCCTTAGGCGCTAGACCGAGCATATAGTCTATCGACTTGAACGAGTCGCACCACTTAAAGATAAGAGTTCCGTTTTTCTTCAGCACCCTGAAGCACTCTGCGAAACCCTTCCTAAGGTCTTCCTCCCACTTAAATCCAAGCGATCCGTATTTGTAGAACATGAAGCTCGTCTCGCCGCACTTGAGATGCGGAGGGTCGAAGATCACGATGCTGAACGACTCGTCAGGGAATTCCATTTTCCTGAAGTCCCCGACGATGTCCGGCCTGACCTCGAAGTAGGATCCGTTACTCTCTATCTTGTGCCGCTCGACTACCCTGATGTCCTGTCCGACAACGCGTGTGTCCCGCTTGTCGAAGTAAAACATCCGCCCTCCGCAGCACGCGTCGAGGACTGGTCTAGATCCGATATCCATTTCTCTGACATCCTGTTCCATGCTTCCACCGCTCCCTGAAAAGTGTCTGACGCTTCGGCCGTTAACCCGCAGTTCGGACAGACGAAATACACGTCCGATCCGGAAGGGAACGACTTAACCAGCTCAAGACCGACATTCCTGTTGCCGCACCTAGGGCAATGCATTTTTCTGTCTACCATGGCACACCTCCATTAGAACGGCATCTCGTCATCTTCCCTGTCCTCTCCGGGGAAGTCTGCCGCCGCAGAGGACGCCCTTTCGCACGCACCGATCGACGCGAGCGACAGCCACATCGAGTACTTTTTCCATTTACCCGAACCGTCTTTCCTGTCCAGCTCGTCAACCTTTCCGTTCAGGTATCCGGTCACGTGAACCGTTGCCCCGACCTTCGCGAACCCGTCCTGTGGCCCTAGAGGCTCTGGATCTTTCGTTGTGAACGCGAATGGGCTCGGATATGCCCCCTGCTCCTCAACAACAATCGTGTATCGCGTAACTCCGTCCTTTCCAATCCTCTTCGTCCTCTCCCGGACGACTCCATTCATGCTGACCTTCATCATTCATCCTCCGAATATGGATCGTCACCGAACATCATCGCCATCACATGACCAAGTGCCCGAATGACGGTTTCGACATCATCTGTTAAAGAAGTAACCGCATCGCCCACGGAACCGTATCCAAGCTCATAAGCAAAGCTTGACAATCCTTCCAGAGCGTTCACCGCATCATCCTTGACCTTATGGTACCGATCCCACGCTTTTACCCTTTCTGTCATGTCATTCATATCGTTTCCCGCTTTCGTGCCCATCGGACTCCTCTTTCTCTTGACGTTCGCACTTCACGCATACATCGTTCAGCTCAGAGTCACCGATGACATATGGGAGCGCAGACCACCCTAATGACTCTTCGTCGAATCCGCCCTTCAGACCTCCCTCGAAATCGTCAGACGGCATGAAGAAAGGAAGATTGGTGAACACTTTCCTGTCTTTCACAAGGCCTCCGGCAGTCACTACATAATGCTCCTGGTAGCCCATCCCTTCTTCCTCAGCCCAGATTTCGATTCCGACGCCCAGAGCCTTGCAGATACACTGAAGAGGCCTCTTAACAGAACCGTTCTCCATGCTGTAGCTAGGCTGGTCCATGTTAATCCATTCGCTTATTCCCCAAGCGACGTCCCCGCATAGGCCACAAACCCAGTATCCGTCATCTTCGTGAGCCTCATCGTACACGTCGCAGCAGAAGCATCTGTATACGAAGAACTCACTGTCCCTGTATATTAAGATGTCATATACCCTATCGACGGATTCCTTCGTCCTACCTACGACGTGCATATCGTAGAAACAGTTGTTCGCCATACAGACTCTTCTTATTTTCCTTTTACTACACCTGACATGTCCAGGAGCTCTGAGTACTTCGCCTCGGCCTCGCCGGGAGGAAGCGACCTGAGTTCCTCGAACGCCTCGAGAAGTTCGTCACCGTAGAACGACACGACCTCTCGGTAGTGCGCGTATTCGATACCAAGATCATTCCAGTTCGGTCCCTTGATGTAGGGTATCAGCCTTCCCGGATCTTTCACGTATCCGGGATTCACCTTCATGAGAGACTTTGCCCACTTCCTGAACTGATTCATAAGCTCTGACTGCTTTTTCTTCATTCTCCAATCTCCTTTCCAACATCGCAACCGTCTATAACGGACTCAGCGAAACTGACCATATCCGCCTTGCTCTTCTCCCACGCTGACTCAAGCTCCGCTCCGTCCCATCCTTTCTCTGCTATCGCACTGTCGCAATGGCTAAACTTAAGGACGAGCCTAGCGAGCTTAACGAGCCTCTCTTCTTCAACTAACGGCATGTCATTTCCTCAACATCATATCCTCTTGACCTAAGCCAGTCGGCTATCAGGTGCCTGTGGCTGAAGCACAGCCTAGTCTTCTTCCTGTCCTCGTATCCCTCCCATGCCGTAAGTATCCTGTTGTTGTACCTGCTCGCTATGTCGTCTGCGTCAAGCGCGGCGAACCTCATGGTATACAGTTGGGAGAACCGCTGGACGCTCATTTTGCCCTTCATGAACTTCCATAGCATTCCGAACGGAGGGGCGAGCTCGTCAGCGACAGGAAGATGGAAACCTGGAGGCTGCTGAAGGCAGACGCTCACGGCCCTGTCGGACCTGTCTCCAAGTCCGGAAAAGTAACAGGTGTAGATCATATTAAAAAACCTCCGTCGGACGTCTGCCTTATCCACGGCTCTACCCTACGCCTGCTCTTCTTCGACTTAATCTCGACCATCTTGAACATCTGTGCGAACCGGTCGGCGACACGCCTCTCGTACCGCTTCAGGATGTCGGACGCTCCAAGGTTTGAAGTCATGTGCGTCCTGCACGACCTTCTGGCCATACGCATCTCGAGAAGGTAAGGGAACACCTCGACCTTCTCACCGTAATGGTTGAGCATCGGCTCTGCGCCAACGTCGTCGATCAGCACGTCCATCTCATATGTCCTCTCGGACCACTTTGCGGCGTCCTCCATCGTCCACCCCTGGGTCTCCAGCATGGAGAGCTTCACGATAGGCTGAATTCCCATCGACCTCCTGACTGAGTTCAAGCACTCGAAGAAGAAGGTCTTCCCGACGCCGACCGCTCCGCATATCCACAGGTTGTAGCCTCTCATGTAGTCGTTCAGCGCGGACAGCGCGTCAGCACCCATCTCGTATCCGCACCTAACCATCATTCCAGCCACACGCTCCACCGTCTCATCCGGGATATCAGACGGTTCCTTTTGCACAGGAATAGGAACTGACGAAAGCCTCTTCGCCATGGCTTGGAAGTCATGCTTACCCAGATCAGCCTTTTTATCGACCATTTTCTCCTCCATAATCTCCTCCCTCAGATCCCGTCATCCTCCTGATGAGGTCAGCGTCCGATTCTGCGTCCGACGCAAGGAACTTCGCCTTCTCGTCTGACGGAACAGGCACGGAGCCGTTCTCGACGCTGTCCTGCCAATGCCCTGCGTTAAGCCAGGTGGCCGGATAAGGGATATACATCCCGGAATCCCTCTTCCACTGCCTGGTTCGCTTCCAGTAGGCGAGAGAATCCATCATCACGCCCATGAACACGTCCACATCCTTCTGGGACTTGATCAGCTTGGTGAAAGCCTTCTGCGCATCCTTCTTAGCGACCTTCCTCGGATACTGCTCCCAGAATATGGCGAACTTCGGCGGAATCCACGCTAGGTCATTCCGCGTATCAACCGATTTGTCTCCAGTGTCGCGACATTTTGTCGCATCTTCAGAAACCGCTCCAGAATCGCCCACGTTCGCTCCGGGCGTCAAGGCCTGCATAGATGCCTCGCCGAGACCTTCCTGAGCGCCTGATGCCCGTTCTGACCTCAATGAGACGCACTCCATCCGTTCCGAGACATCAATATCTTGGTCAGACAGGCTGTCGGCAACAGAAAAAAGATCCTCGGAGAACTGGTCCATTTTCCCCTTTGACACAGACTTTGCCCTATTCCTTCCCGCACGTTCCGACTTTTCTAGGGGAGAGGGACACTTCTTCTCTAGGGGGATTATAGGGGGTGTCTCTTCTTCAGGGATACGGGGTGTCTTTGGTTTAGAAATTGTGTCAGAGGCTCCGAGCGTTACAGTAACGCTGTCAACCTCGCGACTTTCACCGCATGAAACACCTGTTTTATCATCGTTTCCGAGAACTTTCTTCTTTTGTACGGAACAGTTATTAACAGCCCTGTCAGTAACGTTGTCCTTTGCCCGTTTCCTGATCTTCGCAACCCTCTCCCTCGTCATCGCACGCTGGTGCAATTTGTCACGGTAGATAAGGATTTCAGCCTCGGTTGACGGTGTCGCGAAAAAGTCAGTATCCATTGCAAGGCAACGAGTTATGCGCCCTATGTCATCATTGGAGAGATCCTTTCTTGAGACCAGTTCTCTGAAGGTCCACGGAACCCGGAAATCAGAATGAAGGATCGATTCTGGTATCTCCGGCCAGATGCTTTTGTCGTCCGTTTTCCTCATAAATACCCGTCCAAAACCGTTACAGTACGCGTTACAGTAACGCTGCTGAAAATGTTACAGTAACGCGTACAGTAACGCGTACAGTACGCGTTACTGTAACGCATAAACCGACTCCTAGCTGACGTTATCGGGATCCGCCTTTGGCTCTTTCTCTCCCTTTAAGCCCTTGACGAAAGCGTCGGCAATGGACTTAAGAGACCGGAACAAACATAAGAAAAGTTCGGACGCGATAAAGCACCAACCCTTCCCCTTTTCCCTGAGCCTACCGGCGAATACGCCGATTACGAATAAAAGAACACCAGCAACAACCATAAAACCTCCGGACTCAATTATACCAACCCGAAAATGTACGTCCGAGCATAATGAAATTGTTAACAAGATGTTAATTTCCTGTTAACAAAGCCATGTCAGCCATTAACCGCATTCTCAAAGATACATGTCATGGATAACGTCCGACGCGTGGGACACGCTGAGACCTCCATCAAGATATGCATCGACAGCGACTCCTGCCGCAGACCTGGCCGACACACTTCCGTTTGACCCGTGGACGCACATAATTACGATCCTGAACAGCCTTTCCGAATCGTCCGTCAGGCACTTTCTAGCTCTCGCGGATCTCATCCTGTTCCTGGCTCCGCGTATGGCCATGTCAAGCTCATACGCGGCTAGAACATCTTCAGGACGGACGTCCCTCGATACAAGTTCCCTTGCCTCCGAGAGGGACGATTCATAAGTGACCTTACCCTTTGCCATAAAGATCCTCTCCGACGACCTCAGCATAACGCTGAAGGATATCGATAACACGGTCTGTAAGCTCACTGCTCCTTGAAATGATAACGCCCCCGCCCGTGCTGTTTTGCTTTCTAACCATCACGATTGCGGACTGATTCATGAGTCTTTCTGCGATACCAGCAGCCGTGTCTGCAAGAACTATGTCCCGATCTGTTAGCGACATTTACCCTCCTCGTCAACCTTCCTGTCGGCGTACGACGCGATGTGGCAATACTCCCCAGAACATCTCACGTGGATTTTAACGGACAGATCCTTGATTTCGCACTCCATGTCGAAATCTCCGTCCCCGTCATAATCAAGACCGTACTGGAAATGGGTTCCTTTCTTGATCTTATCAAGCGTCCTTTTACTCAGGACGAACTTCCTGAGCGCCAACGCCGCAGGCTTTTCACCTATGATAGTCTCTCTGTCCATGAAATGGCAGAAAGACCTGGACCTGTTGTCGCACAGCCTGACTCCGAACGCCGCCGTATGCGAGCGAGGATCATTGAGCATCCCGAAGTTCATCGCCTCGTTAATTGAAAGATCCTCTACCTTCCTTATCCTCTTCTTTTTTTCCGTGTTTTTCTTTCCGTCTTTACTTTCGGACATACCAAACTCCTTTCCGTCCCTCACGTTGTCGCAGAAAATCTCCACGTCCTCCGTTCCGCAGAACTCAAGCGACCCAGCTATCCTTCTCCTCTCCGCAACGCGCCTGAGCGCATCGTGCGTAAGCCTTCTGTCGGAGAATACGGTCGTACGGTACTTGCATGTCTCAACGACGACCATGCCGTACGCGAACCGTCCGCTTTTCGCGCTGTCCGCCTTTCCTTTCCTGTTCGACACCATCATAGCCTCCGTTACGTCACAAGCCGATACCTTCAAGAGACGACTCGCACATTGCGGCCGCCGTCATTACCGGAACGCTGTTTCCGATCAGCCTTACCTGTTCCGAGCGGTTGCCCTTCAGGATATAATCCTTCGGGAAACTGTGGGCTGACGCAAGCTCGGAAGGCTTCAGCATCCTGATCCTTATATCAATCAGCCTTCCGTCGTCAAGAACGGGGAACACTCCCCTGACAGCACCCGAAGTCGCTATGGTAGGACACGGGAAGTCAACCGGCCTGCACACGGATCCACCGTGCTGGCCGAGGACTAGAGGAGTCACCATGCTGAACCTGTCATGCGTCGTCTGGGCGCCTATCGGTATGCTTCCGTCCATCGCCTTTCCACCCCTTGTGTGGTCTATCACTATAGGCTGGCACAGCATGTGACACCCTCCCGAGGTAGTAACGGTCGAGCACGGCATGTCGATGTCCTCCACAGTGCTGTTGTTCCTCAGCTTCACGATGAACGGACGGACGATCATTGTCCTGTTCCCGCCCGCATGCTGTGTCCGCATAGGTGAATCCAAAGACAAGACTCGTCCTTCGTGCCCTTCCCCGCACCCAACTATATCAAGCTGGAAATCAAGGCCGTTGAATTTCTTCAACCCAACCATGATACGATCAAGCGTCTTACGTGCGAGAGGCTTCTTCCTCTCGAAGATGCTCGTTCCAAGGTCCGACATGTCCAGGCATTCTCTTATGCCCCTCCATTTTTTCAGATTAGTTGTGAACAGGGAGGCATAAGGATCCTTTGCGTGTGTCGGATTCGGCCATACGATCTTTCCGTACCCGCGCCTGACAGCCTTTAGGAAGAACCTCCTGCGAGTCGTTGCGTCTCCGTAGTCCGCACAGTTAACGATTCTCCAATCGACATCATAATCCCTTGATATTATGTCGTTAATCCATGCCTTGAAACACGAACCAGCCTTCTCCTTGATAGGCTTCACTTTCTCGTCAAGAGGGCCCCAATTCAAGAACTCAGGAACGTTTTCCACAATGAAAGAATCGACGAACAGTTCATCAAGCCAATACGTAACGAACTCAGGCTGTGAACGAAGCTGGTCGTTCCTTGGCCTCCCTCCGAGAGCCCGGCTGAAGTGCGTGCATGTCGGGCTGGCCCACATCAGTTCAACCCTTCTTCCGGGAACAAGAACTGAAGGCCTCGCGCTCTCGATCGACATACATCTCGCGTCGATGTCTCTGTGATTAGCGGACATTGTTGCGATCGCTGTTTCACAGTGGTTTATGGCTACGCCTCGGTGCCATATACCCCTCCTCCTCAGTGCGACCTCCATTCCTGTGGAAGATCCGCCACCTCCGCTGAAAAGATCCACAGTCGTTATGATTATCACCGAAATCCTCCTAAAGGAGCTTAACCATAATGATCCCAAGAATGATAGCAGTGGCTATAACTTCTATAGCCTCAAGCGTGTTTGGGCCGATGTCCACCTCTTCTCCTCCTTTCCACATCTGAACCTCCGTTGAAGATTTCCCTCCCGTCGTCTATGCGGTCGATCAGATAGAGATACGTACCGCACTTTACAAGCAGGGCGCTATCTCCCCAGTAGCGTTTCCTCATTCCCCTGATGCTTGCGTTTGGTCCGGTGCTCGCTATCGAGTTGGACTCAAGCCAACGGAGCATCAGATCAGTGCTCTTCCGATATATCGTTCTTCCTTTTTTATCAGTCATCACTCGATCTCCAGAGAGAACCTTCTGCCGTCGCGCTTATAGGACGTGAACTGCTCGATGTCCTCGTCCTTCACACCGAACTTGGCGAAGATTCCGTCATAGTCGACTGACTTCGTGACGTTTCCAGGAAGCCACGTCGCGATTACCCCGCAGGATCCGACAATCTGCTCACCCGAACCCATGGCGTTCATGATCTCTCCCTTAAGGATGGAAGCCTTAAGCTTAAGGGCGTCGATATCGCGGAGAACTGACAGGAGATCCCTCGCCTTCTTCTCAAGCTCTCCAGTCGCATTGACCGTCTTCCCTGGCTCAACCTCTTTGTATTTAGCCTTCGCCTTCTTCTCAAGTTCGCTCTCAGTCTTCTCGTGTTTCATCATTTTCTCCTTTCAGTTTCCATTGACGTTTTCTCCGGACTCCAACCTGCACGCTATGATCGCGACAGATCCGTTTCGCCGGTCACTCATAATCCAAACCCTCGTCTTCGATATCCACGTTCACCTCCGTGCCTCCGATGACGGATGACACAGCCTTCATTATCCTTCCCGCGAGAGATTCCTGACTGCATTCAGACGCTATCCCGTCTATAATCCTCATGGTGAAGAAAATATCAGCCGCATCCCTGCATTCCTGGCACGACGCCACATCACCGCAAGGGCGCCCTCCTCGTCCAGCCCTGCATGAAGACATACGGAAAGGCGCGTATCCGCGCAGAGCCCTTGCGGCCTCTGACTGGACTTTCTTACTGATGAAATAAGTAGGAGACATCCCTTCCAGGAAAGCCCGCTTCGACCCTATAGAGTCTCCTGGGCGAACGAAGAAAAACTCCCCTGTCACCTCTGCACGGATTCGTCCATCCCTTTTGTTCAGCCTTACTTGGTGCATATCCTCACCTTATCGATCTTCAGGACGATGCCTCCGTCCCTATACTCCCAAATGCCTTCGCCGACCTCGGCGACATCATCACGGCGCCATCCGTTTTCCCTGACATCCTTGTCAATGATGTCCCTGACCCGCTCCTCGGCCTCATCGCGCGTTTCGCACACGCTGATGGATGAGACAGACATCGGGTCCGGATCATTCGTGTTCGTGTCCACCACGACCCATACGTCAAGACCGTCTTTTTCCTCTGTATCCATAAGCCTCCATAAAAAAAAGCCCCATGAATGGGGCATGTTCTAGACTTCCAGACTTCCAGGTTTCAAGATTCCCCGGTTCCTAGTTTCCGGCGCTCCTCTTCTCCCGTTCCTCTACCGCCTTCATGGCTATCTCGTCCAGCTCCTTCGTCCTCTGCGGCAGCCTGGATCCGCACCCGGGACATATCTTGAGGCCGCGCCCCCTTCTTCCCGCCCATCCGCAGGACGGGCAGAGGTAGGCTATCTGTTTCCTCGAGTTCCAGCACCCGATATGCATCGCCATACATACCTTCGGACTTTATTCTGTGGACTACGGACTACGGCCTTGTGTCCATGGAAAAGGCAGGAGATCCGTCTTTATCCGTTATGCCTTCGAGAACAGACGCGGGAGGCTCTAAAGTCTCGCCAGCCTGCTCAAGGGCGTCGACATACCCGAACAGCGCCTCAAACGGGATAACGTGCCGGCGCTCCGCCTTGCGCGTCTCCATCCACTTGATCCTGTGCTCACGGATGATCATCGCGAGAACAGGAAACTCGGAAAGGCTCTCCGATGAGGCGTGGCAGAGCTCGCCGACGGCGTACCCGTAATAATCCGGATAACCCATCGCGCACTCCTCGATGTAGACCGCCGCCGCCCCCAGGTGCTTCACGACGCACTCAAGACACGTCTTTCTCATTGCCCACCTCCCCTTCGTCTCCTATTGCGAATCCCTTGTAGTCTGCACTCGGAGGATAGACGCGTATCATTTTCTTCACGTAATCCCTCCACAGTGCCCCCTTGTCCGTCAGCGGAATGATCTCCATCGACACGCGCCGGCTGTCGCCGTCAAGGATAACGTCGACATCGTAGTCTACGCCCTCCTGCGGGATCAGCCTGGCGAGCGCGTCCGCAAGGATAACAACCCTCTGCTGCTGCTTGAAGGACAGTTTCCCTACGGGTATCTTCTTCCCGGAAGCGCGCTCGAGGAACCTCATTTGGATTTCCTCGACTTTCGCCTTTTCGGAGGCTTGTCGGCGACTTTCGGAAGATCGATCTCGACCTCGGAGCCTGACGGACCGCCATGGGCTGACTCATCCTGAGTCTTCCCGTCCGGACCTATCTTCGCCGCGTTCTCAATGTCCTCACGCCACCCTTCCCTGACGGCCGCGTACTCCTCGTCGTCAAGGGAAATCTCCACGTGCGACAGGTTCGCAACGGACATCAGGGCAGCGATCGCGTCCTTCACGACGAGGGACTGGATCCTGATCCCGACAGGAGCGTCATCGAACGATTCCGAAGAGACGATGAGCTTCATCCCGACACCCATCTTCGCCGTCCTGTACGACACGGACTTCAGCCCGTTGTAGGCCATCAGATCCGTGATCATAGTGACATACTGCACTTTCCGCGCCTCGGCGGGCGTCCCATGCTCTCCGATTGCGCGTCCAACCCTAACTTTCATTCCGTTTTACCTTTCACTTCCGTTTTCGTCATGACGATAATGCGCTCGGCGTCCGTCGGCTCAGCCCTCAGGCGCGCCTCAACGGCCGCGAGCGTCTCACGGTCGTCTATGTCTATCTCCTCGTCCCGGTGCTCCATGATGTAGACGTACTGGCGCCACCTGTACTTCTGCAGCCAGGTGATGAACCAGATCGATCCCTTATGGGCCGAGTTTTTGGAGAACTTGTGGTGCTTTGGGCACAGAAGGATCCCGTTAAGCGCGTCCCACCGCATGCGCGGGTTCGTGTTCCTGCTGTCGATGTGGTGCGCGTTCAGGTAGCACGTCTTTCCGTCCGTGTCGACGTCGCCGTACTCCCTCCCGCACACCGCGCACCGGTCGCCGCCGAGAACGCGGACCTTCTCGACCCACAGTCGCATGAGCCTGTTTCGGATCGTGGTCTTCTTCTCAAGGCGCTTCCGCTTCGGCTTCTTCGCCCTGGCCTTCCTTGACTTTGCCCGTGATGTTCCCATTCTCATGCGATGATTTTACCAAACCATCGCGCTAAACCTCGATTTCCCTGCTGTACGGCGCCTCGGCCATCACGATGCGTTCACAGGGAAAGTAAGTTCTAACGATCTCGGCTTTAAAGCCAGCGCTCTCGTAAATGCGGCGGAGCTCTTCAGCCGTTTCCCCGGCATAAGCGTCTGGCAGCGTCCTGAACCACACGTTCGAGTAAAGGATACCGTCCTCGACATAGCAGTTCGTCTCCGACTCATCAGCATCGAGTTCGATGGCCTTCGCTGCTGCCAGCCTTGCTACCTTGTCGCCGATGGCATGGATCTTCAGGACGCGCTTGATGTCCTCGACTCCGCGCATGCCGGAGCATCCCGCAACGTCGAGGATCTTGCGCCTGAGCCAGCGGCTCATTGAGCAATCGCGACTAAACCATGTGGACATTGCTTCCATCACGTCGCCGTCGCGGATGACGCCAAGCGCGACGTCATCAACCCAGCCGTCCGTCATATTCATTCCTAAGCGGTCGCTCCCCTCACGTAGCAGATTGCGATGCAGTCTCCTTTCGGAAGACCAGGGATTTTTAGGAGGTACATAGGTTCCAGCGGGGACATCGGCGACATCGGTGACTTCGTGGACTTCGTGGACTTCGTGGACTTCGTGGACTTCCGGCGTTTCGCTGGAGCGTCCTTTTTCTGAGCGTCCTTCCGGCCGCTCTTCTTCCCCGGCAGACTCCCCGCGCAATCGCAGGCGGTCCGTTTCGAAGATCCTTCTGATCGCGTCTGTGACGTCTTCCGGTTCTTTGCCTTCTCCTTCGACGGCTCCTTTTTTCGATCCGAACCGGCGGAGAGCTTTGGGGATCCGTTCGATGATTTGCAGATTCCTGCTGACATCAGAGCCTTCTTCTCCTCCCTCTCGATCATCTTCTGGCGGTACGCCTCGATCTCCTCCTTCGTCTTTTGGCTCTTCTGACGGACCGATTTCATTTCCGGCTTCAGGTCGTTGCCGTCCGCATGCGTCCCGTTTTCCGGCCCCTGATTCTGATGCCGCTCCAGTATTTCCCTCTTCGCCTCTTCCAGTACAGACATCCTCTTCCTCCGAATTATCAGCATCCTTCGCTATCCGATCAAGCAAAACGCTTATCTCGCTTAACCTTTTCAGGACGCCTTTAAGCGCAGATATTTCTTCATCATCGTTAACTTGCACTTGGTGCCTCCGTAAGTTTGCAGACAAGGTCCTTCAGCAAAGACTCCTGCTGCGGTTTCAGTTTCGCCTCCTCGCAAACCATCCTCACGGCGTCGAAAAGCTGTCCTTTCGTGACGCCGCCGCACGCCCAAATCGCCAGACGCGCGGCGGCAAGATAGATTGCCGAATACTCTTCGCCAGAGCCCACTACCCGTTCCCCTCTTCCAGCTGTTCCTGATCATCTGGCTCGGACTGACCGGGATCATCATCCTGCTCCTGATCATCCTGATCCTCAACGGACACCGCCTCCTCCTCAGGCATTGTGTACTTCGTCTCGAAGTCAAATCCGTACCCTCGGATCCTGAGCGTCTCGCGGATCTTCCTAAGCCTCTCCTCGTCGGAGTAGAGCGCCTCGACGAACTCGTCCGCGCTCTTAAATGTCTTGTCCGACACGAGAGGCGCGGAGTATCCTCCGCGAACACGGGTGATGCCCCATTTAGCTCCCTTCGGGCAGAGGAATCCTCCCGGGCGGAACGGGTTCTCTGAGCAGTTGTTGTTCTTAGGGTCGCCAAGGAAGAACTGTAGATCGGTCTCAGCCATGTTATAGCCTCCGAGGTTCTTCCTGAACAGCGTGATTGTCCTGTTCCTCGGAGCGATCTTGGACTTGAACGTCGTCAGCATCTGGCGCGAACCGAGCACTTCCTTAGTCTTCTCGTCCTTCCACGGATAATCCTTTGTATCAAGACCGATGGTAAGGGCCATGCCGATGGCGAGCTGGTTTCTTGCCGTCGCCTTCGGTCCGCCGTATCCGGCTCCAGGGCCAGTCTTGATCTCAGTCGTCTCGTGAGTTGTCAGGAACATGGTCAGCTGATGGTTATCGTAGTCTTGCTCCCTCGCTCGCATGAAACGCCTGACGTCCTTCGAGTCTCCTCCTGGCTTCTCGCTCTTGTCGAGATCAACGAAGTCACCACCGGCGTCGCTTCCTACGTTCGATAGAGAGTCAACGCCAACGATGGAGATCTTCTTCATCTCTGGGTCGAGCGCGTCTTCCTTCGAGAACTTGCTCTTCGTCGCCCGTCCCGTCTCTGGATTGACCGTGCCTTCTCGCCCTCCATGGAGAGCCATATCGAAGGTGTCGATCTTCTTGAACAAGTCATTCAGATCGTTCGCCTTCAGATAAATGAACAGGCTAGGATCAAATCCGAACTGGGCAACGTAATCAGGAGGGTTTGGCGCGCCCTCCGTCTCAATGTGTGCGACCCATGCATTGCGGTCTTCCTGGCTGCTCCCGTGGAGCGCGCAACCATAGACATAGTAAAGGAACGAAGACTTTCCGGCGCTGAACTTCGCCCTGAGCTGATACACCTTACCGGCCTGGAATCCCCTCGCGCCGAGCAGCCACTCCATCGCAAGACACGGACGTCCCTTCACAGGGTCTATCATGTCGATGTAGCGCATGTTCCTGTAATAATCGGTGATTGTCGTTACCGATCCCTCCGGGTCGATCCCGGCGGACTTGAATCCGCCGAGGACCGCCGCCATCAGGCTGTCAGTCTCCTTTTTCTTTGCCATTCTCTCTCTCCTACTTACTCATTAACTATTTTGTCCACAAGCTCCTTGAGCTCGATCCTCTGATTCCCTACAATTCCTGCGACGTCGCATTTCAGCATGATCTCAACCGCCTTGAGCCTGTTCATCTTCTCAAGCTCGCATGCGATTTTAGGTATTCCGTGCGCTATAGCCCTCAACGCGTTTTCCTCAATAACCGTCATGATTCTTCTCCTTTCTCGTTCTCTACGTAAGGCCTAAGATAAAGGCCAGACCACCACGCGACTCTTTGTCCGTCCTCGAACTCCAGCTCACAATCAAGGATTGGCGAAAGCGCGTAACGCGGAGGCAATCCGTAAATCGCCTCCATCTCCATTCCGACCAATCCCATTTTTTCCCCTCCGTTACCAGGGTGATGCATCAGCGGATGGGTGGTAGGCGTCATCGTGACTTCTGCGACTTTCCCGATCCTGAACGCCTCGCGCCCATCTCCATCCATACCGTCGAAGTCGTTTGTGACGACCACGCGGTCTCCCTGCTCGAAGAACACCCTGCCCCGGCACCAAGCGTGCCATTCTTCGACCGTCTCCCTGTATTTGTCCCGGTCCTCCTGCTTGAAGCATTCGGGCAGTTCGGGCCTCATGTCAAGGAGCCACAGCATCTTTTTCTTTGACAAACGCCTGATCATTACTACTCCACGATCTCGATGAGACCTAGCTCCGCGCACCTCTTCTCCTGGTCGTCATCCATATCGAAGTCGTCGATAGACCAGTTCTCATTCTCATTGAACATACTCAGGTCATCCGACAGATGGCAGTCCTGTCCGTTGGCGTCCGTCCATACGAGTAGATCCCCGTCCGACGCCCTGAGCAGGTATGTCGTACCCGAATAGGTGTTGCTGTGGTTGTAGTGGTCGTGCTTACCGAGAACCTCGCACTTCAAGGTGTCGTACCGTTTTCCGTTGATCGTTGCCTTCATATCCTTCTTTTCTTCCCTTACTACTTGCTTGCCAGAATGTTTGTCGCCGTCGTGATGACAAACATGAGAATCAGAAACAACGCGATTTCTCCGTCCATTTTACCTTCCCCACCTTATCCATAGCTTCATTTTACCTTCTCCTTATCCTCTACGGTTACTTCGCTCGGAGCGAACATGTCGCACAGTCCGGATGCCTTAACGTACAATGATCCTGAGACAAACGGGTGAATGCACTCATATACGCCCTCATTGACATGAAAGGCATGCAGGCACGACATGCAGCACTCTCCCATCTGTCTCAACCTGAACTTCTTCGCGAACAATTCAGCCTTCATGTTTCCTCAACACGGCAGTCTTCGCCTCCGCGAATTCTGATATGAAGTCATAGTACTCCATGTTTTCTCTCCCGATCTCTTTCTCCTTCTTGCGGTAAGCCTCCTCAGCCTCAATCGCCTATGGGATGATGTAGTCTTGGATCGCATACTGTCTTGTAGACCCACCAACATAGAGGAGACCCTGAAGCTCCTCAAGCTTCTCGAACGCGATCTCAATCGCGTTTTCGACCACGTTTTCAAACGTTTCCCTTTTCACTACATCCTCCCGTTTTTCCCCCTCTCCTGCCTTGCATGTTGGTCTTGATGAAAATATCGAACAGTTTGATACCCTCTCTCGTTCGCTCGTCACTCTCGAGGAACTTGTCTATCATACCCTGGGCATCCTCCTTCTTGCAAGGAACCTTTTCGATAACATCATGAAACACGACATCTTCGCCGTCCAGAATTTCACATTCGTGCCAATTGTCTTTCACGCGTTCCGTAGCCAGTTTATCCGACCACAGCGCGTCATAGTTTTCCCCGCCGGCGACAAGCCAGGACTTCAGCTTTTTGTTCAGACCGTCCACGGAAACATCTTCGCACATACGTTCCCCTACGCAAGTCCCGATCCTCTCTATAAGAACCTCAATCATCAAAGGACTCTTTCCTTCCATAATGAGCTTCTTGGCGTTCTTCCTCCGGACAAGGTCATCCCTCAGATCATAGAATGACAATGTGAATGTTGCCGGAATGCCGTCCACAAGAAAGTAAACATAATGCTCATCGGACGTGTAGTTAAGGCTCCCGATCCCGAAGTACCGAACCCCGGGTATCCCGTCAAGGATACTGTCGGCTACGGAGAGCACCTTCACAAGCGCATCCCGCCCTTCCTCGTTGTCATCTTCCAGAGACATCTGGCAGAGCGTTTTACCGTCGATCACGCATTCGCCCATTACCTCTTTCATCTTAGCCGCGTAGATATCGTAAAGCTCCTCGATCGAGGATTCAGCATAGTACTTTAACGCAAAAGCGTATGCGAACCGCTTCGAGAGCTCCTCGAAAGAGGCGTTGTAGGCCTCCCATAACGGTAGGCTCCTCGGGTCTATCTCCTTAAGCCCTGCCTTCTCACGGGCATACTCAAGCAACTCTGAATAAGTCCCCATCAGTTCCATCTCCTTCCCATCATCTGCTCCTTTCCTGATTACCAGTGTTCTCTTGTCCCAGCTTCCAGTGATCATGCCTTTCTACCCTTAAGCATTTCCCTTATGCTCGCTATGTCAGCTGGATCAATGTCCTCGCCTGGAACATGGGGCATCTCACCCTTCTTCTCTTCCCTGTCAGCCTTCCTTGCCTTCGCCTTGCCTTTCCTGGGCTTCGGATCAGGCTTTCCAGGATTGTCCGGCTTTCCAGGATTTTCATGAGTTTCCGGATTTTCCGGGTTGCTCACCGGCACGTACCGCTCGCGCTCGACGCCGCGCTCGACGGACGCCGAGACCTCGCCGGCCTTTTGACCGTCGTCTCCTGACGCCGTCTTTTCGGCCGCATCCCCGAATGGGTCATCAATCATGGCCTTGGCTGACGGAGGGTCGATCTCTACGGCTTCGTCATCGACAATGTACTTGCTGCCGTATGCGAACTCCATCGCCTCCTTGAGCGCGTCGATCTCGTCATCACCGTCCGGGGACTTGTACCCCCTCAGCATGCCGGCAAGCCGGTCGACGATGTCCTGCCCGGTCCCCGGATGGACAAGGAACGACTCCGGATCCTCCATATGCACTCTGTGCCGAAGAAGAGTGTCCGGAATCTTCACACGCATGACGCAACCCTTAGCGTCCAATGCCGGCCTCGCCGAATAGGTCTTCCCGTTGAACGCGATCTCGATGACAAGGGCTCCATCGGGTGACGTGATGTCACCAAACATAAGCCTTCCTTTCTCGTCTCGCTCGAACGCAAGCCCGTTCAGCCTTTTTCCATTCCTGTCCTCGGAATAGAGGATCCCCTTCGCCACAGACTCAGAAAACTCAGCGACGAAAACTCCGCCCCTCGTCCCGGCCGCAACGTCCATCACGTTCGCGGAGAAGTAATTCCTCATACGAGGGAACACCGCACCCTCGACCTCTCCGGTCAGGCGTTTACCACGGTTGTCCTTCGTCAAATAGCTCCACTTGTCAGACCTTGAGCAGTAGTCGAAGAACGCCTCATACGGATCGTCAGCGTCAATGTCGAACGTCTTAGGGCTCAGGAACGACGTTTTCGCCATCCTGTTACCGTGCCCGACGAACTTGGCCGCCCTGATGGTCGTGTAGAAATCGGACTCATCGTCTCCGAGAACGGCAGGGATCCAGCTGACCTGCGCCTTCTCAGCGTCTCCGTCTGCTCCATATGCAGGAAGAATGGCGATCTTCAGGCTTCCATTTATGGACGGGTAGAGGTTCTCTATCCCGTCCTTGAAATACGCCTGCTGCTGGGTCTTCCTGACAAGAAAATTACGAAATTTCATTTATCCTCCTTACTTGGCATGCGGAACCCCCTTTCGGGGGTCCGCCTTAACCGATTCCTAGCCGATATACGCGAGCTTGATCGCCTTGTCGCGAAGCATCTCCTCTTTCTCGACCTTCTCCTGCACTCGGTTGAGATACGACCGGTAGCTCTCGGAGATCGCCGAGATTTGGGCGGACACGTACCCGACCATCTTTTCGATTGTCGCGTTCGTGGCCACCTTCGGAAACCTCGTGATGAGGCAGGGCTTTCCGCCAAGCGTGATTACCACGCCGCCGGCATACACCTTCATCGCCATTTTTGTCGAGGAATAGCCAACTCGGTCGACAGCGTCAGGGCAGACCATATACAGACTTTTCCTGACCTCGTCGATCGCCTTCCTCGACGCCTCGATGATCGCGTCCGCCGCCTCGCGGTTCACGTTCCCGGAGAGCATCTCAGGGGGGAGACCAGCTTCCTTCAAGACATTTATAGCCTTTTCAAGCATTCCCGACTCCTCCGCGAGACCCTTGGCCTCCGAAGAGACTTTCCCACGCGCATCTACCGCGCTACGGATGCTCTCGATCTCGTTCTCTACCGTCCTCCTGATGTTACGGATAGCGGTGTCCGGGTTTCCGGTCCGCTCGACCGCTATAACAGGAGTCGAACCTGAGCTCACATAAATTCCGGCCCTGTCATAATCAACGCTGAACTCCACTTCTTCGAACTTAAACGGAAACCCGTTAGAGTCCGAAGTAATGGCGCCAACCCGATCATTCGCGACATCGATGATCTCATCTATCTTGTCCATAACGACTGTGAACTTCTGTCACATGTCAAATGACACTTCCCGCTTCAACGGATGCTCCACTTCGAGGCCCATGGACCTCGTCGCTTCAACACCCTCCACAGGCACTTTCCGAGTGACCCTCGGTGAAAATTCTCAGTCCCTCATCGCGAATATTCATGGATGCGTTCAGATCTCTGTCAAGCACAGACCCGCACTCGGAGCATCTGTAAGTCCTCTCGTCGAGGCCAAGATGTTCCTTCACGTGTCCGCACTTCGAGCAACGCTTGCTCGATGGGAACCATCTGTCGATCTCCACATAGTTTCGACACTTATACGAGAGAAACATGCGCAGTTCCGCCATGCAACTCTGCTGAGCGCCTCTCCTTATGGATTTCATCGACCTCTTCATTCCCTCGACGCACAGGCTCTCACAACACACGACGCCGTGGTTTTTGGCAATCGCGGATGTGAACTTGTGCACCGCATCCATCTTCGCGTTTCGGATTCTCTGGTGAAGCCTTGCAACTCGTCTTCTGGACTTGTTCCGGTTCTTCGAGCCCTTCTGCCGCCTGCTCAGCTCTCGCTGTGCATGCTTGAGACTCTTCTCCAGGCGAGGTATGGCCTTAGGCTTGTCGAGCACAGTTCCATCGGACGCGACCGCCCAATGCTTGATGCCGACGTCAATCCCGACAGCAGTCTCTCTATCGGTAGGCACAATCTCGCCTTCCAGTTCAACGGTTATCGCAACATACCAACCGTCGGCTTGTTTGGACACTACGAATCTCAGGATGTCGCCCTTGAATCGCAGTTCTTCGGCCATGCGCACATCTCCAATGTTTGGCAGATGTATGCGCCTGCCGTCCTTGAGCCAGCCCTTGTCGTTCTGGACGTAAAACGAGTCTTTCCGACCCTTCTTGTGGAAGGTTGGATGTTTGGCCCGTTTCTTGAAGAAAGCAGAGAACGCCGCACCGAGATTCATCAGTGCTTGGGTTTGTGCGCCTCTAGCTATCTCTTTAGCCCATTCGGGACGCTCGACAGTCCAGAGCTTAGACAGCGTGTACTTGCTGCACTCTTCACCATTCTTGCGCATCTCATCCCATTTGGCCAAACCCCAGTTGTAGCAATAGCGAACCGTACCGGCCGTCTTGGCCAGCATAATCGCCTGCTCCTTGTTGGGATAGAGCCTAATCTGGTGGGATCTTGTCACGCCACATATCATAGGATACTAATCCAATTTTGTCAACGTGGCAAGTGAGAATTTCTTGTGTCAATTGACCATGCTTGTGTTCACACGGGTTCGCTACTCCCGTGCAGTTTAACCGGCGGTCAACCGGGACATCTTCTGGTTTCCCAGAAGCACAGACTATATCATCATCCCATTCCTGGGATGGAGCACTTCGACTCGCTTGAGCCTACTCCATTGCGGGATAGTCGTTGAACCTTCTCGGATAGGGGTATCCCTCCACACCGAGCTTGGCTGCTGATTGCCATAGGCACTCCTGCCATTAGGTGTTCCAGCAATTCACTTTCTTTTATTCACCGCAGATCGCTCTGCGGCGGGACTCTTACGAATCCATTCTGTATCCCTTTCGTGTTTGTGGTTGTGTTTGTGGTTGTGGTTGATACCCTTTCGGGTGTTAGATAAGGAACGTCAACCGGCTTGGGTCTTGGAAATCCTGGAAGAACCCCATATTTCCGAACCGTTTTCTCCTATCGCCGTCCCTTATCGCAAGATGTCCTGGACGTCCGTTGTGGAAATCCCATCCATTCTCGAACGTGAACACGTGAGCGGATTCGCCGGGGAACCTTGGCTTGCCTGTCGGTATGCGCCAGTCAGCGACCTCCGCTCCTCCGCACGTAGCAAGGATGACGACCCTGTGTTCTGACGGCGGAGGCAGAATGTCCGCCGTTACGATCGCCTTCCTCACCGTTCCGTTCTCGATTCCAGTGAACAGGTTTCTCCTGTCACGTACCTTCATTCTCCTGTCCGACACAGGTATGTCGGATTGCTCCTTCTCCGAATATGCCTTGGCGATCCTTTCCGCTATGGCAAGGTTCGCACAGCAGCATATGGCGCCCATGTCGTCGGGCGTCTTACTTATGATCCCCGCTACCGTTTCGCAGAAATCTGGATTTTCCGTCATAGCGACGGACTCCATGAATCTGAAAGATGCATTCCACGCGTAGCTCGGCTGCTTCATCCGTATCCAGTGTACGGACACCTTCAGCGCAGATCCGTCAGCGACGGCGTCGGCATGCGTTGCTGATGCCACCACAGGTCCGAAAAGGCCCTCGCACAGGATAGGCTCTCGGATCCTGTCTCCTCCCTCGAAGGTCGCCAGAATACCCCACCTTGCCGCGTTCCTGACAGACGAAACCGGCTCAAGAGCGAGCTCCATGCTGTCAGTTATCTGTGCGACAACGACGCCGACGGCCGTAAGCGGGAGATCGCACATCGACCCGTAGTCAGTGACGATCACGTCGTCCGAGTCCACCAGGGAGTGGCCTATCGAAAGCCCGACGTCCCTCTCCGGCATCTCAACCATGAGCCTGGCGTGCAGGTATCTGGCCGAATCTTGGTCCGAAGAAACCACGAGGGAGAGCGGAGTCCCCCTCATGGCCAAGTCTTTTGACCCGAACGCACGTATGATGGCCGTTGCCATTCTGGCGAACCCGAACGAATGCGGGATGCAGACAGTCCCTCCGCATGACATGATAGCCCTGACGGCAGTGTCCCTGAACAGGCCATCGCACGAACCGACAGCCTCGAAGTAGTCCGGATCAGGCATAGGAATCCTTCCGTCGACTATCTTCGCATAGCCTTCAGCAGATATGCCTCCTATGATGCGGCTAGCGAACCCAGGCATGGTCAGAATCTTGTTCGGAAGAGGCAATGAGAAAAGGTTTTCATAATGTCCTTCACCCGATCCATCCTCCCTCCTGAACACCCTTAGGTCTCTTAGACGCTCCTCAATGGCTTTCATGCTACCGGCATTGTCTTCCTCGATGACTATCGACCCTCTGTTCAGAAAGACTTTCATAACTTTCCTTAGACGCCTTCCTGGCCCGACATGAACTTCTCCACGAGAAGGTGGATCGATGCCGGCTCCGGAGAATGCAGAAAGCTTGCCGTAAGGCGTGCCTCACTGCTGTCCCTAGGGAACCTAGCCTCGATTGCGGACGCAAGAGTTGCCACACTCTCTTTCCTGTCGACAACAGGAGCGAGATCCCTCGCCTTGCTAGACCGCATGATGATTCGTCCCATGCTTGACGTGTCGTGGATAACCTGGCTCAGACGCTTGAACACATCGTTCACCGAGTCATCCGCGATTATCTGCCAGAATGTTCTGTCCTCTCTGGCAATCCCGAGACTGTCCTCCTCTGCCATGTCAGCGGAAGCGTTGGCAAGATCAGACTCGCTAGAGATCTCTAACTGTCCCACTTTCCTTGTCCTGAGCCTGACAGGCTCCGCGTTCCACGTGTCCGTCTCAAGGAGGAACCAGTACTTCTCCTCCGGCTCGTTCGACGACTTCATCTCGGTCGATCCTGGGTTTACGAACAGGATACCGTTCCACGTCCTTGCGTCAGGGATGTGGACATGGCCCATGAGCACGCACCGTACGCCCATCTTCTCGAGCATAGGGCACAGCTCCTGTACGCCGGTGTCTGCCGACCCGCCTCCGTTCATCTCGGAAAGCGCGAAATGAAGGACAATGATATCGGCCTTCGTTCCGATGTCAACGAGACGCTGGATCTCCTCGACGAGGTCCCGCCCGTTTCGGTAATTCACCCCTATGATCCTTATGCCACCTACCGTGACGGGTTTTTCGGAAAGCGGCGTCGCGCCGATCACATCAGCCCATTTCCCGTCAGACAGGTCATGGTTTCCGTCTACGGACAGAACGTTTACGGCCCTCTCCCTGATCTTCCCGATTACCTCCTTCGCGCAGAGAACGGATCCTGCGTCAGGACGAGGGGAATCGAACAGATCCCCTCCTATGACGACTGCTTCCGGCCTATGCGAAAGGACATCCTCCCCGAAGCGCCTGAACGCATCCAGGAAGTCTTCGTACCTTTCCTTGAGATTGTACTGGCGCGTGCCAAGATGCACGTCGCTAATCAGCGCTATTCTCATTTCTCCTCCTTCATTTTCATAACAAGCATCTATTCCCCTTTCATGATCCCAAGGTCGATCCTCGTATCGAGGAACGGCATGATCGCCTTCTCATGGGTCGCCATGATGATCTGTAGCCCCTTGTTTCTTGCTACCTCGCCAACTTTCTGCAGGAGCTCTCCAAGATGCCCGATGCTCGCATCGTCAAGATACGCAGTCGGCTCATCAAGGCTCAGCAAACCGAGTTCTCCTCCGAAGCACATGTAGATCGCCAGACGGAATGCGATCGCAAGCGCAACCTTCTGACCTCCGGACAGCAGGGACGCGTCCGGATTCGGATCAGGCATGGACCGTCCGTCGATGAATCTGCATCGGAACCCGAACCCCTCCTCCTCCGCCTCAACGACGAAAGGAGCGCAGAATTGGTCGAGGAAACTGTTGACGCAAGCCGTCAGATCCCTCATCACGTTCTGAGACATGATCCTCGGGCCTTCCTTATAGGAGAACCAGTCCCTCACGCGCTTCAGCACATCAACCTTCTCCCTTACCGCGTCTTCCACCCTCTTCTTCTCCACGAGGTCGTCGATCATTTTCCTCGTGCTCTCGATGGATTTCTCCGCAGTGTCGAGACGGCCTTTCTCTGTTGCCATGTCCCGCAGGATTCCGTTGAACGCGTCCAGGTTGGAGCGCGCTTTCTCGGTCGCCTCGCGGCACTTTTCGGAATAGTCGCCGTGTACGTCCACAGCCTTGATCCCGATGTCCGCCACGCGCCTCTCCGCCGCCTCCATGGCCTGTCTGACCATGTCGACCTGGGCCGAGTAACGCGCGACGTTGTCCCTGGCCGTCTTGGCCGCGTCCTTCGTCCTGACCGCATCATTCAGCTTGCGCCTGTTGTCGGCCAGCCTTGACTCGATCTTCGGGAGATCGTCGGGGACATTGCCCTTGTATGAGACCTCGAACGAGACCATGTCGATTACGACACCCTCGACGTTCTTGTCCTTGGCGTTCTTGAGCGCCGCTTTTGCGGCTTCCATCCTCGTCCTCGCGCGGTCTAACTTTCGCGCGCAGGCGCTTTCTTCCGCCTCGCGCTTGTCGAGGGCCATTCTGGCATCCCTCGCCTTTTCGGTCACTTCCCTGCGCTTCGCCTCCATCGCGTCAAGCTTCTCTTTAACGTGTCTGGAGATGTCTTCCTGCGTGGCCGGAGCGCCGCAAAGCGGACACGTCCCGTCACTTGACGCCTCGCGCATCATGTTGCGCAGACTGCGGGCCTCGGCCTCTGCGGCAGCCTGCTCGTTGTCGAGCCTCTTGACCTCCGCACGGTCGTCCTCAACTTTCGTCGTGTACCGCGCGAGATCGGACTCAGCCTCCCTTATGGCGGCGTCGCCCTCATTCTTTGCGCTGAGCGCCGCATCGGACAGATCCTTCAGCCTTGTGAGGAAACGGACGACATCCCCGTCCTCGTCGACGAGCTTCCGGAGCCGCTCCTCTTCCTCTTCCGAGAACGATCCGACTTCGTCAAGCTCCTTGAGCGCGCGCCCGTGCGCTTCCTGCGCGCTGTTTAGCCTGCGCGTCACGGAGACGAGCTCCTCGACCGCGGCCTGCGCGCCGGCCAGACGGTCGACTTCCTTCTCAAGTTCCTCCTTGGTCGGGAGTTTCCGGATCGCCGCGTCATACTTACCGAGCGTTTCCCGGCAAGCTCTCGCGACGTCCTCGTGCGTGTCGAGCTGCTCCCTTGCGCGTGCGATGGCGTCGTCGAAGCCCTGAGGCTTGTCATACGCAGCTATCTCACTACGGAGCGACTCGTAGATCTTAGTGGCGTTCCCGATACCGATGAGTCGCTGGAACGCAACCTCCCTGTTCTTAGGGTCATCGAACAGGATCGCGTCGATTCCCTTCTGAGGTACAAACACGATCTGCCTTATGAGCTCCTTGTCGAGCCCGGCCTTCTCGCGCAGGGCATCCTCTACCTTCCTCGCCTGCTTGATCGTCTCTCCGTCCACCTTCAGCGTCACGTCACCGTTGGTCTTCCTGACAATCACGAACTCAGTGTTGTTCGACCCTGCCGTGAATATCAGCTTGACCGAACCTTCCTTCTCACCCCACGTAGTGAGGTTAGCTTTCGTGAACCCAGGCTGCTCACCTGTGAGCGCGAACTGAATGGCTCCGATCAGGTTCGACTTGCCGCAGTTGTGTGTCAGATAACAATGTTCGCGTCCGATACAATATGTGTATGGTGCTTCTCGCATTCGGATGGTATAGTAAGCGGCTGCTTCCAATACCTTAATCCGTACGCAATTTCCGAGATGCTCTTCAGGCTCAGCTTTCTCGCCGCCGGAACAGCGTTCCTCACCTCCTCCGCAAGGATCCTTTTCAGCGACACTCCCGCCACATGGTACGGATACTTCTTCCGATTCTCCGACCACACCCTCCGAACCTCCGCAATCTCCTCCTGCGTCAGCACCTGCGGATTCGGTATTGTCACCCTGCCATGGGTTACCCCATACCACGCATTGTACTTCACGCTGCACCACTCCAGGTTCTCCGCCCTGTTGTTTGACGGATTGCAGTCGATATGGTTCACCACTGGCAACCCAAGCGGGTTCTCCAGCCACGCTTCCGCCACGATCCTGTGCACCTTCACGGTATGCCCATCGAGCATCGTCCTTAAGTACCCATTCGGATCCCGCGCTGGCTTCATCACGGCAACTATTCTGCCGCCATACTGTCGCGTCGTCAAAAGGCGCCCCATATTGCTCACAAAGTAATTTGAGCTGTGCCCTCTGACCTGCTTCCAGCGCTCCCCAGACAAGCTGATAGAGCGGATAGAATCCATCTCCCGCGAAGAAGGGGTGGTCGTATGTGCAACACGTTTTCTCTCCATCGATTTCAACCTCCAGCATCGGTTTCTGTTTATGATCGGGACTGGTCATAACGACACCGGAGACCGTGCTGGACGTCAACCGACCGCTCTCATCGTCAAAAGCAAGCAGCACGTCTCCACTCTTAACCTCCTCTACGGGCCTGACCGTCCCGTCATACATCCTTACGGGCGTTCCCTTCGCGAGACACCCGTTCGGCCCTAAAACGGCAATCAGGTTGCCGCTGAAGTCGACGTCAAGCTTCTTATGCTGGCGAAAGTTCGTCAGCTCAATACGCTTCAAATGCATTCTGTTCTCCTTCCTGGTCAATACCAGACCAAGCACCATAACTAAAAAAACGCCCCCCTTTCGGGGGGCGCCGGCCTCGGGGAAACCTAGGCCTTGCTAGTTGAAAATGGACATGACCATGCGCCCGAGTCCATAGGCTGCCTTGACGGCCAGCCCTGCGATCCCGGCCACGCTTCCGGCAAGCTCCACGGCATTGTTCCCAATGCCCTTTATCGACTTGCCAACGTCGCGCGCTGCGTAATCCATCACATTGAGAGCCTCTGCCGCGATCTCGCCGTCGTCCATCCTGAGGACCTTGTCGGAGTCCACCAGTCCGAACGTATTGGCGTACCTCCACAGCTTCGGCTTTCTCTCATGCCTTTCGCGGTTGTCCCTTCTATTCCGTCCGCGGCGCCTAGTCTCCGCGTCAGGATATCCGTTCCAACCGCCCCAGCTGTTCAGGCTGTTCCAGTCGCTTCTGGCCATGACGGTGTTGGTCACGTTGGTAACGCTGTTGTCAGTGACGTTGTACGACACCATTCCTGCGTTTCCGCGATGACCGCACATCGCTTCCCATTTCCGTTTTCGCCTTTTCCTCTTGCACTTGCCGTTAGTATAGTTCATGGCATTTCCCCAGATGGTTCACGCGGCACCCTCGTTAAGGGCTGTACGGACATGCCGTGCCGCGCCGCAACCGTGGGCCAAGGACGAAAGGCCCCTCTCCGGAAGCAGAATTCCGAGGGGGATCTCCTGTCAACGCCATGAGCTTATCGTGAAGAGGAAAAATCAGGAAACGGGGGTAAGCTTGGCGCGCTCTGCGAGGTACTCCTCCCTCGTCCAGAACATACCGAACTCCCTCCCCTCGATGATGATCACGACACCTCCGGACCCGCCGGGCTTTCCCGGTACCCCTGATCCGATGTCGTGATCGTAAACGCTCAGCACCCTCCTTTTGCCAAGCCTGTCAGCGTCGTCCGCGCATATTTTCAATCGTTTTTTCGATGGCGCCCTTGACGGGGGCCTGGACGCGGACGAGCTGTTCGCGGAACGCATGGAGGCGATGCGCCTGAGAATGGCGCACACGGTGAGAAGGTCTGACGCGGCCTCGTCGGCCGGTCCGATGAAGAAGAATGACGAACGCGCTCCTATGTAGACAGTCTTCCCTGACTGCCTGGCGAGCTCATCCGCCAATGTCATTTTCTCCCTATCCGCCTTCTTCTCTGACATGATTACTGGATTATACCTAAATCAATGGAAGGATGCTGTCATCACTCCGAGCCATAACATCCTCCGATTTTCAACAGAATCCCGACAGCCATCTCCGCCCCTTTTCGCCCGACATTCCTGAGCTTGACCGCCTCGGACACCAGATACCAGTAGGCCATGTCCAGAGCGACATCCCTCATGTCTTCAGGCACAGACCTGACCACATCCATAGCGGACCTGGATTTTGAAGCAAGGGCCTCTACAACACACGAAATATCCATAAGACCTCCAATAGCGAAAAAGAAAGCGGGCCCTCACGGTCCCGCAGTCTTCAATTGAGAGCGGACTTCGCCGCTTCATCTCATACTCCATTTTCGCGGCCAGACGCCGGGCTGGGGTTACGGCTCGAGGGCGAAACGGCTCGGCCGGTAGTGATTGAGGCCGTAGGCCTTTCCGTCCTCGTACCCCTCGGTGTACCCGGCCTCGCGGCCGACTTTATATCCGGTCTTGAAACCGGTCTCCTTGCCTTCGGCAAGGCCCGCCTCGTAGGCGGATCTAATGGCGTTGTCCAGAAGGGCGTCGCCGGTTTTGAAGGTCATGTTTTCTCCTTCCGGTCGGGCCGGGTTGGGTTTAGGTCCCGGCACATCGCCGTGCGCTGGGCCGGTTGAAGTGTCTCAGGGCATACCCTGGAGCCCGGCGTAATTGCCGTCCCGGTAGCCCATCTCGTACGCCGCCCGGAAGGCGGCCTTCAGCTGGGCCTCGGCCTCGATGCTGAGCATCGAGTGGTCGAGGCCCGCGAGAAGAGCCTTCTCGGCGCTTGCGTTGAGGACCTTCATCAGGTCCTCCTCGGACGCGGCGGTCCGATTAGATACGACATCGTCTATTGTAAACCGCATGGATTTCTCCTTTCCGGTCTAACCGGATTGGTTCAGACCCCGGCACGTAGGTGCGCGTGGCTAGAAAAGTTGAAAGAGCATCGCTGTCCCGTCGATTGACTTCAGCGCTCCGACAACGGCCTCGACGAAAAGGCCGTACCCCGGCAGGGCCGGGTTGAGTCTCTCAAAGGAGACCCACTCGTCCCTGTCCCATTCTTCCTCGACGACTGTCGGGGACAGGACAAGCTGCCACTTGCCCCACAGGGAGATCAAAGCTCCCCTGAGTTCAGGGGACGGTTCCCCGTCAGAACCGTCCACGTACATCTTTGGTACGTAGACAGTCTCGGCGAGTAAGCTTTGACTTCCGAGCCGAATCTCGACCTCGAAGAGGCCGAGCTTCTGCTCGTAACAACTAAAAGCCGAAATTTTCATCTGGCTCTCCCTCCTCCCGGTCAGGCCGGGTTCGGTTTAGGCCCCGGCACGTCGGTGCGCGGGGCCGGAAAGACATTATTCGCCGCGGAGGCGCGTGATGACGCGCATCACGTCCTTCGCGGTCACGGATTCCGCCCACGTGATCGCGCGGTCGATCTCGTGGCGGAATACGGCGCGGTACCGCGCCGTGAACGGCGGATCGCCCCGCCGGTAATCTTCCGCCTTTCGGCGTAGGCGCCCGAGGACGTGGGCGATCACGTCCCCGATGGGCGTGTCGAGAGGGAGGCCCCGCCCCGAGAGCCAGTATTTCACCGGCTTCTCGATGCGGGTCTCTCCCCAGACCGGTGCTCCCTCGTCCGCTTCGATGAGAAGCTTGTGGACGGGGGAGACGATCCCGACGACGTTATAACTCTTCCGCATGTGGAAGAGGATAGCGTCCTCGACGACCCGGCGCCCGGCCTTTCCGATCCGCCGCTTCATGTAGCGGCGGACCGGGTCCAGCCGGTCGTCCCTCTCCAGCGCCTCGAGCGCGGCCGCCGGGTGGCGGTCGCGCTCCCAACCAGGGCGCCCCACGCCTATGTCATGGAGCGTCACGGCCAGCGCTTCCTCGGGCGCGAGGGGGCCGGCCTTGAGCCGGCGTGCGGCGGCGAGGACCGCCTCCGCATGCGGCCAGCCCCGCCCGTCGGGCTGGTCGTAATACCACTTCGCCGCGTCGACTATCGTCATAGCGGCCTCCCTTCACCGCCCGGTCGGGCGGAAAACAGTTAAGGCCCCGGCGCAGGGCAGCGCGTATGAAAGAACGCCCGTGCGCCCGGGCTTTGGGTTATTCGGCGAGCGGGGCACCCTGGGCTAGCCTGATAAGCTCGTCCACGAAATCTCGGCCGAGCTTATCCCTCGTCTTCATGATAAACCCTCCGGAGTGTGCGAACAGCACCTCAGGGCGCCCAGCCAGACGGCTGAAGTCGATCCGCGGATCGTCGTTCAGCCTCAACATGGTGAGTCCCGACCCACGGTCGTCGTGGAAGACGGCGACTCCTCGGTCGCCGACCAACGCGTCCGACACCTCGCGGGTTTTAGCTGGATCGTCCGCGAGGAAGTCATAGACCTCCACTCCGCCTACATCCCTCTTTTCGAGCCCTGCCTTGACCTCGTCGTAGGCGGCCAGCTTCGCGGCGATCATCTCCGCGAGCGGAGAGACCACCTCCCAGCGGGCATCGTCGGTCGCATCCTCGAACGCCAGGAGCACCATCTGCTCGCAGGGGCCGAGGAACTTGGCGACCGTAGACCAGTCGGTCCCCGCCGACTTCGCCGTCGCGAACGGACCGCATGCGTCAAGCTCAACCCGCGTCTCAAACCACGGGAAGAGCTTCGCGATCTTTTCGCGGATACCAAGCCAGCTCGCCACCAGACCCATCGCGGACTCTTTTGTACCACGCTGGAACTGGTGGTGGTCGAAGCAGAGGTGGTCGGGGTCGTGCTCCCACCCGACATCGATCACCGCAACATCGGGGTCGCTGATCTCTTCCTGTGTAGGGTCGCGGCGGTATATGAACTCTTTCTCCACTCTACCGCCATTGTCCATTGCCTTCATGGCCATGACAATAGCCACGGCCATCACCTCATCGAGGTGGGAAGTACCAGCGTGAACGATAAAATATTTGATGCTCTCCAACATGATGATCCCTTTCCCGTTTTGTTGCGCGGACGGACGGGCGCTCTCGCATGTTCTCCGCCGCAGAAATCCTCCGGGCAGTTTAACGTCATGCCCGGGACGTCCAGCTAATCAAGGAACTTCGCGTGATCCTTGACGAAGAGATTGCTCCAACGTTTGTACTCCTCGTCCATGTAACTCTTGATCACGCCTTCATGCTCGCGCCTAGGGAGCCCGGTGGACAACCGAAGGATCTCGTCGAACTTTTCGTTCCCGAGGCCCATATAGTCGTTCGCGAACGAGCAGGCCTCCTTCAGCGCGCGCGCGCCAATTTCTCCGGATACCCAGCTGCGCTCAAGCGTTTTGCGCGAGAGCGAGTGGATCAGCCAGATCTGGACGACACGGACAAAGCACGCGCCATCTTTCTCGTCCAGAATCTGGATCTCCTGACCGGTTGCCGGATTATTGAATCTGGACAGCGGAGCTACGACGAACATGTCGTCATCGTGCTTCTCGCCGTTCTCCCCAGCGCTCATCCACTTCCCGAGCACGACCACACGGCGCGGCTCGCCGATCCCGAACTCAGGCGACATCATCCGGATCTGCCCCTTTTTGATGTCAGGGTCGAAGTCGTCGACGAGCCGCAGACATTCGGCACGCGCCTTATCGTCGTCCGAAGTGGAGAAGTCTCGGTCCATATCAGGATCCTCCACGCTCTCAAGGCGCTTCCGGATCTGGTATTCGGCGACGAACATATCCGAATGTTCTCGCCTTGCCTCTTCTTCGCTCTTTGACGGACGCCGCAGTATCTCGTCGAAGCTATCCCACAGTTCTTTTGTGGACTTACCTTTCGTGTCCACTCCACGGTCGAAGCAGAATACCTCCCTAAGAAGGGAGTCAAAAACGGTTTTACTCATAGTTTTTTCCTTTGTTTTCCCCCGAAATGGGGGAATCGCTAAAAAATGTCATTAACACTCCTTTCTCTAGGTTTCTAGGGTTCTAGGATTCTAGTGTAGACACGTCCTCTTCTTCGCTTTTCCTGACCTCCTCTAGGAGGCGGCTGACGATATAGCCCTGCAGATAGGTCAGGATCTCCCCTCCCTTGCCGATCTCAAGGCCAAATGCGGTCACGATGTTAAGCGCCGCGTGAAGCGCCTCGTGGTAAAGCTGCCCAACGCACAGCTCGTCACTCATGTCGAGCTTCGGAAGGCGTATAAGCGCATCCACTCCTTCCGTTATCGTATGGGCGAACCCATCTCGCTCCATCATGCGTTCCTTTGCGCTCAACCTTTTGTTAAACTCAAGGTCAACCGCATCGGAATGCCTCAGGAACTCCTCCCTGCTTCCGACAAATAACATTATCACAGCAGGGAAAATCGGCATAATAAACCCTACGCACCCCTTCCAGTCTGGATCGATTCTGATCTGCCCTTTTGGGGCAGTTTTGTCTACATTTCCTACCTCATTTCTCTCCATTCTCTCTATCCTCAAATCTCAAATAGCGAAAAACAGGGAGGGTGTTTCACCTCCTGTTTTTTCCTTGCCGCGCGTGCGCGGCTTTTGGCGCAGGTTCGCGCCTATCCTTACGGATTATTAGGAGCCTGAGGCTCCTTCGGACGGTCCTGAGGCTTAGCAGGTTTCGGTTTCGCGCAGTTCTGCGCGATAACCTCCGCCTGTGCCTCAGGAACGCCCTGCTTAAGCAGGGCGTAAAAGATTTCCTCTTCGGACATCTTTTTTTTTCCCAGGTTTCCCTTCCCCTCCATCCGAACTTACGACAGGCACGCCTGCCGCAGTACTCGGACTTTAGTCCGGTATTACCCTGCGCCCCCCATTGCTGGGCCGCGGTCTCCCGCGGATCTTCGGCTGGGCGCCTGCCAAAAACCCCGACCCACCCGGGCGGGGAAAACGAAAAACCCGCATGCCGCTGGAATGACGGCATGCGGGCTCCTACTCGGGATTCCAACCCCTTTCGGAACAGGGGCCCATTTGAGGGACCCCTCCCCATCGGCATCCTGGTGCTGCCTTTGGGGGAAAATCTCTTTCGTCCCGCCCCCAGGCCACCGAAGCGGCCCGGGGACGGGACATGCCGCCGGTTTTGACCGGCTTGGGGAAGTTGGATTTCGGAGCGCGGCACTTCCCGATGAACACGCTCCTAGCCGGTGGAACACCCCGCGGCTCCCGGCAGCCGCGGCCCCTCTATGATGAGGGGGACGCCATGGAGGCCCGCTGAAACTCCTTGAAAGTCGCGGGCCCCTTTTATCATTCCTCGCCCTGGCTTGACGAGGAAGGGTGAGGAACTTATTTTTCACCTTATTATAACCGGGAATTCGTATATTTTAACTCCCGGAAACAAAACGGCGGGGACCATCTCTGATCCCCGCCGCACGCACCTCCCGACCCTAATCAAATAGGATCAGGAGGATGTAGATGAGGACTGGCATGTCCCCTCCTTTCCCCCTTGATGGGTTTTTCCAACACGGCCCCGTGGGGGTGGGGCGAGAATCGCCCCCGAATGGTGCGCGTGCCGGGACTTGAACCCGGAACCTGCGGATTAGGAATCCGCCGCTCTGTCCAGTTGAGCTACACGCGCAAAATCCTTCCGCCGTGACGTCGCGGATTATGTGAGGCTTGGTGCCTCAACGGTGTGCCGGGGACTCGGGCATGGGGTAGCACACTTTCCATGCCATTCGAATAAGGGAAATGTTTCACTTTCCCTCACAGTATTATAACCGGAAAATGCCCTTTTTTTAGCCATTTTACGGCTTTTTTTGAGGAAAAACGCCTTTTTTTAGCACCTGTTTTCGCGCTGGCGTGACGCTACGCCTTTTCTGGGGCGAAATCGGCAATGGGGATTCGGAAAAGGAGGGTCCTGCGGTCGCTCACGCAGAAGGGTAGGACAGCCTTTCCGTCCTCAACTGACATGCCGCAGATGAAGTTGACAGGGGTCTCGGGCCCCATGACGGTGAACTCTCGGCTGTACGACGCAGACTTCATACGCTTGTCCATAAAGACGAGGGCGTTGACGTATCGCCCTTCCCGAGTCTTCCTGTGGGCCACGCACACATATCCTTCCCCGTACGGGCCGTCGCACGGGACGATCTGTGAGGATCCGCGCATCTGGCGCATTCCTTCGCATAGGAACAGCCTTTTTTCAGGCATCGAGAGGGTTGCCGCCCGGTATCCGTTCACGACCATGTCGGTTACGTACATGATGTCTCCCGTATCCAGGTCAGATCCGACAACAGGCATGTAGTTTTTTTCCCTCTGGGTCGGAAAAACGGTCATTTTCCCGTCCGTCACGAGCCTGCACCTGCCTGAAAGGGGCCCTCCGGAGATGGCGATTCGCATGGCGCACATCACATGGCTCCGGTTTCCGGCCGAAACGTCCGTAGCGCTCGCGAAGATGACGCCGTCCGCGCCGCCAGCGAGCCTGATATCCTCAAGATAGGCCAATTTTGGGATTTCGGCGTCGATTTTGGCCACAGGACGGAAATCTTTGTCCGTTACGATGAAAAAATAGGCTCTTTTTTCGAGAAAACCGCCTAACCAGCCCGGGGTTTCCCCCTTTTTCAGCCCGTATGGGAGCCTGTAGTTGAACTGGCGCACGGAGACGAGCCTGAACCCGTCCCATCCAGGAACGGAAGGCGAGCAGAACGACATGTTCCCAAGCGGGACAGACGGGTCAATTCCGAGAAAGCCGTGGTAGTCGAGCTCATCGAACGGATACAGGTCGCAGACGTCATCCATGCCAAACGCCCTCCTCACCCTCCTTCTGACGTCCTCCATCCGGATACGCATCACGGACTCCATTCACGGCATACGCTGAATCAGGGGGATCTGGACTTCAGACGCATCGTGAAGCATCCGTAGAGAGGCGTGATGTCGCTCACGTTGCCAAGGATGTCCCTTGTGGGCGAGATGTGCCCGTACGCTCCGCATCCGCACCCGATCTGGCCAGTCACGCTCCCCCTGATGACGTTGTCTGACGGCCCTGTTCCAGACATGACGATGACCAGCGTGTTGTCCGGCTCGTCATCGCCGATGTTGTAGGAGGGGTCAAGATCTAGGTTGATCCGCATGCATGGCCGCTTGAACACGCCGGTCTTGTTGTCGCCAATGTAACGCCACATGATGTCCGTTCCGACCGCGCAGTCCGCGTAGGAAACCTTCTTACCGGACACCTTGTGGGTGTTGTTCGTGAATCCCCATGACCACACGGACGGCTCTCCGGGCGCTCCTGAGCAGTCTCCCGTCACGTCAGACTTATCGACGGACATGTAGCCGGTGATTTTCTGCCACTGAGGCTTCCTGTACCCGAGAGACTCCATGTTGTTGTAGACCCTTGGCACAAAAAGGCGTATCGTGACCTTGTAGATGAGCGTTTCAGCCATCGAAACGCACGTGCATGCTAAAAAAATGCACGCGATGAGCGGAAACCGATTGAAAAAGGCCTTTTTCACCATTTTCACCCCCCATTAGCCTGAATTATGTCCGAGATTCTTCTGTACGCGTCGCCATGCGCATTCATGGCCCTTAGATTCTTTACGCATCGAAAGATTCCTCCGCACGCCCTGTGCGTTGCTGTGCGTTGCTGTGCGTTGCTGGTTGGTTTTTATGTTCGCTTCTTGTGGGTTGGCTGTGAGGGCGTGCGGAGGAAATCGGGGTGCCGTCAGTCCTTCATCCACTCGTCGATGGCAGCCTTGACGTCAGCGATCGCCTTCTCGATCTCGTCCTTCGTAACCTGGTTGTCGGCGAACACGCCGCAGAGCGTCTCGACCGCGGACAGGAGCTTTTCGTAGTGGACAGTCCATATGGACGGGCAGAAACTCTGGTATTTGCGCAGGTAGCCGAGAATGGTCTCGACGTACTCCCTGGCCTTTGCGACCCTGTCAGCGACCTTTTCCTTGGAGAGGTAGTCGTTCAGGAGCTTCAGCGCGTAGTCGGTTGCTGACTCGAACCCTCCGAATAGGAACTTAATTCCGATCGTCAGTTTCTTCCAAAAAGACATGGCTCTTTCCTTTCTTTTGAATCTAACGCATTATACCAAATTGAAATCTAAAACGCCTCCTCATCCTCACCATCGCCGTACGCCCTTCTCGGCAAATCTCCTCCGGACGACAGTTCGGACAGCCTAGCTATCGCCCTTGACCCCCTGAGCTTCTCCATGGCCTCCAGCTCGATCTTCCTGATGTGCTCCCTGGTGACGTTGAACACCCGCCCGATCTCCTCCAGCGTCCTGGCCGATCCGTCGGAGAGACCGAACCTGAGGTCGATGACGATCCGCTCACGCTCTGTGAGGCAGGACATCGCCTCCCTGATGCCGTCCATCACCATGTGCCTGCCAGCCTCCTCTGCTGGGTCCTCGGCCGTCTCGTCACCCATCAGGTCGCCGAGCGTCGTGTCGCCGCTCTCGTCCACGCTAGAGTCCAGCGAGACCGAGTGCTGGCGCATCCGCCTGAGGGACTCGATCCTGTCCGGCGTCACGCCCATCTCGTCGGCTATCTCACCGACGCCCGGCTCGCGCCCAAGAGCGTTCGTGAGGGCCTTCTCGGCAGCCCCCATCTTGTTTAGAAGGTCCACCATGTGGGATGGCAGGCGGACCGTCCTGGAGTTGTTTGTGAGCGACCTGGAGATAGCCTGGCGTATCCACCATGTGGCGAATGTAGAGAATTTGTGCCCCCTGGACAGGTCGAACTTCCTCACCGCCGTCATCAGGCCCATGCTCCCGTCCTGAAGCAGGTCGGACATCTCGATTCCGCGGTTGGCGTATTTCTTCGCGACATGGACGACTAGGCGAAGGTTGGCCTCCGTGATGCGCGTCCTTGCGGACTGCACCACACCGAGTATGCTGATGACCTCGCCGAAACTGTCCATGAACTCGCCGGGCGGCATGCCGAACATCGGCTCCATGTCCATCGCCCTCGCCTCCGCGTCCGCGTCCCCTGCGTCAGCCCTCCTCCTGAGGTCCATGTACACCGAGTAGACGCTCTCTTTCGCGCTGTCGCAGAACGACTCGACCACTGACTGCCTGAAGTGGAGGGCCTTCAGGCGCCTCCTCATCTCGTCCCTGTAGGCCTGCAGGAGTCCGTCGGCCTTAACGGACTCCCCAGGGCTCCTGACGGAGTACCTAAGCATGCTGGCACCGGCCACCATGTCGGCCGCCTCCGCTATGCACCGCTTGAATCCTGGTATGGCCTGCTTGTAGGCGGAGCACCTCATGCCTGACGACTCGGACACGACGCTGTCGAAGTGAGTCTCACCGGACAGGAGGCGGTCCAGCTCCCTGACGTACATGTCCGGGGCGAACAGGTACCTGCTGAAAAGCTCACCGACCCTGTCGAGCGACGCTTCGATGACCCTGAACCATGAGACCTCCTCCTCCCTGCTCAGCAGACGCGTGTCCGAGGCCTGGTGCAGATACATCCCGACGGTGTTTGACGCCCCAGGCGAGTCTCCATCCACCTCATACCCCTCATCCCCATCATCACCATCGTCCTCGTCATCCTCTTCATCCTCGTCATCACCGTCCCCTATGTCCTCTATGTCTTCCCCGTCTTCTCCGTCTTCGCAGTCTTCCCCGTCTTCGCAGTTAGCTCCGAAATCACCCTTACCCCGTAACGCGTATCCGCCATCTTCGTCATTCTCATCGCACACGCCACCCGTCTCATCCACTCCTAATTCGATTCCCCATCGGACGCCTGCCACGCCGTCATCTGGACATACGGACATGGAGAATCCGGCGTCCATAAGGTCCGCTCCAGGCCCGCCAGCCGTTCCTGGCCATACGTTGGTTCTTGGATTTCCGGCGATTCCTGAGCTTCTGGCGCTTCTACGGGCTCTCTGTGTTTTCTGGGCTACCATGGCAGTGTCCTCCGTCAATATATTGTGAAGAATGCCACAACATCGCTCCCATGTCAAGAGCCTATGTTGAATTTTCCGCTACGGACAGACGGGCCTGTAGACTGCGCGGGACACCGTCCACAGCCGCTTCAGACGGATGACGCCATTCGCGTCCGGATCAAGCGTCTCTCCAGCCAGACTGAACGTGAAGACGGTCACTGAATTTGGCTCGAGCGAGCTCCAGCCAAACGCGCCGCCGTCCCCTCCGGACAAGGCGAACGCGTTCCTGCCCGATTCGAAATCGACCGCCGAGCCGCCGGGCGTCTCCGGACCGCACATGACCGACCACATGACCTCGAGCCCGTTTGAGAGGTCGGATTCATCCGTGTCCGGAAGCGGAAGGAAAATCGTATTCCCGGACGGGTCGGAACCCGAGCCTGAGACGGTCCCGTAGAGACGGACAGTCCGTCTCGGACGGGTCTCATCATACGGCGGCAGGATATCGAAGGATATCCTCGGGCACAGGCGGGTGCCGTCGCAGAAGCATCCGTCGTAGGGGGAGCTGACGCCTCCGAAGACCAGCCTCATGCTCACCTGAATCGTGTCCTTGTCGGCCAGGACGGACCCGACATCGTGCCTGCTATCAGAGAATGCGATGAAGTGCCTGTCACCGGGATTAGCGAACACAGCGCCTATCCCCCCGCCTGGGCTTGAGCCTCCGCTGTCCGGGAACAGGAACACAGCCTCGTAGTCTGAGCGCTCGTCCGGCCACACGGATGCGTCGGATACGGCCACGACCGTGCCCTCCGCCATGGGAGACTCTGGTGAAGACCTGTCGAGCGCGCAGACGTGCGCGTAGAGCGTTTTCCCGAACGAGTTGCAGTGGTCCCACTGGGACGGGGCGAACGTCTCCGCGTTCAGGATGCGGACGGCTGTTACGGATGATCCTGCCCGTGCACCGACGTTCTCCGGTGTGAAGAAGACGCGGCCGACGTTCTGGCTTTCGCTGGATACAGGTATCATGATTGACGATACCGTCCTGGCCCTGTACAAGTCTGGAACACAGGGCCGACCGCCCTTTTGCGGAAGGGCGTTGGCTACCGCGGAGGAGAGGGCATCCGCCAGAGCGTCTATGATCGCCCCGACGGTGAACCTGTCCGTCCACCTTCCTGCCTTCATGTCTGGGTCGAACGACTTCCCGCTCGTGTGTGCCTCCGAGCACATGTAGGCTTTCCCCATCCTGACGCACAACATGCCCTCGCGGTACGCCGAGTCCGGTCGCCACGGGTCGCCTAGGTCCTCTAGCAGGGCAGCCGTCCCGGACCTGGACGGGTAGCGGAGCGTCGACGACTGTACGCCTTCCCCGTATGACGTGACGCCTGACGTGGAAACCAGCACGCGACTCTTCCCGCCGTCTAGGACGACGCACGGGTTCACCCCTTTCGCCGTGACGGACTGTGGGATCTTGGAAACCGAGTCCTCGACAGACTCCACCCGGCTCCTGACGGAAGACACGGTCTCCGACACGCCAGACACGGACGACGACAGGTCGTCCGCCCTCATGGAGATGATCTCGGAGACGGTAGTCCTTCTGAAGACCGCGTCTGAGCCCTTTCCGCCTACGACGCAGCGCACGAGCTTCCCGTCTCGGAACACGGCGTCGCCCTTCGCGTACTCTGCCCCATCGCTGAACGCGGGGAACAGGACGTCACTCGTCAGACGCTCCCCGACCGCGCCCATCACTTTGGAGACGGCCGAAGATAGGTCTTCCTTAGACGCCTTGCCTGCGATCGCCTCCCTCAGGGAACTGATCACTCTAACGAGCTTGTCATATACGGTCAGCGACATAGCTTATCACCCATTCCTACCGTCAGACGGACGCCGATTCCTGATCGGCAGCGGCAAGGACCGAATCCACAGCCTCGTCCCCGAACCGCTGTCTCGCCAGCTCGATACCCGACATGAACGTCTGGTCGTCCTCTCGGATCACCTGGGCCATGATGAAATCGTCATAGATGCCGGCCTGCCTCATCGCCGAAGCCACGTCCGGCCACAGTTTGCCGCACGCCCGCCTGATGGAGAGTGGCGTCCACGAGCGCACGACCCTGACCTCTTGCTCGGTGTAGACGCATACGCACTTGCCGTCCCTGTTCACCCACCTGTCGATGACGACCTCGACGCCGTCGCGGCTCGGATAGGGCACGATGTCCTCGATCGGATAGAAACCCTCCGCCGCGCTGTCCGGCGCGTACTGCACGCGCCCGTCCTCCGTAGCCCTTCCCCTTCGGAAATCCATACGGACTCTCCTTCCTATTCCTATGTCAAACAATATCCCTTGCCGACCATTTTTACGGTCGCCTCGCACGGATACGCCATCCTCGGGTTGTCGATCTGCGAGATGATCGTTTTCGATGAGGTGAACACGACCCTGAGCCGCCTTTCCGGGTCATCCGCGAAGTAGAACTGGATCATCTTGTACGGACCCCTCACGCCGTCGACATTGGCGTGGTTCGATATCCTGGCCTCCGTCCTCGTGATGACGATGCGCCTGTTCAGGATCTCCGGCATCTTCGCCTTCTCCCCCTCCATGATGCCCGGGATGTCCAACGCCGAGAATTTCCTTATGACGCCGTCTGAGCTCACCATAGAGATCGTCGATCCCTTCGCTTTTTCTGAAGTTGTATGTCTGCGCCCACCTGCACACTCCGACGGCGCTTGAAGCCGACCCCATCATGCTGAGGATCCTGTTCGGGCCAAGTTGGATCCCGTCAGCGTCGGAACGCTCGACGACCCTACGTATCCCGCGCATCCTACGGGCGATCCGCCTTGCCGTCGACCTCCTGAGCAGGAGCTTCCGCGGGAACGACCGGTATCCGCAGAAGTCGAGCCCGTCCCTCGTCCTGGCGATTTCGCGCTTCGAGAACGAGAGCCGCATCTCCCCCTCCACGAAATCCGCGATGCCGTCGGAGACGGCGCGCATCTCGTCCCTGCACCCGAAGGCGATGAAGTCGTCGCAGTACCGGACGTACTTTTTGACGCGCATGCGCTCCTTGACGTGGTGGTCCAGGAGGTCCATGTAGATGTTCCCGAACCACTGGCTCGTCAGATTTCCGATCGGGCACCCGACCCCCGTGTCCGTCTCGAACGAGTCGATCCAGTCGAACAGGATCCTCAGCGCGTCAGCGTCCTTCAGCCCTCGCTGGATCGCCTCCTTCAGGACGTTGTGGTCGATGCTGTGGTAGAACCCGCGGATGTCGCACTTCAGGTAGTGCGAGGAGTTCCGTACGAACACGGAAGCCCTATGCACCGCCCTGTGCGTTCCCTTCCCGACGCGGCAGGCGTAGGAGTCCGAGATGAATCGCGGCTCCCAGACGAGCGGTCCGAGGACGTCCACGACCGCGTGCTGCACGATCCTGTCCGGATAGAACGGGAGGATGTGTATCTCGCGGCGCTTCGGCTCTGTGATGACCCTCATCCTGTAGGGGGCTGGCCTGTACGCCCTGTCGAGGAGCATCTCCCTGATCCCGGCGATTGTCCCGTCCGGGTCGTCCATCCGCGCGGAGACGTCCTCGGTCCGTTTCGCCCCTCTGGCGGCGTTGAGGAGCGCCCTCCGGATGTTCTCCGGATCGCAGATCCTCTGATAGACATTCCCCACGCGCTTCACTTGTCCAACATCCAATCTCACGGAGTCATGGCGTGAGCATAAAAACGCGGGCGGGCGTTCGGCCAGACGCCTACCAGACCGCCCGCGTCTCCGTCGTGTGTTTCGCCGCCGTGGAAACCGCCATGGCGACGGGGCTACGCGCTCAGCCGGAGTCAACTCGAAGGCGTTGCCTTAACCAACCTCGGATCGAACCGCGACCGCCGTTGTTCACGTTCACCGTGGAACGGGAATTGTTCGCGTTACGGTAGAGCGGACCGATCGCGACAAGCGAGGTCGTTGTCCAATTACCGCCAGCGTTAACGGCCGTCACCAGCGCGGAGCCATCCGGCGTTTCCGCCGGCAAAGACAGTATACCAAATTTTCCTGACGTGTTGCCGAAACCCGTGGGAAGCCGGAAAATTTCGCCGCCCGGCCGGGCGGCCGGGCGGTTTCTTTCTCTTTTTCTTCTTCGTTTTGCGTCTCGCGTCTCACGTTCCGCTTTCAACGCGCCCGTTTCCGTCCCGCACGTACATTCACGCGTCCGGGGGCTGTACACTGTGGAGACTCCGGCTCGAACCGCGACCGCCGCTGCTCACGCTCACCGTGGAACGGGAATAGTTCGCGTTACGGTAGAGCGGACCGATCGCGACAAGCGAGGCCGTAGGCCAATTACCGCCAGCGTAAACGGCCTTGTACTGCCCCATGTAGTAGTGGCTGCCGAAGGAGTTCATCGCGCCGTCGAAGCCCTTTGTGGACGTACTTTCTGTCGTGTTGTCCCATTTCGCGCCGCTGTAGGTGTACGGGGCCGCCTGCCTGAGCCACTGGTTCTGGAGACCGC